GCCCGTAGCGCACTACGACGAAATCGTCATGCACCTTGGCGAGTGCAAGAAAGAGCCAGCCTGCAAGGCAAAGCTCACTGCGCCGTCGTCGTTGCTCATGGGCTGCTCTTGGTGGCAGACAGCCTATTGCAGCGCAGCGACCGCTGCCGCTGCCACCGCCTGTGTGGTGACCGAGGGCGAGGCGTGCCTGCCAGCAATTGAACTGGTTAAGTCTATGGGGTGCTGTGATTGCCTGCCTGCCGGGTTCACACGGGATATGTGCAAAGACCTCCCCTAAGCACCTCGCGGGCTACATGTCGCTCGCGGCGAATTCAGGCTCGGTGAAGACGGGCAGATCCACCTTCGTGTACGGGGCGGCGGGCCACATACGGAGGTCGCAATGAGTGATCCCAAAGAGATGATTCCGACTACAGGCATCGAGGAACCCCTGGAGAAGCGCATGGTCGACCATGGGTCGGAGCACCTGGCCGTGCGGCTCGGTCTCGGGGTCGCTGCGGAGGTCGCGGTATGACCGTCTATCTGAAGCGAGGCGACAAGGGCACCGCTGGTGACGGCGGCAAGGGAGACTGGATCCTTTCCTGGCAGAGCTTCCTCGCCGGCCAAGGCATCTACGTCGGCGACTACAGCCCGAACTTCGGACCGAAGACAAAGGACGCCACTGAGCGAGCTCAGGCTGCGTGGGGCATCGCCGTCGACGGCAAGGTCGGAGACGACACCACGGATGCTGCAGTGGCTCGAGGGCTCAACCCTCCGTGGCGCCCCCTCCCCGTGGACAGGACCGTCCCGAAGTCGACGACGCTGGCCGAGCACGGCCTCGGGTACATGGACCCGAAGTACCCCGCCCCTTCCGACCTGGACGGGGATGGTCGGGCCGATCTGGTCTACCTCAGCGAGGACGAGCGCCAGGATCTTTGGGGTCCGCTCGAGTACAAGCTCGTCGAGGGCAAGCCTGTTCTGACTCATAAGCTGTCAACGCCCCAGCTCAACGACTGGTACACCGAGAACGTCGTCACCATCAAGGTCCCGCAGCTCGTCGGGGTCGACGTCTATGGCACACCGAGCTCAGGCCGTTGCCAGTTTCACAAGCTGGCGGCAGCCCAGCTGCTCGGGGCCTTCCAGGAGGCCGACGATGCGGGCTTTGCAGATCTGCTGCTGACGTACGGCGGCACCTACAACATGCGGTTCATCCGGGGGTCGACCACCACGCTGAGTAACCACGCGTTCGCCGTCGCCATCGACCTGAACATGGCCTGGAACGGTCTCGGCAAGCAGCCGGCCCTGGTCGGTGAGAAGGGCTCCCTGAGGCGACTCGTGACCATCTTCGAGAGGTGGGGCTTCTACTGGGGCGGTTGGTACCGCAGCCGCAAGGACGGCCAGCACTTCGAGTGTGTGAAGTGGATCGACACCGCCACCTGCAGGAAGATGGTCAACGCCCTGAGCGCCAACGACCACATCCTGCCCTGGCTCAAGGACGTCGCATGAGCACCTTCACAGAGTTCGCTTCGATCTTCCTGTCCCGCGACGTGGCGGGCGTCAACAAGGCTTTCGTGGAGGCAGGATCACCTATCCGCCTGATCGAGAAGGTCGCCAACGAGCTCCGGTTCAAGGCCGGGGAGACCACCTTCCAGGTCACCGAGCAGGAGCTTCTGGCGGCGGACATGCCCATGCTGCGGTACCTGAAGCAGAAGCTCGAGGACGTCGCATGAAGCTCGGACCCGCCACTCTTCCCATCCCTGCCGACCAGGTCGAAGCGCTCTGCGAACCGATCATGGACCCGTTCACTCCCGGTCGAGGAGTCCGTCTGCCTCAGGAGTCCGGAGAGCGCAAGGACGCTGTCGTCGTCTACTTCAAGGACGTCGTCACCCTCCAGCACGACGACGGCCACCTGTCCCTGTCTCGTCTCGGCCTCATCAACACGCTGCTTGACCAGGCCATCCCCGGCCTGCGCCTGGTGGCCCATGCCCCAGACCCGACGGACCCCGCTGATGGTGGGTTCGGGCTCAGCCTGCAGGTGATCCCATGAGCAAACTCGACCCCAACTTCGGGCACCACCCGTTGACGGCCCAAGGAGGTAGTGCTGTGTGCGGCACCTGCCATGTAGCCCTCGTGGTCAGAAGCTATATCGAAGTCACTGAGAAGGACTTCGAGAGGACGGCTCAGCGTCTTCAAGAGGAGCAGGACTGATGGTTGGCATTGTTGGTTGCGGTCGCTGCGGCGGCAGACATAACCCCGGACCGTGCGGTCCTGCGTTTGAGGGCGCTGAGCAGGGTCTGCCTCTGGAGTCCAGCGGTGATCCTACGATCGTGCCGTCGAACCTTCCCCTCGACACCGTCTTCCATGGAGGTGACCTCAACAAGACGTACCTGACGATCACTGGAGACGGGCACATCATCATCGGCCCCGACCTCACCTACGATGAGGCTGCTGCTGGCTTCCTAGCAGCCCTTCGTGCGCTAGGAGTCGAGGTCTCAACCAACGAGCCCAACGAGCACACATGACTATCGAAGAGATGAACGAGACCCTGGAGCGAGATGGTAGCGAATTCCGGCTGGAGGAGAAGAACGGAATGACTTTCGCTACCAAGGGCTTCTTCAAGTTCGCAACGGACTTCACGTGCCTCAAGCTGGCGAAGCTGCCCCCTGGAGACATGCTTCAGCTAGAGTTCGAGGCCATCGTCAAGAACTCCAGTAAGGGGGCCATCTGTGGCTAGCAGCTTCTTCACCAGTCCTCTCGAAGTCGTCCTCAAGAAGCTCGTGCCCAAGAAGAAGGGGCCGGACGACGATCGGATCCGCATCGTAGATCTCTACGTAGAGATCCCGGTACCAACTGCGGCCTTCGCCCGTGAGCTGGGATCCGAGGTTCAGGAGCTCCTCTTCGGCAGTTGCTCGGAGATGCTCAAGTACGCGATCCCTAACCTCTCCTTTCACACCCAGGACATCTTCCTCTCCTTCGAGCCGATCGACGACCCGGAAGACATCCTGGAGCCCGGCAAGGATGCGGAGTACCTGATCGAGGGCGCAACGGTCACCATCAAGAAGATCGTTCCCGGCGATGACGACAACCCTCCGACGCTGCACACGGTCCTCACCTGGTCTCCGAGCACGTGGGAGCTCAACCTGATCCACGAGCAGCTCGAGGAGGCGATGTGGCTGATCTCCCAGGACGCGTATCTGACAGAGGTCGTGCCCGCCAAGAAGTCCGCGTAGCTTCGACTAGACGGCCCCGAGAACAGAGGACCCCGCGGATCCGGAAGGAGAACTCGTCCACGGAAGGCAGGGTGCTTTCCATCTTGGACGAGTTCTCCTTCCGGGGGTGGGCCCCCGAGTTTAAGCTGTCCCCCGTACCCAGAGACTTCTCGATCTCTGGGAAAGAGGATCTACTCCTAGTAGAGAGTGGGTGGCGACCGAACTTCAACGAGTGGGCAGGGTGCATCTACGGAGAACCTTCTCCTGATCTGGTCCGCCTGGCTCGACTTAGTCGAGCTCTGCAGATCCCCAGGGTCTTCAGAGCTAAGGAGGACCCTCCTCACTACGAAGACTTCTTGCAGAGCGCCCGGTTGTTCGACTGGGTGTTCACGACAGATGCAGAGTGCGTAGATCGCTACAAGCGAGACCTCGGGCACGATCAGGTGAAAGCACTGCCCTTCGCGGCTCAGCCCAAGGTGCACAACCCCGTTAACTCAGGCAGCAGGAAGAGCGCTGTTTGCTTTGCAGGGTCGTGGTACAGCCAATACCCTCAAAGGTGCAAGGATCTGGAGATCCTGCTACAGGGAGCGGCAAGGTCCGGTTCGCTGGACGTGTTTGATCGGCACCTGGCGGAGAAGAATCCCCGGTACACCTTCCCCCCAGCCCTCCGGAAGTACGTCAGGGGTTCTCTGAGCTACGCAGAGATGGTGAAGAGCTACAAGGGCTACAAGGCGTTCCTGAACGTCAACACAGTCACCTCTTCTCCGACCATGATGGCTCGAAGAGTCTTCGAGCTCTTGGCGTCCCGGACCCCTGTGATCACGAACCCGACTCGCGCTGTAGACGAGATGCTGGGTGACGTAGTCCTAACGGCAGGGAGTCGGGCCGAGGCCAGCCAGCATGTCCAGAAGGTGCTGGGGGATGAGGAGTGGCGGGACCGCTTTGCCCAGAAGGGGTACCGCAAGGTGATGCGAGAGCACGCGTACCGGGATCGGGCGGACGTAATCCGTGAGGTGCTGGGGTTGCGTGTGCGGGAGCGCTGGCCCAAGGCCACTGTGGCGGTGGTCACTAATCGCCCCGAGCTACTACAGGGAGCACTAGATGCTTTCCAGCGGCAGACGTACCCCAACAAGGAGCTGGTAGTAGTCCTCAACAACGATGCATTCGACCTGCAGACGGTCTCAGAGCAGGTAGCGGCCCGCTTCCCCGGCGCGAAGGTTCTACAGGTTCCCGAGCAGAGGCCTCTGGGGCGGTGCCTCAACGTGGCGGTTTCGGCAAGTACGGGCAGGTACTGGGCCAAGTTTGATGACGACGACTTCTACGCAGCCGACTACTTGTGGGACCAGTGTTTGAAGTTCCGGTATACGCAGGCGGGGATAGTGGGGAAGAAGTCCCACTTCGTGTATCTAGAGGAGTCCGGGGAAACGGTACTTCGGGATGTGGGGCAGGAGCACCAGTACGTGAACTGGGTATCGGGGGCCACTCTTGTCGTACGAAGAGAAGTCCTTGCTCGGATCAAGTTCAGAGAACTGTCACGCGGGTCGGACACGGCGTTCTTGGACGACTGCCGAGCTGCGGGGGTCAAGGTGTACTCCGGGGACAGGTACAACTTCCTGATGACCCGTAGGTTGGATCGAGGGACACATACGTGGACTGTGGGGCCGACACACTTCACGTCAAACGGCTCTGTGGTCTACAAGGGTAAGGACGTCTCGAGGGTCATAGCGTGATGTCCTGGGCCGTGCCGGTAGAGCTGTGAAGATCTGTCTAGTAGTCGGGGCTCGACCCCACTTCATCAAAGCGGTCCCGTTGCTAAGAGCAGTAGAAGGTCTCTTCCTGTGCGACACGGGACAGCATTACGACGCCAGGCTCCGGGACATCTTCTTTGATGAGCTGGACCTGCCTGAGCCTCGTTGGAGCCTTGGGGTGGGCTCTGGAAGCCACGCTGTACAGACCGGGAGGATCATGGCTGCCTTCGAGGCCAAGTGCCTCGAAGACCGGCCAGATGCAGTCTTGGTGATCGGGGACACCAACTCGACCCTGGCCGCAGCTTTAGTAGCCTCCAAGCTCCAGATCCCACTAGGACACGTAGAGGCAGGGCTGCGCTCGTACGACCGGGCCATGCCAGAGGAGATCAATCGTCTAGCGGTCGACGTAATCTCAGACAGGCTGTATGCACCCTCCCTGTGGGCAGCAAAGAACCTAGTAGACGAGGGCAAGTCAACAGAGTCTGTCCGGTGGGTAGGCAACGTCTTGACGGAGGCGGCCCTACTTCTTCGGGAGAAGGAGAGAGCCCCCACCTTCGACGTGCCCCAAGGATTCGCGTTGGTGACCTTGCACCGCCCAGGCCTAGTAGACGATCCCGAGACACTGGCAGCAGTGTTCAAGGCATTGGACGAGCTGGCGGAGCGGGTCCCCTTGATCTACCCAGTACATCCCCGTACCCGAGACCGCTTGCGGTCCTTGGGGGTGATGGACACTCGAGTGCAGGTAGTGCCTCCAGTGGGGTACCTCACCTGTCTGTGGTTGATGCAGCGAGCTCGCCTGGTGATTACGGACTCCGGAGGTGTGCAGGAGGAGACGACCGTACTCAACACGCCTTGTGCGACGGTACGCAACAACACTGAGCGACCCACTACGGTGTGGGAGGGAACAAACACGCTCATAGGTGCTTCTCCGGAATCGATTCGGCGGCTGGATCTAGGAGCACATGCAAAAACAGCTGGCATTCCTCCCAAATGGGAGGGAGGGGCCGGCGAGAGAATTGCTTCTGATCTGCGAACATGGCTAAGGTAATGTACGTACACTTGACCGTACAGGAGGCCCCATGAGCACGAGACCGATCGAAGAGTGTCAGGATCTGGCAGAGCTGTGGCTCGCCGGCGAGGAAGAGGAAGTGCTCGAGCTTCTAGGAGGCACGCCTTCGGAGAAGTTCCTTGCGGACTTCGGACCAGGTTGCCCGCATGGCCGCCCCGTCGAACCCGTCAAGAAGAACCTCAAGAAGGGCACGCTGAAGCTCGTGGACAAGGTCAGCATCGGAGACAAGGTGAAGGCCGGCTGATGCGCTGCCTCTTCCTGAACACGAAGGCGGCTGAGGAGGAGGGAACTCCTCCAGCCCTAGAGATCCAGTGGCAGTGGTTCCCCCACTTCATGGCCACCGACATCTCCATGCACAAGCGCCTAGCAGAAGCCTGGAGGAAGCAGTGGGCAGGCGTGATCGAGATGCCTCTAGACGAAGAGGACGACATTCAGGAGCTTCACCTCGAGTCGATGAACTGCTGGGTCCTGGAGTGGGTGGCCTTGCAATACCCGCTAGTCGCCGGCCTGGAGCGGTACCTCAAGGGAATGCTGGACATTCAGCAGGCGGCCTGACCTTTTCGGCAGTAGTGCCTGTACGGGGTCGAGAAGAGTGGCGGCTACGGAACTGCCTGAGCTCCCTCTGTGCACAGTCCCACCCCTTCAACAGGATCGTTGTAGTTGAGGAGGGCGAGAGCTCGAGGTTGAAGCACCTCTGCTCTTCTTTAGGCATCGACTACCTTCGAGTGCTCCCGATCCCCGGCCCCTTCAACAGGGCCAAGCTGGTGAACGTAGGAGCTCGCTACCTGCAGGGGACTGCACGGCACCTAGTAGCTGTGGACATGGACGCGATCGCGCTACCGCACGTTGTGAAGCAGGTCGCCGACCTGATTCGTGCAGGTGAGAAGCGGCCGATCAGTGTTCGACCGAGACGATTGAGTTCTCGGATCGGGACAACAGAGTGCTTGAGCGCTCTAGCATCGCGTGCCTGGGACGGCGGAGATCACATGACCTGGGGGATGTTCGCAGTAGACACATTCGCCAGGTTCACAGATCTTCAGGGCCTCGACGAGAGGTTCGCTGGTTGGGGGTGGGAGGATACTCATTACGTTAGAAGGGCCGGAGGTGGCAGGATGGCGGACCTGGGCAAGGCCGTACTTCACCAGCATCACCCCGCTGCCCCACGGCAGAGTGCTAGTAAGAACCAGCGGATGGCTCGAGGTCCCAACGGCAATGACACTCGGTGGGGGCTAAGAAACAGGATCGTAGATTCTCTGGCTTCTCCAGGGCCGGTGAGAGGAGAGTGGTATGGCGGGTCGTAAACCCTGTGGCTGTAGGAAGACCTCGAAGGTCAGTACTCCCGAGGATCGTAGAGTGACGGTAGTACGTCGTGGACGTACCCAGCCCTCGTTGCGAGTTCGTCAAATCGCTACGACTCCTGCGAAGAGTCGCAAGAAGTAACGGAGTCCTGTATCGTGCTCACAGCCGGACGTACAAATGAAGACTGATCGACTGCAGATGAGGGTTGACTCGGAGATCAAGAGCGACGTGCAGGAGTACGCCCGCGAGAGGGGAACTACTCTGTCCGCCTTGGTTACGGAGTTCCTGAAGGGCATCTCGAACAAGGTTCGGCAGGATCGACAGAAGGTCGAGGAGATCCAAGTACATGAGTTCTGAGCTAGTAGGCTCCGTAGTCGGACTGCATCGCACAGACGCTGCCGAGGTCTGTCGTGTACTGCGCCCTTACCTGGTAGCCGGCGGCGTAGCTTCAGTGGTCATCGACTTCGGTGAGCGGAAGATGTACTTGGAGCGCACGGCAGAGGCGCACAAGCAGGCCACTCTTCGAAAGCAGCAGAAGGAGCTCTCCGGCCTCACGGACCCCGTGCCCGTGGTGATGGAGAACGACCTGATCGAGATGAACGTGACCGATCTCTCCTTGAAGGAGGTCCTGTTCGAGTGCGTTCACCTGGCTGCCCGCTCCGGGGCGTTCGTTTCCCACTGGGCCTGCGGCAGTGTGCAGGCCTTCCGCGAGCTGGGCGGCTTCGAGATCTCTCTTCTGAACAGGGACTTCATCGTGGCAGGCGGCGTAGTGGTGGAGTCTGACCAACTACGAGTAGGCGATCTGGTTGCCTGCATGGCCCCCTCCCAGGACGCTCTGCCGATGGAGGTAGAGCGGGGCCTACTAATCCGACTGGAGGATCTACGCCGTGTCGAAACTAACGGACACTCTGATCGCCTTCGGGGCTATTCCGAAGGAGGTCCTGATCTCGATGAAGACCCAGGGGTTGATCACGGAGGATCAGGTCCTCCTACATGGTTCGGCCCCTCACCCTCATGACCTAGACGCCCTTGTCTGGGAGATCGAAAACGCTTTACGGGAGGACCACCTTCCAGAGCTTTTAGAGCTCGAAGGTGAGAGGGGTTGGGTAAAGCCGGTAGGCTCCGACACGCGGGTTCCTGCCTGGAAGACGGAAGGGCGGCTCTGGTTCGAGTACCTCGGGGATATCCCTGACGGCGTTATCTGGATCAGCGAGATAGAAGACACGTTCGCCGCCCTAAGCCTGAGAGATGTGAGCTTGGTGCGCCTCGACAAGAAGGTCCTGGTGCAGGCGATGATTGGCATGGAGTGAAGACAGTGTCAGGTGTAGATCGACTAGAAGCCGCCTTGCTCACCACCGGGCTAGTGAAGTCCGTCTGGTTCAAGGCGGAGCAGGAGCAGGCCTACACAGTCATGTGTCGTCCGGTAGGGGCTGACGGAGACGCCAAGTTCAAGACTATGGCGCTCCTGGCGAAGACCCTATTGCCTTCCAGTGGTGGGAAGATCTTGATCGCACAGCAGTTCGTGGTCAAGGAAGGGAGGATGGGCTACAGCTGGAACGTCTCCGTCTTCGGATCGACGGCTCTAGAGCTCCTCGAGAGTGCCCTAGGAGAGATGAGTCTGGAGATCTCCATTCCTGGAGTAGCGGTGGAGCAGCCTCCCGCCCCTCCTACAGCCTCCCCAGCCTCCCCCACCTCCCTCATCCGAGTCCTGAGGGACACGGGCAGGAGAGATGATGGGGGAGTTCGGATCGTCTCCTTCCCGCTCCCCCATGTGAGGAGCCAGGACCGGAACAATCCCACGCAGGCAGATGGGTCGCCTCTAGGGCACGGCAAGGGAGCCTCTCTAGTGAGGTCTAGACGATGATCGGCGACACCAAGCCCGCCACATGGGACGAGTACCTGGAGCTCAACCCAGAGCATCCTGAGGCGGTCCTACGAAGGACGAAGACCCCCGAGGAGATGCATATCCTCGAGGAGCTCAACAAGGAGATCCAAGCAGAGGTCCAGAAGGACCGAGAGAAGCAGGCTCGATACAAGATCGAGGTGACCTTCGGGTCGAAGAGGACTCCGCTAGGACAGCCCAACGGGAACGCCTGCTCGATCGTCGTCTACGAGAGCGGTCGCCGCTTCCACGGAGGTGGGGACGACCTGGCTTGGTGGTGCAGTGCTCGAGATGCAGGTGCAGGGACGCACGCCAAGTTCCATGCAGATACGCACAAGCCGAGCAACAAGCAGATCGGTTGCGGCAAGGTCATCACGTCAGACTGCATCGTCAACGAGACGATGGTGGGCAAGGACAAGCAGATGACCACCGTCCGGAAGGCAGTCTGTCCGCACTGCAATAGGATGTGGAACGCCGCGATGCTCACCGACTGTGTGATGGGCAGGTGGTCCACGCGGCGGCTAGCTAAGAAGCTGTACGACATGTGGATCCACGCCGACGGGGACGCGGACATCTACTTGAAGTACCACCACACCGACATCCGGTACATCACGATGGAGAAGCTGCACGGGACGTCCACTGCTCGTCACCTGAGAGGGATGGCGATCTACCCCTTGCAGAACATCATCAAAGACACGTCCGGAGGGGCAGGGGTAGAAGACCGCTTCTACGTCTTCCTACAGCAGTAAGAAGCGGAGAGATCGTGCCTTGGTTAATCGTCTCGGCTGTCGTAGTCGCTGCCCTGGCAGCCTTCTGGCTTAAGAAGACGAGGCATGCCTCGCCGTTACCTGGAACTGATCAGATGTTCGGGCTACGTAAGGAAGAAGGACCGTGCCCCGAACATGGAAGACCTGGCGACCGATTCTTGTGGCGGTACGACTCTTACTGCTCTTGGCACGTTTGTTCAGTGGACTTCCAAGGGACTATTCATCGAACTATCGTCGATACCGAGAATCGCCATGGATGAGCCTACTTACAGAGACGCGACCCCTTCACACTCAGGTTGGAGTGCTCACCAGGTCGCGTCGGTCGGTTCCAGAGTCTGCGCTCTTGCCGGTTGGGGTACCTCCGCCCAGCGCGTTACCGACCATTCCACTTATACCTGAGCACCAAGGGGATTTGCGGTGAAGGCAAAAGAACTTCTAGAAGAGATCGCGCACCTTGAAGGGCTGATCGGCGTATGGTCACACCTTCGAGAGAAGCTCGATTCGGATCTCCTCCCCACCGGAGACGATGATCCGATCGTGAATCTCCGAGACGTCGAGCTGGCTCATGTGAATGAGGTAGCTGAGGAGCTGGACTCCGCCCTCCAGGAGCTGCAAGAGGCCCTGGAAGAACTACTGAACCGGGACGTGTGATGAGCAAGGGTACGAAGAAGGACCTACTGGCGAGGCTCGAGAAGCGGATGTTCGTCTTCGTCACGGAGGCGCTGGACAAGTTCCGCAACGCCGTGAACGAATCGATGGAAATCAACATGGCGAGGCTCGGACAGATCGTTCAAGCTTCGGCAGCTGTGGTTGATGCCCAGAACGATCGAGTCAACGCCGTGGTCGATGTCCTGATCGACAAGAACCTCCTCACCGAGGAAGAGTTCCTCCAGTTCGCCACGTCTCAGAGGGAGCGACGAGAGGAGGCCATCAGAGTCTTCCGCGAGGAGCGAGAGGCCAAGAAGAAGTTGGCCGAGGCCGAGGCTCAGCTCGAGGCAGAGCGGGCCGAGAAGGGCGATGCTGTCCTGAAGGCGATGGGCGCAGTAGACGACGCCCCGCACGACCTGTCTGCGCTAGGCTCGCATCCCCCAGCGGCAGAAGTCTTCGGAGGTTGAGATGAAGAAGAGGCGAATCGTCAAGGTGGTGAACAACGGTCGTACTGGGATCGTGCAGGCTCCCAAGGGCGGCCTGAACAACCTGCGGTGCAAGTGCGGAGGCACGCTGGTTCGGCAGAAGCACGACAACTCCTTGCGGTGTGGCAAGTGTGGCTCGTGTCGGACAGAGACGCCCCTGTAGCTCGGTTGGTGAGGCGGCCTAAGGGGAGTTCGCCTCCCAGAGCTGCTCGTACTCCTTGGTACACGCACTGGTCACGGCACGTAGTCGGACGATCACTAGTGACTCTGCGTTCCTCTCGTCGGCGTTCTTGGTCCAGTTGAAGCTGCCAAGGGCGACCGCTCGAGAGGGGAGCAGAGCATCGGAGATCGCCATCTTGTGGTGCATCGAACCGCTCTGGTGGTCCAGCCTGGTAGGTACTCCTTCGACCATCATCCTGGCGACGATGGAGTACCTGCCGGCAGCCTGCACCTTGTCCACTAGGAGGCGGACAGCGACCCCTCGTTTGTGCGCTGCTACGACTGCCTTCCCGATGCTCTCATGCGTCAGGGCGTAGATGGCTATGTCCAGAGTGGACTGAGTGTTCCGGATGAATCCCTCGATAGTGGCCGCAGAGCCACGGTTCGGGGAGAAGTAGGTCGAGACATAGGGTCGTCGTGACATGAGGGCAGCGTAAGCTAAGAAAGAGGATAGGGGAGGGGCCGAAGCCCCTCCCCTATCTCACGTTCTAGCTGACTCCGAGATCAGCACGGACCTGATACAGCTTCTCCAGGAGAGCAGACTTGCCTCCCCGCAGCTTGCTGGCACCTACGATCTGGCACACCTTGGAGGCGTACTTCCGCAGGTCTCCCAGCTTCTGAGTAGCCAGGACTCCGTCGGAGAGCTTGTGGAAGTCCTCCCACCCGCTCACCGCCACACCGGCCACCCAGAACCTGACTGGCTCTGCTTCCGACTCGTCGACCACATCGGCCTCGTCCACACCAGAGGAGTCCATCTCCTCGACCTTCCCCTCCTCGAACGTGGTGCTGGGCAGGAGCTGACCTCCGTAGTGCCCAACCACCTCGTACTTACAGACCCGCATCTTGCGCTGGCCGGAGTCGTAGGGGATGCAGACCACGTCGGCCGGATCGACCTTGACCACCACGGTGCGGCTCCCGAAGGAGGTGGCGTAGCTCTCGTCTCCGACGTGGAAGCCGTAGTGGCATGCGTAGTTCGGGTCATCGCTGATGCGGTTGCGCCGCATCTCGTTGACCGTGCCAGGCTTGTTGTCCACCTTCCCAGTGTGGCAGTCGGTGTAGTCATCCTTGACGCCCTTGTAGGCCAGGAAGTACCCACCTTCGACGATCGGGATGCCCTGGTGGGCCATGAAGGGGTAGAGCTGGGCCACCGATCGGGAGGACGGGTTCAGCTGGAGCCGCTTCCAGAAGGCGAACATGAAGCTGGGATCATCTCCCGCCTCTGCCATCTCCAGGATGCGCTCGTTGAGCCTCTGGTCGATGGGCTCGCTGTTGTAGAAGATCAGGTTGTCCTGCACGGTGAACTCGCCCGAAGCCCACTGCTCGATGGGGATCTTGGGGGAGATCATGCGAGCGAGCTCCTCCCAGTCCTCGTGGAAGACCGCGGTCTTCACCGCGTCCCAGTTCTTCTGTTCTCGCTTGATGGTGTACGGGGTGCCCTCGAGAACCACCGTGATGGACTCGTTGGTCTGCGTGTATGCCGGTGTTGCTGTCATTTCTTCCTCTGGCTGTCGACTAGTTGGATGTACTCAATCCAGTCAGCCGCGTGCCGACTGGTGAGCTGATCCATGTTGAAGGCGGGGTTGTTTACCTGGAGCAGCGGGTAGCGCTGCTTGATGTCCCGAACGAGGTCCCGCCCTGCTTCGCCTGGAGCAGACTTGGGGTGGGCTTGCTTGGACCGCTCCCACAGTGCGCCAGCGTTGACGTTCTGTGCTGCGTAGAGAGCCTTTCTGTACTCCCTATCAGTGCGGAGGAACTTCGATATCCGATGCTTCTTGCCTAGGAGCTTCTCGACCCCCGTAGTGTCGGCAGTGGATCCGACGGAGCTGGTCCAGGCGTAGGCCCGTGCCAGGTACTTTGCCCTGGGTAGCCGGAGAAGGTCATCCAGGTACGACTCGTACCACTCTGTGAACGGGATCGCGTCTACGTCGTCCGCATAGACAGGCTTGGTCTGCGTGCTCCGCAGTCCGTAGAAGTCTGGCAGGGGCTCCTTGAAGAGCTTCGCCAGATCTCGAGCTATGTCGACGCGCTGGTAGAACCTTGCGGTGCAGGACTTGAACTTCTCCAAGATCACGAACACATCGTCCTTGTCCAGAGGGATCTCCGCCTTACTCCAGTCCTTGGAGTCGTAGGAGAAGTACTCGTCACGGCTCAGTACGAAGGTTCGCTGGTTGTACTTGGAGTTCGACGGCCCGTAGTTACGGGAGGATGTCGAGAAGGGCACGTAGGTCATCTTGGAGGCCCGGAGAACCGGAACCCCTGTCAGCTTGTGCTTCTCCAGTACTTCCAGCAGCTCCTTCTCTGCATCATCCACTCCGTTGATGGGGAGGATGAACCGATCGCTGTTCGACTCGTAGTACCCCCTGGAGTTCTTCGCGTTGTCTCGGATGATGAAACGGGTGCCCACATCAACTTCGATTCTGCGAATGCTCTCCAGGGTCCATGCTCGCTTCTTGTACCCAGGCTTCTGGAGGTGACGGAGACGAAACTCCTTGGGAGCCTCCTTTGGATCCGCCGGAATGATGGTCACGGAGCTGGATTCGTAGCCCTTGGCGGCCTCTCGCAACCCGCTCAGTCCTCTAGCAGTCATCAGCCGGAGTACTTTGTGGCGCCGTTCCCAGTGCGACAGGGTTGGATCGTCTACCGACTTGGCGAGGTCCTTGATGATCTCGTCTCTGAGATCTCCTAGCCTCTCTACGATCCCGTTCTTCGTGTCCTCGGTGTACTCGAGACCTTCCCGGTTGGCCGCAACGTCCACATCTCCGATGTCGAAGAGCAGGCCGCCTCTTGCAGCACGCGAGAAGCCTAGGAGTCCTGCGTCCCGAAGCCGATCACTCACCGAGGTGAAGTCGATTCGGTACGGGACGCAGCCCATCACAGCTACCCACTGATCCAGTCCGTCGAACTGCTCTGCGTAGACGAACCCCGCGCTGTTCTTGTCCAGCTCGAGCTTCGGCAGTTCCAGGTTGATGACGGGCTGCGGGTTGAAGAAGGGGAACAGGGCAGCAGCTTCCCGCTGGAAGTCCCAGATGTCCTTCGGATCGACCTGAACCTTGATCTCGACGCCAGTTTCGTCCGCCTTGCACGGAGCCTCGCCCAGCTTGTTGATCACGCCCACGTCGGACTCGTCCAGGACCGCCACGTAGATAGACTTCACGCCCGCCTGGAAGGAGGTGACGGTGAAGCTGTCTGCGTAAGCGAACGCGGACTTGGCCCCGATCCCCAACATGCCTACGGCCACGTCCGCATCCCTCTTGGTAGAGGCACCGTACTTGACGTAGACGTTGAGGACGTCGTCCTCCGACAGCCCCCGCCCGTAGTCACGAATGACTAGGGCGGGAACCAGCCTGGTCGGAAGGACGACCTTGATCGGTCGGTCGGGGGTGCCCGCATCACGGTGCTCATCCCACGCATTGGAGCCGTACTCCCTTAGGACGGCCAGGATCTTGTTGGTGTAGAGGCGGTCTCGGAGAATCTGCAGGATGTGGGCTTGATCCTGGTCGCTGATCCCGAAGACCCCCTGGGTCATCACTCCGCCACTAGTGACGGCTCTAGTCTTTCTGCTCGGTATCACCGATGCTCTCCTACAGCTTCATGTTGATGCACTCTTCAGCGGTCTTGTCGTCTCTCAGGGCCACCACACGGGGGAACCTGAGAGCGTTCGTCTTGCCTCCTTGCGTGATGTAGGTGCGGGAGTCGTACTCCGCCCGCACCACCACCGGGTACTCGTCTGGATCGATCAGCCTCGCCTTCATGGCGTCGGTTAGCCCTCCCCCGCAGTTGCAGATGAAAACCAGCTCATCGTTCCTGTCCAGCTGGTAGAGGCCCAGGCTGCCTACCTGCTTCTGGTGTCGGCCCGTACCCCACGTACCGATTCCCTTGTCGGGCTCCCACAGACCTACGAAGTCGTCCTCGTAGGAAGGCTTCAGCTTCCCGACGAACCTGCCGGGACGATCTGCCTTGCCTCGGAAGTTGAAGCCCTTCTCGCCGTAGACTCCCTTGGGATCGACTACTACCCACCCCTCCCAGTCGAACTGAGAAGCCAGGCTCTTGGCGATGCCGTCCAACAGCACCTCTCGGATCGTCCCAGAGGAGTCCTCGAACTTGGCCACCGGGTACTCGGAGAGCGTCTTTCGAAAGTGGAGCTCAATCCCGTCTTCTGCGGCTAGGGAGATCACGGCAGGGATGCCGTCATCCCAGATGTCCTTGCCAGTGAAGACTTCGGGCTCTGCGAACCCCTCCGTGCTCCGGGCTACGAGCCCCTGCAAGGTTCCCAGCCGCTCGCTGAACGGACGGGTCTTGACTACAGGCTCTCCGTCCCACAGTGCGATGTCCCACGGGTAGAACTTGAGGAACCCGCTCGTCTGCTGACGGGAGAGAGCCTTGCCCGTGGAGGACTTGATGACTTCAGCCACTCCCTTGAAGTCGTCCTGTCCGTCACGATCCGCTACGAGCTCTCCCAGCACGATGCTGTTCGGGGCCAGAGTTCCATCGTAGAGCGCCTGAACGGCCTCCTCGTAGATGTACGGAAGCCTCTCTGCCCAGTCCCGCTCGGGCTCCTTGTCCATGCTGGGCATCATGCGGCGGGAGTAGAACTCCACGTCATCCTCCGTGGTGCGGAGGACGTACATCATGCCGTCCCGCTTCCTGAAGAAGAGTGCGTCGCCGGAACGAGCCTTCTTCTTCAGCCCCGCCCCCAAGGAGTTGTCGGGCTTGTAGAAGCAGAGGTTGCTGGGGAGGGGCCGCTCGGGGTCGATCTTGTCTGCTCGACCCCCTCGAAGGGGTCGACCGTCCTCGTACTCCAGGTACCCGGAGCGAGTCTTCAGAGTGATCTTCCTCTCCGCCTTCAGTACGGCGTTCTCGGAGGGGGAAAGCGCGTTCGCCTTGCCCCTGTTCACACCGCCGTAAGTGTGGGACGTCTTCTGCAGCTGCCCGTCCAAGGTTCCGTGCCAGGTAGTCTCAGTCGCGCTGACTACCCGGATCTTCCACACCAGAGTGTGCTTGCGACCCGTCTGTCTAAACTCTCTTGTCGATCCATTCCACGCCATTTGTAGATACCTCCTTCAGGGGTAGGTCCCTGTGTCTCCACAGAGTCCTTATCCCCTAGATGGTGCAGTCTTTCAGGCGGGTTTTTAGGGCTAAGTATTGGTGCCCGGCTCCGCCGGACACAGGCTACTATTGTCCTCTGTTGAGGTACCTATTTAACTGAGGTATTTCAGTGGTTTATCCTCTTTTTCTGACACTCGATTTAGGGCTTTGAGATTCGGCATCTTTCCTCCTTCAGCGTCTACATGCCCGTTATGGGATCCCCCTCCGAAGAAGGGGATCCCGGAAGCCAGGATCCCTACGACCCTGACTGTTCGTTTCGTTTGATCAACATCTCCGACAGCATCGCTGCCATACAGACGTCCTCGTAGACGTCCGAGGGCAGATCTCCCCACGACATACCGCCAGTGAAGATGTACTCACGATCGCGGATGGCAATGGTGGCCAGCTCTCGGTGCATACCTCCTCGGTGGTAATACTCGACGAACACGACGTCGACGGCAGTACGAAGCCTGTCCGTCACATCTGCTCTCGAGTCAGCTTCGTCGTCGTACTCCAACCTATCCGCCACCATGTCGAACAGGAGGTTCGGTGGATTCGCTGCTAGTGCCCGGAGCTCCCCCACCGTGCCATCGGTGAAGGGCTCAGGGACTTCGGCGTAGGCCAAGATCAGGTCTGCCCCCATTACTCCTCATCCTCCTCATCAGGAGGACTGACTTGCTTCTGCCAGTCCTCCGGGATGTCGTCGAACTTCCACTTCCCGACCAGCCTGACGGGGAAGTACTCCTGCTCCGCATCCTTGCGGTGCTCGGGAGGGAGGTAGGGCAGGTCGTGGAAGCGGCCCTCGGTGTGCGCTTCCTTCTGGAATCCCGCGTACACCTCCAAGGCCAGGTTGTCCAAGTCCAGGACGTAGGCCCACTCACAGAACAGGCTGTCGGCCGCAAAGCTGGGATCCTGGTCCAAGGCCTCCGGCTCCGCCGTCTCCAGGAAGTAGTTCAGCACGTTGCTGCCATGATCCCTGGACAGGTGCGGCCACTGCCCCTTGAAGCGACCAGAGATGTCCATGCTGACGAATCGACCGCCATCGTGCCCGCAGGCCGTCCAGCGCCGGTCGTACTCCTTGGGATCGAGCACCTTGGCGGCACGTGCATGCGTCTTGAAGACCTCCATCTCCTCAGGAGTTGTGCCTCGCAACCACTTCACGATGTCGGCGCCCTGTCCGCCGGGATAGCCGTCCCACTGTCCGTACTGTGCCGTGGCGAACCTGCCGTCCACGACGATGCAGATCAAATGCCTCGTTCCCATTACTTCTCCTCCTTCTCGCACGTGTGCCCATTGACGTAGGGCTGGTAGTCCTCATCGCAGTCCTCGCACCAGTTCCAGATGAGCTTCCTGCTCCACTCGTAGTCCTCCGGCGTTCCTTGAGACCCCTCGAGGAGCTCGCCTGCCTGGCGTTCCTCGAAGCCGGCAAAGCACATGCCCATCTCCGCGTAGTCGAGCCGGAATCGGAGACCTGGGAAGTCCTCCGAGACCTTCTCGATCAGGGCCGTGGGAGGGGCCCACGCGGTGTCGAAGCTGAACTCAACCGAGGTGGCAGAGCCTTCGGCAGCGTGCACGTCCCCGACGTCCCACTTCGTCCCCCAGTGTTGAACCCTCCAGTCGTACCAGTTGGGGCTGTCCCCCGGACTGGAGGTGCCCGCCAGCTCTTCAGGCATGGGGTACAGACTCTGGAAGCTCAGCGGCTTCCCTTCCTCCCCCTTCGCCCTGAGCAGGAAGAGGTTCAACTCTCCTTCTGGGCCGCTGATCCCCAGCTTGTTCTCACACCAATTCGGCATCACTCATCTCCTTGTTACGCCCGGATCGGGCAGCGTGGTAGCGTGCGGGACCTTAGGAGGTCCTCATGAAGTCCCGTTTCTCTCTGTCTCTAGTGGATGGCGTCCCCGTCCCTTCTTCCCAGGCGGAGATGAAGGAACTGTTAGACTCCGAGACTGAATTGCTAAATGAATGGCTGAGGTCTCAGGGCGCCGGCGCTCTGACGAGCTTCGAAGACGCCATGGTACGGACGTACCTGGTACAGAAAATTCGGGGTTGCCTCGATGGTCAGTCGTCCCGGGAAGGAGTCAACTCCATGGTCACCAACGGTGCCTCTGTTGACCCCACGACTGCATCTAGACAGTAGTCTTATCCCAGCGCCTCCCCGATTCTTTCACCAGGAGCCGTAGGTGGTCTGGACATCTGATCAAACAGCCGCGCTGATCGGTCAGCAGCAGCAAATGGCGATGCAGGGCCAGCAGATGGCCCAGTCCGTCGGGGCGGGGCTACACATGCCTATGCCCGTCCATCCAGGAATTCACGGCCTTGGTCGAGGGGCAGCTGGCAACGCGTTGTCGGCGGCAGCCGCGCCACTGAACCTGGCCAACAAGGTCACAGGGTTCGCCGGAATGGGAATGATGGGGGTCGGGCTAGGAGGCTGGGCCGGAGGCAAGATGGGTCTCGGAGTCACCGGAAGGGGACTGATGGGCTCTGTGGGAGGACTGGGAGGAGGTTCTCTAGGTGCCCTTGCCAGTCTCCCTGCTTTTGCAGGGGTAGGTGCTCTGGCTTACGGAGCCAACCAGATGGTGTCGGGGTACCGGGAGACCGCCCAAGTCGGCAACATGATGTCCCAGAACTACTCCTTCGCGAACCCCAACGCCTTCTCGGGGCAGGGGTTCAACCCGAAGGACGTCAGTCAGATCGCTAAGACCATGCGGAGTGTGGCTACCACCTCGCAGACCGGCATGGACGACATCATGCAGACCTTCCAGTCGATGAGCGACATGGGGATGATGCAGACCGTCCGCAGTGCCCAGGACTTCGAGAAGAAGTTCAAGGGCATGATCGACTCCGTCAAGAAGATCTCTCATACGTTCAGCACGTCAATGACAGAGGCAGCGGAGCTCCTGGGATCTATGCGTTCCTCGGGCCTGTACACCGCCCAAGACGTCCTAGGAGGAACCCTGCAGCGGCAGGTACTGGGTACGCACGGGTTGAGCGCTCAACAGGTCACGGGGCTCGAGAGATCTGGAGCTGCTACGGCTGCCCAAATAGGGGCTCGGAGAGGTACGGGAGCCAGGCTGAATACCGGACTCGCTGCTGCAGTGGGTACCGCTGCTCGAATGGGGGTCATCTCCTCCGAGGATCTGATTGAGGCAACTGGCATGGAGGGGGCTGACGCATACGCGGCTATGGGGCAGCGGCTGGGCGAAGCCTCCATGCAGTTCACGCAAGGGCAGGCTGGCCAAGCTGCAATGATCTACGCCGGCGAGATGAAGGACGGTCGGTTTACAGGCCGCATGAACGCCGGTGCCATGGACGACATCCTTTCGGGCCGCGTGGGCATAGACAAGATGCTCTCCGTAGCAGGAGAGAGAACTCAAGATGTGCGAGGGAAGGCATCCTTCGCGGCCAAGTCCCACGAAATGTCCGGCAACTTTGCTCAGGGTGGGGGTAACGAGGCGATGATGGCGATCGTCCGGAGCATCGTAGACAAGCTCGAGCCGGGTGCCGATAAGAACGACATGATCACTCTAGTCATGGACAAGATCGCCGGCGTGGACCGTCAGACGGCAGCGTTCCTGGTCAAGATGTCGGGAGAGTACGACGACATTCGTCGGGAGCAGGGTCAGGAAGCTCGGCAGCTGATCCAGTCCCGGGCCAGAGAGTACGAGCGGGAGCACTACCGATCGTGGGGAGGGGTGAAGAGACGCATCAAGCAGGGGTGGAAGGAGAGCGTTTCCGACCCGATCAAGGGAGTTGGTGGAGACATCGGCACGGATATCGAGATGGGCGTGGAGAGCATTGCCAACACGATCTACGGCCGATACGAGTCGTCATCACTCTCTGACGATCAGATGAGGCGACTCCAAACCATGTCACAGTCGGAGCGGTCTGACTTGATGCGGGGAGCGTTGATCGGTCAGGTCCTGGACACCGACAACTTCTCCGAGGCCACCCGCTTGCAGATGAAGGCGTTCTCTCCCTCAGGATCCGTCAAGATCACTGAAGATAACGTAGACAAGATCATGGATCTTGTTGCTCGAGAGACGGGGATGGGGGCTGGAGTAGGGGTTCTCCAGCACGTTGACCAGGACCGAGTCACGACCGCATCTCGGGGCCTCGGTGCTTTGATGTACGACAAGGGCATCAAGGGGGACAAGAAAAAGTCCGCAGAGCAGGTCTTGGACGCACTGATGTACTCCAAGGAGGGGAGTCGCACCGCTGGACAGCGCGAGGCGCTTGCGATCATTCGAGAGATAGGCGTGAAGGAGGGGTCGGGGCTTGCTCACATCGGCACAGATCGTATCGGGGCGAACGCCATTGATCCTGCGTCTAAGGGGCGAGCTCTGGAAGCCGTTACAGCGATCATGCGGGGAGGGGGGCGTGAGGACTTCGGCGGAGGCACCTTCCGAGCCAATGCTCTAGAGGAGCTTGCACAGGGGGGCGTAGATGCGTCCATGTCAGATCTGTTCAACAGGGGGAAGGGGGCCTGGGCTGAGAGGGCAGTCATGAACACAGGTGGGATAGCGCTCGGAGGCATCGCTGGTGCGGTTGCCGCACCGCTCGCATGGATGGGGTCCGGGATTCTGGCGGGTATGGGGCTCGGGGCTGCAGGGGGACTCTCTTGGGGAGCTATGCAGCGCGATAAGAGAGGTTCCCTGGATGTGACTGACAAACAGGCCAGTACGCTGGAACGGATGATGGATGACCCTGCTAAGCGGGAAGCCATAATGCGGATCCTGAAGGGGGACATACTTGAGACGGATGTAGACGCCTGGAAGGACTTCGGCGGAGGCGGAGACAACCCCGAATTGTCGGCCGTCTTTGGGGAGGCTGGAGGAGAGCAGGCGCAGGCAATGGCCGCTGCGGTGGTCAGCATGTCGCGGGCCAGCCCGAACTCGGCCGCGGCCATCCGTGGGAACCTGACTCGAGTGGACAAGTACCTCACGGCTGTTGGCGGGACCAGGATCTCCTCCGCCCTAGCAGATGAAGGATCTAAGTTGTTGGGTGCGCTGAAGAGTACCTCGCGCGTCAAGGGCGATCTCAAGGACGCTATTGTGAAGTACGCTGAAGAGCGGGCCAGTGGTAGAGACGCCACCAACTTCTTGGCTGACATCGTAGCGGCACTGCCCCCGGACAAGGTGAAGCGTAAAGCCATGCTCCGCGCCATCGGTAATCTGGGGCGAGGGGCAGGAGCCACGCTCAAAGCACAGCTCGAAGCCTACGATGCCGTCTCTGCTCTAGGTCCCGGGTCAGATGAAGCCGACATCACCGGGGCTCTGGAGAGGGCCGGAGTGGAGGAAGGGCTCGTCGATGCGTTGGGAGGTAAGATCTCCGACACCGTATCGGGAGACCTCAGCCCCAGCGAACTTGCAGAGGTAGCGGCGGGAGGCGTCGGCTTGAGCAGTGCTGCCTCGATCGCACAATCCGGAGGTACGCGTGTTCGCTCCATGCACGTAGAGACGGCCCTCATGACGAAGATGGAGGGTCTGATAGGGGGTATGGACACCTTGATCACAAGTCAGACGCTCGCGATAGAGTCTATGGACAAGGTGGTGGAGGGGCACGACAAGAAGCTCATCGAGCTGGAGAAGCATCCATGAGTCAGTTCGACGAGATCCGATCCCGAGAAGAGAGGGTCGAGGAGTTCACGGTAGGTCGAGGTGTGCGGATCAAGCGGATCCGCATCCTGAGTGAGGCGATCGTTGACGACTTCATGGTGAACGCGATCAAGGCTTACGCCGCGAAGGTCAAGACAGGTTCTGGCGGAACGCCAGAGTACGGCAGAGACGTCACGGACTACCTGCTGGCACGCGGAAGGGTGAGAATGTGACGATCATCACCTTAGAGGAAGAAGTATTCCACGCTTCGCCGGAGGAGGTAGCCGCTACTGTGGGTCGGGAGCACAGTACGACTCGCTCAACCGCGTATCGGAGGAAGGTGACCGTTGGGGAGAGCTCGTACGGAGGGCTCTACGTCCGTAGACCTACTCGAGGCATCCAGGTGACGCCGAACACGTACTCGACCATGCGGGTGCTGGATGCAGGGGGAGCTCCTGTAGGACTCATCAACTCCAGTGCCCCGCCGAACGAGACAAAGAGCGCCGACATGTCGGCCAACTACATTCTCCAGTCCGTCAGCGAATCGAGAGACGAGAAGCTGCAGTTGTTGGAGACCTTCGGCCAGGCCTACGGCTTCTTCTTTGGGGAGCGACCTCGAGTAGTGCAGTTCAGTGGAGTGCTGGTGAACACCGCTGACTTCAACTGGCGATCGGAGTGGTGGGAGAACTACGAGAACATCTTTCGGGGCACGAAGCTGGTGGAGCGGAATGCTCGGCTGTACATCTCCTACGACGACATCGTCGTTGAGGGGTACATGCTGAACTCCGCGATCGGGCAGCAGGCAGAAGCGAACCCCAACCTGGTGTCCCTCAACTTCTCGATGTGGGTGACGGGGTACCACGACAGCAGCGACATTGGAGCTGCGGAGTTCCCTGGACACTCCGCTCTACGCGCTGCCGAGGACAAGGTGGCCGACATCAGGAGTAGGCGGACTCAGGAGATTGCTGACGCGCTCAACGAACCCTACAAGGTGGATGCCCTGCAGCTGTGGACAGATCCCGAGAAGGAGTACTACCAGGACGCCGACGGCACCTACTACACCGTGCCCCCAGTTTCGGGGACAGTCTACGAGGGAAGAGACAGGGACTCCATCAGGAGCAACATCTACGACAACGTGGATGAGTACGTGTACGGGGCAGGAGGAGGGGAGTTCGATGCCGAGGCAGAGGCGACGGCTCGGCAAGATCAAATGTGGGCTGAGCTGAGGCAGCAAGGCAGCACCCCCGAGAACCCGACCGAGGTACACGACAAGAGCTTTGGGGTTCTGAAGAAGAACCTGTCCGGCAATCTGCAGGGGGCCATGACTGTGGTGGGTGGGCAGATGCTTGCAGCCAACGGTGAGATGTCCGCCGGGTCCGTAGATGATCCGCCTACCCACGGGGCCTTCGTAGTTCGAGATATGATGCTACCCACGACGACAGGCGCTCCTAGGGAGGACAATGTCATGGGCGGCCTGTCAGCGGTTAATCCGGCTCTCTGATGGCGGCGCACGGCCAAGGACGTAAGATCCACCTGCGGCTGTTCCTCGAAGGAATCGAAGTTCCTGTAGTAGGCGCTTCCGTCAACGCCTCCATAGGGAGCGGAGCATCCGCCAACGTCCAGGTAGTTCCGACTGATCGCGCTCTGGAGCTCAAGCCAAGGACGTTGGTTCATCTGTTTTACCTAGACGAGGGAGCAGGTCCGGCTAGGTGGACGATCCCTGAAGATGAGTGGGGAGAGGCCAAGGATCGGGGACAGTATCGACTCATGTTCTGCGGGGAGATCGTTTCCGTAAGCATGAGCAAGTCGCCTGGCAGCAGGTCGGTGACGTTCCAGTGCTTGGACACCAGCTCCTACTGGGACACCACCTTCCAGTACATGATGAGTGTGTCTAGCGACAAGCTCGCAGAGCGTCCCGCCGCGTACTTGGGCGCTAGTGACAACCTCTTCGATGACGTGGTGAACAACCCCTCCACAGTGCTGGCGGGGATGCTGACCAAGACTCCCTTGACTCCTGATCTGCAGAACGCCACAGGACTTCTAGGAGGAGTAATTCACACACTTGAAGCAGTGGGAGGGGTTCCCGGTATTCGGGCTGGGGCGAATCTGTACAACACAATCGCCGAACTCCGAGTCAAGAACACTCACCAGGTCGGGGCAGTGGAGGACGACGTCACTGCCGGAGAGCTCTTCAAGGCGAAGGCGTTTACCCAGTGGTTGGAGAACTCACTAGGAGGCATGGGCGATCTCGTGAGCTTCCGAGATGTCGTAGGGCTCTTCAACTCGCACACGTACCACAACATCTGCCCCAATCCGACGCCGCGATACATTCTAGGGGAGCGGGTTTCGGGTCTGTCGGATGAGATAGTCGCCACCTCGGCGGTGTCAGACGAGTTGGCCGCGCGGGAGATCGCTGATCATCATGGCCGGATAGGTGGGTGCAACCTGGATCTCGCGCAGAGGTGCGTGGCCTTGGCCCGCAAGATCGGCGCAGATCCTTACGACCTGGCAGCCATCATCCAAAAAGAGTCTGAGTGGAACATCGCCAGCCAGAACACAAAGAACTGGGAGGACGTAACAGAGCCGCCTCCAGGGACCTTCGCTACAGGACTGATTCAGTTCACTCCAGCGAATGTGTACGACCTCCCCTTGCTGGCAGCGAAGGTGAGCCACTTCCAGAAGAGGAACGTCGTCTGGAGGAAGAAGTGGGAAAAGGGGACGATAGAGGGGGGCCACAGTGCGGATGATCTCGATATCCAGCTCGGTAAGACCCAGCGGGCTAGGCGGGAGGTCGGTACTCTGATCCTGGAGCTCACCCCAGAGGAGCACTTCGAGCTCATGTACCAGTACTTCACTAGGGGCGCTCGCCCACCCGCCGAAGGGTGGAGCCTTCGCAGTCTCCTGATGAAGGTCTTTTACCCGGCTTACGTCAACGAACCAGGGAATACGAAATTCCCTGACGACGTCATCGCACAGCAGCAGGGTAAGCGCGATTCTCCTCCCTTCACTACACCGGATGAGTACACGGCTCTAGTGGTGCCGAAGCTGGTGCGGGGCAGGGGCAGCGGACTGGCTGACATCCCTACCAGGGAGGCCTCGAGCTTCGCGGAGAAGAGGCGAGCAGCGCGCCTGCTCACGCAGATCATCCGGCCGGACGTCTGGTTCGTGGCCCCTCCACGATGCAACGTGATCTTCCCAGAGCAGCAGCTCAGCGTGAACTACGCCCGTGGGTACATGCGAGAGGTCTCTCGCATCCAGCTGCGAACAAACCTGGAGATCCTCGGATCGGAGGAGAACGCCCTACTAGCGTCCTTCAACTACTCCCCCCGGGTCGAGGAGTTCCGGAAGGAGTTTGAGGCAGGCGGCCATCTCACCAAGAACTTCACGATGCAGCACGAGCGGTTCACAGGAATCGTTCCTCGCTTCGAGCGCATGGGCCAGGTCAACTTCTTCGCCAACAAGACGTTGACGGAGGCTCGAGCAGCGCAAGGACTCTCCTCGGACGCGGACGCTCTGAGGAAGCATGTCGCAGACTTCAACTTCTTTCGGCACCGCTTCTCGTCTAGATCGATGGAGGTGAGCTGCTACTTCAACCCGTACCTGGCTTTGGGGTTCCCCGGCGTAGTGATCCAGAGGGGGTTCACTCCTCCAGGGGACATGACCGTGCAGCAGGTCTTCAGCAAGATTAAGGAGTCCGTCACCGGCTTTGAGCTAGAGGGGGGCATCACGTACCTGCCTACTGCCATGCTCGGACTGGTCAGCTCCCTGTCCCACTCCATTAGTCAGTCCGGAGGGACCTCGTCAGTCTCGTTCACGCAGGCCCGCTCACATAGAACGGCTGACGGATCTGATGATGAGTTCCTCAACCTCTTCATCGGGGCGCGGGAAAGGGCGCTGGCTGGCGTGACCATGATCACCCACTTCGATCACGTCACGTCAAACATCACGGACTCTCCAGAAGCTGCGAAGTTCCTGTACGGAAGATCCGTCAGCGCCTCAATGTCAGTAGAACTCCCCTCTCTAGAGGATCTGCAGGGGGACGCAGAGATACGGTTACTCGATACGGTCGGGATCAATGGAGGGACGATCACTTCCGTTACGGTTGGGGGTGTGGGCCCCTATATAGAATCATGGGGTGCGGGCGCCGTGCCGGCCGGAGTGCCTGAAGAGCACCCAGCTGATCACGGTGCAGTGTTCTTCTCCGACATCATTATTGAGGAAAGAGTCACGTTCAGCAGAGAGGACAAGGAGGCCTTCGCTACTACGAAGATCCAAACGCCTGTAGAGATGGCGTTGTTCCCTCCCTGGTTCTCCGACGTGTACTACAACGACAAGATCGGCAAGAAGGTGTACGAGCCGCTATTCGGTACCGGGTCGGTAGTAGACGATCAGGTGTTCCAGCTGAGCGAAGCGGATCGTCTAGGCTCTTTGAGGTCGGGCCATGTCTACGTGGATGTGGACGTCACTGTCCCATCCACAGACGGTACGGCGGCGGCGGAGAAGTCTGAGGCAGTCAAGATCAAGGTGGAGCAGAGTGTGTCTATTGCTCAGGCAGTTGACGCACTAGCGACCGTTTACGGGCACTTGAAGTCCTCTCAAGGAGATCACCTGGACCTGACCAAGTTCATTCAGAACTACACCTTCCGCCCAGTTGCTAGGATGGATGAGGTGCTGGGCCGTCATGTCGAGTTCGACAAGGATGGCGCGTTGACCAAAGGGGAAGAAGGGTTCCATAGTCGGGCAGTAGCAGAGCTAACCGGACTGAAAGGGTTGATCAACGACCCGAACAAGAGAATGCCCAAGGTCTCCATGGGAACGCCGATTCAGCTGAATCCGGATATGGACCCTCGGCAAGCCAGACGCGCTAAGGTTCTGGCGTACCGCAGAGAATTGTTAGGCCGAGGCGGCGATCTTGGTCGAGGCTTGGAGGGATAGACAGATGTTCAGTGCTTTCGGTGAAGAGATGATCAAGATCGCGGTGAGCAAGTCCGCCCCGTGGACCAAGGAGGCTCGCTTCAGCAAGGTCCAGCAAGGCCTCCTAGCCGGCGCTGTAGGCACCGTAGGAGCGCAGCAGGCAGCTAAGGACATCTCCGTGGGCCACAGGGTGCGGAAGCAGCAGAGGCGGCAGCTCAAGGCCCAGAGGATGATGCAGCGATACGGCGGATGAACCACCTCGTCTACCAGGCATTCGGACTCGAGCTGCTGAAGTTGGCAGAGAACGCGAAGTCGCGTGAGCGGAAGAAGAGGGTCTTGCGAAAGATCGACTCTGCGCGCCCGTACGCTCATCGAGGAGTGATCGGGGCCATCCCGGGAGGCATGCTGGCCAGCTTCGGGGCCAAGAACCCTGGCCGTAAGCACCACCTTGCAGGGGCGGCTATCGGAGGGGCTGTCGCTGCAGGGGACAAGTACCTGGAAGAGCTGTCCACCCGCCGGGGGTACAAGGGCGTCCTGAAGAACTACCGCGAGTCGGCTGAGAAGACTGCGGCAGACATTGGAGTCGATCTCCGTAGGAACGGTCTGGCGAAGATCAAGCGCCCCGCCTTCTCTCCTCCTAGCACCCTGACGGCGGCTAAAAGCTCCTTGAAGGCGGATCAGTCGGCGTTCAGGTTCAACGCTGGTAGATCTGGAGTACCTACCCCTCCCTCTAACGCTCAAGCCACTACGGTACCGCTCCCTAACCCCGGCTTCAGGTAATGGACGAGGACATCCTCCACAAGCTGGCCGCCAAGAGGCCCGGCTTGTCTGCCCGTCGGCAGGCAGAGATGGAGATGTGGAACCAGTGGAAGGCATCGGGAGAGGATCCGGTCAAGCTGGAACCCCTCGTAGCCTCCTTCCAGAACCTGGCACAGAGTCAGGTTAGGAAGTTCTCTGGACGGGTGCCCTTGCCTACCCCCGTGATCGAGGCGGAGGTGAACCAGCAGCTGCTCAACGCCTTCCGTACCTACGATCCGAACTACGTCGGTAAGAAGTCCGGCAAGCCTGCTGCGCTCAGCACTCACGTCTACGGACTTCTTCGAAAGTCCGGCCGCTTCATCAAGAAGTACCAGAACGTCGGAGCGATTCCCGAGAAGCGGATCAACAAGATCACGGAGTACAAGGGGGCGCTGAGTCAGCTGTCTGAGGACTTCGGTCGAGAGCCCACTTCCATGGAGATCTCGGACAAGCTGCAGTGGGCGCCTGCAGAGGTGAACCGCATGCAGTTGGAGATGCGGAGGGATCTCCTGACGTCAGGCTACGAGGGAGCAGTAGAGCTCTCAAATCCTTCCTCCATGATCCCTCCCAAGGACTTGGAGATCATTCGGCTGATCAAGTACGAGCTGGCTCCCCGTGAGTACACTGTCCTCGAGTACTCGCTCGGTCTCAACGGTAAGCCCACGCTGGGAACCGGTGAGATTGCTAAGAGGATTGGCGTGTCGGCCCCCACTGTCTCCCGTATAAAGAACAAAGTAGAGAAGAAGTTCCGGGAGTACGGCGGTGGCATCTAGCCTAGACGACCTAGAATCGTCCGCTCGAGAGTGGATCGATAAAGAGCGTGACCGCGTGAACAACGAGGTCAAGTTCTTGAAGGCCGTGCTCGAAGGCAGGTCGGGGTCGAGTACACTGCGCCGGCTGAATGCCCAAACCGCCGAGATCTTCTTGGTGGACAAGCTAGAGACCTTCCTACAGGAGTAACGATGACCGCAGCGAAGAAGAGCGTAGATGCCCAGGTAGAAGAGGCTGTAGTAGCCCGGACGACGGAGCTACCTCCCATCATCCCCCTGGACGAGCTCACGCAGCTCCGAATCGAGAACGCTGCACTACGCGTGGACCTGGCCCGAGGCCATCTGCGAGACTGCCAGAGAGAAGTAGCAGAGAGCGCCCGTGCTCAGCTCGAGCTGATGCGGACGGCTCTGGACGACATGAACCTGGCAGATCCGGAAACGGCTGTCCGTAGCTACTCGTACGACGCCGAGCGCAAGGTGCTGGTGCGGGTGGTTAGATCGGCGTGATGCATGCCCGCGATCGTTACCAATCAGGCCTTTGCGGACATCGATGATCTGATCGACTCCGCGAACGGACTTCGCCAAGCTCTTCTAGCAGCGGGCTGGACCCTCGCCCAAGAGGTCAGTGCGGCCCTGGGAGCGCAGGATCGCGTGTACTACAGCGCTGGCTCTGATCAGCGTAAGGGGCTGTGGCTTAGGGCTACGCACGACTCGGCCGGAGAGAAGATCGACTTCCGTGCGTACTCGTACTGGTCCGCAGGCACCGGGTACAACGAGGTTGGTGACCTGGTCGGCGGATCGTGCATCCAGCTAACCAACGGGGCGATGACGGGGTGGCTCAACGCTGACGCTGACGGCGTCGCGATCTGCTGTCTGGTAGGGGCGGACTACAACAAGGGCTACTTCGGAGCCCTACCTCCAGCCATCCCTGCCCAGCGAGACTTCTTCGGTCTCCTAGACGGCCCGAAGACGGGGACGAACACCACGGCCTCTACCCGGCTGTACTTCCGAGCTGGAACGGACTTCACGAACCTGGAGGCAGGTCAGTACCTCTGGGTAGTGAACCAGAACGCCAACGGGCCGGCGAACGTGGAGAGGGTGCAGGTCGCCTCGGTCAACATCCCTGATCGCGAGATCAACCTGGTCGTCGCTCTGGCAGAGACATACGACACGCTGGCGCTAGTGGCAGTCGATCCTCAGCCCGTGATCCTCTGGGGAGACTCTGGTGGGGTGCTGGAGGATGCAGTCCCGCATGCCCTGCACAGCACGGATGCGTATTTGGGAGCACTCAACCACGTCCTGCTGTGGACTTCCCTGATCGACCTGCTCGGTACGTCGGTCCTCCCGAGTGATGACTACGGCTCGGTGCCCGTCTCCGACATCTTCGTCTACAACGGCACGGCGGGGGTAAGGCAGCTAGTCGGCACCTTGCAGCGGTTTCGACGTGTGCCAACCGGGACTCTCATCGCTCTGGACGACATCACGCTCGGGACGACGGTTCTGAGAGTCTTCGCTGACAGTTCGGACTTCGTAGCGCTCGAGGTGACTTGATGCCGAGCTACACCGGCTACGCACTCAACGGCCTGGTCCTAGGCGCTCGCAGCTCTGCTCGGGCCCCTAGGGAGGAGCTATGCCGTGTGTTCGTTCGGTGGCTGGGCGGAGATGGTCAGCCTGCGGTGGGCAGGACAATCGCCTTCGACAGTACCCTGGGGAACCTTCAGCACCTCGGAGTTGGGGGCCTGGCCTTCTTGTCTGGCGGGCGAGTAGCCACAGTCACAGATGCTCGAGGTGAGGCGGAAATCTTCCTTCTGCGGGGCAGCACCTTTGAGGTAACTCTGACGGGCACTGGCATCACCAGAAGAATCACCGTCCCCAACGCACATTCTGCGGATCTCCTGGACCTGGTTGGGGCAGCTCAGGACCAGTTCACGGTTGCCCGAATAGTCCCAGTAGACACCCCTCGCTTCACCCCCTGACTTCGTGATTGCCCTAGACGGCTCAGCCGTCCATCATTTGGTCGCACGCACGTAGGCAATCCGGGGACTACTCACGGGGACAGGATGACCGAGTCCGAGGAACGAATTATCTCCCTTCTGGAGGCGGTCAGGGAGCAGCAAGACAGTGGACATTCCTTGTCCGCCCCAGAACTGAAGGACATTCGTGCGCTACCCCGAGAGCTCGCAGAAGTCAAAGCACTTTCGAAGCAGGGAGCGACTGACGCAGCGTCCGTGAGGAAGATTCTGCTGGGCAACGGGGAAGTCGGCCTGGTAGGAGCTGTCGCTGCCCTCAAGAAGGCAGCAGAGGCCGCCGAAAAACAGGACCTACCCACCCGCCTAGATCGCCTAGAGCAGCAGGCCGATTGGCAAAAGTGGTTTTCCAGACTAGTTGCGGGCGGTACTGTGGGAGCAATCCTTACGGCAGCTGCAGCCGTGCTGCTCAAGGGAGGCTGAGATGTCCGAGCCGACTACGATCAAGATTCCCAGCTGGGCCGGCAAGATCGGCTGGTACATCATCGGATTGTTGCCCATCGTCTTGAGCGGCTATTTGGCGTTCCACGATCTACAGCGAGACTTCGCCGCCGAGCAGACCAAAGCGGTCAAGCTAGAGGCCCGGGTAGTAGTCCTCGAGGCAGTCAAGCACGAGCGAGACATCAGCCTCGTAGAGCTGCGTGCTGAGCTGAAGAAGATCGGCGAGACGATGACTCGTGTGGAGGGATCGCTTCTCCGCCTGGCTGGGGCGGAGTAGCCGTGCCACACCTGGCTCTCGTAGACGAAGTACATCTTCAGCGGGAGCAGCAGGCGCCGGAAGCAGAGGTCGGCATGGATACTGTTCTGCCCCCTCGCATGAACCTCATCATGCGACACCCCGTGGCTACCGGTTTCCTGCTGGCAGGCTACCTGTTCATCATCGCTCTAGGCACCATGACGGTGCTCAACGGGTGCATCCCGGCAGAGGCGCAGTGGGTCGACGCTGACCCGATGGCAGACCTGCCACTGGTCGAAGACGTCCCGCTTCTAGCAGATCTAGACGCAGCCCCGGTCCGGGCCGACGAGCTGATCAAGGCAGGGCTCGAGGTGTCAGCTGAGGACCTGGCCGGTCTGAACGATGAAGAGCTCCGCTATCTCCGCAACACCGTGTTCGCTCGTCACGGATTCGACTTCGGGGATGCCGACCTGGCGGCCTATTTCGCAGAGCGAGGCTTCGAGGTACGGCCCGAGTACCGGGAGTCCGACCTGACCTTGATGGACCAGCAGAACCTCGAGACCGTCATGAGGGCCGAGGGGGACATGCAGGCGGTGATGGAGCAGATGCAGGTCGTCGTGGTCGAGCAGGTCGAGCAGATCAGCAGGACCGCGAACTCCTTGGAGATCCTGGACGCCTTCCTGACGGACAAGGAAGCGGTGAAGAACGGCACGGCTCCCGAGGGGTTCGAGCTGCCTGCTCTGGACTACTACAGAGAGGTGGGCATCACGCGCCCCCTGACCGTCTACCCTCAGGACTAGCCTCACTCTACCAACCTCGTACGGACACGTCTTCGTGTAGGATTCCCGCGTGTCCCTTTACTTGATCGCCCTTCTGCTTGCTTACGGCCTTTGCTACGGGGCCATGAACAAGCTGTCGCAGGTGCCCCCAGTCACCTGGTTGCTACAAGCGGGCACGAAGATCGAGCTGGACGAGGAGGGTGAGCCGTACCTGGAGCCCGTCTCGGACTCACGCATCAAGAAATTTCTCCGGGAGTTCTTCGGTCAGCTCTTCACCTGCCCGTACTGCATGGGTTTCCATGCGGGGTGGGTGAGCTGGCTCTTGATCTGGAAGACCGCCGATCACAGGCTTCTTTACGTAGAGATTAACGACTACTCTCAGTGGTTAGCTGTGGGCAGTTGGTGCTTGATCTCTGCCGGCTTCTGCTACTTGGTCGATACGCTAGCACTGTCGGGAGAACACCGATGATCATCGCAGTCAACGTGGTGGACGCCAATGCAGTCCCCGTCCAGGGCATGGTCGTACAGATTTACAACGAAGCGAACACTGTCCTGCTGGACTCAGGGATGACCGACGCCCTAGGTGACGCAGCCTTCGATGAAGTAGCGGGCCGATACCAACTCCGCTTCTACGGAGAGCACATCCTGGCCTCGGTGACTTCTCCTCAGCAGATCAACGTACGGACTCCTCCGCCGGCGAATGCATGGCAGTTCACGGCCGCTACGTTTACGATCCCTGTCGCCTCCAATCCCAACATGTGCAGGTGCTGGGCCTTCTTCCGCACCGCTTCCGGTCGACCCCTCGCAGATCAGTACATCCGCCTGGCACCGAAGATGGACCCTGTGGGCATGTACCCAGTCGCTGTGGGACTAGGTCAGCAGCCTGAGCAACTGATCACCGATAGCAACGGGTATGTGCAGGTGGACCTTCCCAGAGGGGCAGAGTTCGATGTAAGCCTTGAAGGCTACATGGACCGTTCCTTCGACGTAGCGATCCCGGCTCTGACCAATCAGAACCTGGTAGATCTCCTCTTCCCTGTGCCAGCATCAGTGACGTTCACTCCCGCGACCGCGATCAGTGTGGCAGCTGATGCAGACGCTGCTGCCGTGGCCGTGGCCCTCACCATGTCGGACGGGAGAGTACTGACAGGCACAACCGATCCTGCGTGGTCGCAGTACATCGACATCGAGTCGGCGAATGAGGCCATAGCTACGGTCACTCCGTCAGCAGGTAGCTTCATTGCTCACGGCGTAGCTGCAGGCAATACTACGATTACTGCGACGATTCGGGCAGGGGTCGCACTTCCTCGAGTACCCGCCACAGTTCTCACAGTGACTCCGGTCGCAGTGACTGTGACGTGATGGAGGACGACTACCTTGTCCCCTCGGATGCGGGGCCGTGCCGCAACATGTGGATTTGCGTCATCCTCCAAGCTCTGGTCGATTACGTGTACAACAAGGGCGCTACTGGGCGGTCTAATAGAAGGCTGTTCTACAGCGCGGAGTGGTGGCTGTTCGAGGACATCTCGGGAAGAGAGAACTCCTTTCTTGCCTTGTGCGCGATGTTAGACATGCCTCCGGAGAAGATCAGGGCAGCAGCTCTGAGACTCTCCAAAGACGAGCTTCGGCAGATGAAGCTGGAGGGGAGTAGAAGAAGGAATGTCCAAGCCCCTCAACGCCGAAACCCTCCGAGCTCGAGCGTCTCAAGCGATCCAGCGACCAAACTCCTTTCAGAAGTCCCTAGCGGGAACACGGAAGGAGCACACACAGTTCTCGAGAGTCCTGGAAGCGTTGTTGACTGGGCTGTTGCTGGAGCCCGGAGCGTTCTTTCACCTGCTGCTCCTGCAGCGGAATGTCATACTTCAGGATCTCGCCTCCCTAGCCACTGATCTGGAGCAGCTTCTCGTTGATCTAGCCGATTCCCTAGAACGCAGTAGGGCAAGTGCCTCTACCCAGCTGACTACGGCCACGGCGAAGCTGCAGACTTCGTTGGACCTGGGCACTATTGCCGACGTGCGGGAGGTGGAGAGGGTTCGTACTGCGCTGAATGGCGCACGTCGGTACGCCAAGGCTGCGCTGCTCCCAGACCTGCGAGGGGCAGCTAGCGGCAGTACGGGACGGGCTCGACCTGAGGCTCTCCAGGATGCAGTTGAGGAGCTGGAGCGGCTCGAGAAGTCGCTGCCTCGGCTACATCGCCGACTGACCAGCTTCCTGGAGGCGAGCACCTCCTTCGATCCCGTTGCGATCAGGACCTACCTGTCTCCCCTCCTTCTGCAGCGTGCTCAGGACATGCTCACCAAGGTCAGTAGGGCGGCAGATGAGGGAACACTCAGCGGGTCTGCCCAGGACAGCCTGGTCACGCTGCTAGCTCCTGAGGCAGCCGTAGACGCATTGAGTAGCGCTCGGCACCCCACAGGCCACGTTCTTCGAGGCTTGTCCCACCACTCCAGCAGAGCGGCCTTCCCTGCGGGGTCTAAGCTCGTCGTTGACGCACTACCACCAATGACCCCGGCGGAGTTCACAGGTACTCAGCAGCCCGTCTCCTTCCCGGTAGATGCCGAGATCCAGATCGACAATGGACCTGGGGCCGGTCCGGTGGTGCTGACAGGCTCAGGACAGCACTTTCTGAAGTCTGCCGAACTGGCGACCGATCCTTACACGGTCACAGTTCCTCACCTACTAGTGCGGATCGCAGACACCACTTACACAGCTCCGCTGACCGTAGGGTCGAGAACAGCTGCTCAGGTGGTGGCAGAACTAGATTCCTTCCTCGACCCTCTTGGGTATGAGGCTCTGATCAAGCACGATCGACTGTACTTGAAGGGTCCGGGAGAGATAGGCCTCCCCTCGTCTGGGCTGACGGCTCAGCCGGCCGTACTGCGAACGGACTCCATGCCGTTCACAATACCGCTGCTCATTCCCGCAGGAGGCCTGACGCTGGTTCTGCGGCTGCAGGATGAGAGCGGGGTTGCCGAGTTCACGCACACCTTCAATGCGGTAGGCGGCCTCTTCTCAGACATGGCCTCCCTCATCACGGAGTTGGAGGGCGGAGGTCTGGGAGCAGACTTCACCTTTGCTGCTGACGGAGACGTCCTCGTGGTGTCCTCGACGTCGTTGAGCATCTCCAACGTCTTGACCTTGTCGGACACGTCTACGGCTCTCCTGCCTCCCCCGCCCTTCCAAGCTCTTGCCCTCCCGATCCCCTTCCTGTGGGGAGATGTGGGATTGGGGGCCAAGTTCGAGGACGACAGCGCGGGAACGGAGCTCGGGTTCGGTAAGGGGCAGGTGTCCGGGAACTACTACCCGATCTCGGAAGTAGTGATGGAACTCGAGGCAGCCATCGGCACGTGGGCCGCCATATCCACTGTCGAAACCGTGTTGTTCACTGGGGAAGCTTCCGTGTCTGCAGGAGTGCTGTACTTGTACGAAGCTCCATCATCTCCAGTGCAAGCAGGAGACATCGCGAAGGCTGGCAGCAAGGGCAGCTTCGTCGTGACCTCTGTGACTTCCCCTACGGAGTACGGGGTGACTCAGCTGGCAGGTGATGTGCCTGGTGCCGGGATCTTGATGGAGGTGGAACTGGCGCGAACCGTGTTGAAGGTGGTTTCCAAAGCCCTGGAAGGGAACTCGATCAACCTCGGCACAGGCACCGCCCACACCCCTCTAGGGATTCCTAGCGACACGTCCGTGTTGTCGAAGTCCTCTCGATTCCAGATCACGGGCACTAAGAAGGGGGACACCAAGTCGAAGGTGCAGGATCTTCGACTGTTGGGAGTTACGGCCGAGTGCTCTATCCGCCTAGCCGATGGAGTCACGACGAGTATTGAATCGGTGGACCCGGGCGGGACCTACTTCGACGTGGCCACCCCCCTAGATGATCCCGGTACGTACCAGATAGACATCCTACCTGCAGGGTACTCGGGGTACGTCGGTGTACAGGCGGCGCTACGAGTGCTCCAGCGAGAGGATCGGTACGCCCTGTTGTCGAGGCACAAGCCTGTGCTGCGAAGAGTAGTCGAGGCCCTGAGATCCGGCACGCGGTCAGCCTCCCTGGTGTCCGCTGCTAAGGACTTGGCGAAGCTGCTCTTCCTCATCTCCGCGTCCCACAGGTCCTCCACGTCTGTAGCGATCTCTCTCCAGCGGCTTGGGGTGTCTCTGACTGCGTCTGGGACGGCTGCGGATGACGTGCTGAAGCAGTACTCTCCGACCTTGCCGACAGCTTCGGCTGAGGTGGCTGAGGCAGCGCTCTCCTCTCTGGAGGAGAAGGGGTATGATCGTGCGGCCAGTCTTCTGATGGAGGGCAGGTACACAGAGTTGAAGGAGCTGACAGCGGACGGAGCTTCGAGTACTAAGGCCGTCTCCAGCTCCTTCCGAAGGGCGGCTCGAGGCATGCCGAAGAGTCAGCGGCTGGGAGACGTGATGGCGACAACCCGTCCGACCAGCAAGGAGCGATTCTAGTGGCTGAGCAAACGTCGGATGACGATCCCATTCCCCGGGAGGTACGACGTGCCCTCAGTGACGGGTACTCCTTTGTTCGAGGCCGCGAGACCGCTGAAGCCCTGTCCGCCGTTACGATGGAGGAGCTCATCGTGGAACAGCTCCTCTTCCTAGACAGCGACCAGGAAGCACAGGGAAACACCGCCCAGTCTCAGAACACTCGCACGGTGGGGTCTTGGGGAGTAGGGGTGCTACAGAAGCTAGATAGCCTGGAAGAGCGATTGCTGGATCCGGACACCGGGGCAATCGCTGCAGTGCGGGGGGTTCTGCGGGACGCTGCCGAGCAGAAGGAGAGCGCTCGGCAGCTGGAGACTCAGGAACAATGAGCGATCTGCAAATCATCTCGGTCCAGGACATAGTCCCTGTCAGCAGGGTGGAGGTGATCGCTAGTACGTACCCCGTCCTCTACAAAGTCACCGGAGTAGACTTCCGAAAAGTCACCGAAGTGCTGCTCAACGGCGTAGTGACCACCTTTGCGATCTTCTCTTCTTCCGTGCTGCTAGTTGATCGTCCCGAACAGCTTCGGGATGATCGCCTTCGTACGATCCAAGTACTTAGCAGCACGTTTACCCTCACGGAGCGAAGCATCATCAAGCCGAAGCTAGAGACAGGACTCCTGTCGGGGCTCATGTCTCTAGCGCAGCTCTTCACGAAGGTGCTGTTGACCACGCCTGGCCGGGACGTGTACCGCCCCGACATCGGAGGGAACTTGCTGGCCCTGGTGGGCCAGGTAGCAGGGGCCCCAACTCGCCCTGACCTCAAGACCTCGTTCGTTCAAGCCGTCGCTCGAACAAAGAGCCAGATCCTGGAACTGCAGGCTAATCGCGTCACCCTCCCAGCGGATGAAAGGCTGGCCGCTGCCCGGGTGGTATCTGTAAGCTTCGAACCGCAGTCCGGAACCTTGCAGGGACGGGTCGAGCTGATCTCAATGGCAGGAGATGCTGCCCTAGTGAACCTGGTGGCGTAATGGCTCTTCGACAAGACATCAAGGAGCTTCTACAGCTCAACGCTCTCCGCTTCGACGCCACTATGGACGTGGCTGAGGGGTCGCCTTTCTACTCCCAGGTGATCTCCCCCATCCTGGACGCTCTCGGGCCGGACCCCCTCACTACTCCTACGCGTACCTTCGTAGAGGATCGCATCCGCCAGGAGTACCCCAGCCTCAACGTGGACGAGGGCAGTCCCTTCGCAGACATGGTGACGAAGCCGCTGGCTCTGACTCTTGGGGCCCTCAAGGAGCAGATCCTCCGCTCCAAGCAGCGACAGTCTGTCCGACGGTCGGAGCTACTGACCGAGCACGACGCAGACGACCTCATGGCGAACTGGTTCGTTGAGAGGCGGACGGGGCAGTATGCTTCTGTGACCGGGCGAGTCTTCTTCTCGAACCCGACGTTCGTTTCCGTGGCCCCTGTCACGCAGTTCTCCACAACGAACGGTCTGAACTTCTTCCCGCCCGAGCCTCAGGCTGTTACAGCGGCAACGATGGCCGCCCAGCGGTTCGGCGACCTGTACTACGCCGACTTCCATCTGAGGGCAGAACAGACCGGACCGCAGTACGAGATCACTCCTGGTCAACTGGTGCGGGTGCAAGACATCCCCAACGTGGTGAGAGTCACTAACCCGGCCAGAGCCTCGACTGGGCGGTCCAGGGAGACCAACGCGCAGCTAGTGGCTCGAGGTAGGAAGTCCCTGACTGAGCGATCTACTACCAACGCCAGGGGCATCGAGTCCCGGCTAGCGGGATCCTTCCCTACGATCAACAGCGTGCAGGTGGTTGGGTACAACGACCCCGAGATGCAGCGAGACCGCATGACCGGGGGCGGGCAGGGGTCAGTACGGGCAGCTGGCAAGGCGTTCGTATTTGGTACCTTCGTCCTCTTCTTCGCAGGTTGGGAAGACCGGGGCCTGCTGGGGACGGACAAGGTCGCTGTAGGTATGGAGGTGGTCCTCAACTACGGGAAGCTCCTGTACGGCCTGCCGCCGGCGTCCAGTAAAGAGAAGTTCGAAATCGACTCGATCGTCTTCGACAGTCAGGACGTGATCGCCAACCTCCCCAACATCTTGCTGTTCCGGCTGGACAAGTCTCCGACTCCGACCTCTGCCATCTTGGGCTCGTTGCCCGGGTTCCTACCAGCCGTGAACGCGATCATTACGGGCCCAGGAAAGCTGACGATCTCTGACATACCGGGAGGGATCCAGGCCCCCAATACCGGCTCAGGGGAGCTCGAAATACTAGATGAGGTAGTTCATATCGGTGGACACCACGACGTATTCGTGCGGCCTACCAAGGATGTGCGAAGCACGATGTCCGTCACCAACATCAGTGACGAGTCGCCTCTAGTGTCCATGACCACGCTCGTAACTGCAGGGTCTGGGGCGTTCCCCAACATCGTCACGTCCTCGGACATCACGGTGGATTGGGAGGATTTGGGTGTTCAGATCGGGATGTACCTAGTCCTGAAGGGCGGTGCTGACGCAGGCGTGTACCGCATCCTCGATGTCACACCCCTCCAGCTAGTGCTGGACGTCGATCTGGTTGCTGACGAGATCGGTCTCCCCTTCTCCGTCGTAACCGACCTCGAGTTCGACCCGATCGAGCCCAAGATCTTGAAGATCCCCTTCGGAGGAGTCGGCGGAGCAGATCTGAGTACGGTGATCGGTTCGAGTGTTCTCATCGTCACGGTCAATCTGATCTCGTACGGAGTAGCGGTAGGCGACATCATCAAGATCAAGGACGGGGACGACGCCGGAGACTACGTCATCCGGGGGTTCGATACCCTGGGCGGCGGGGCCACCCCGATCGTAGACCGGACACTGACGGACAGCGCGTCGAACCTGACTTACGAGGTCTACACCTCCCAGTCGGGGATCCAGCTTCCCCTAGTACGTATCCCTCCCAAGGGCGTAACGCTTCTGGATAGCACCGGGCAGCCCTCCGACATCAACGTGCCCTACGCCCTGCCTGTAGAGGCTCGTACTAACCAGGCGTTCACGGGAGCGGACACCACGGCATGTGGAACGCTGGGGTTCACGGTTCCGAGCCTCGGGCTAGCGTTCGAGAACATGGGAGCGGCTTGCCCTCCCAGCCTGAGCTCCTTCCTGGCCTTGAACCCAGCTGCCCCCGACTTCGAAGTCATCGCGGCGTCCATGCTGGGGCGGCAGGACTACTACACGTCGGAGTGCTTGGACTGCGACGGGTACATCTTCTGTGTGACGGTCCATCCGGATGAGATCTCCGTCAACTGGGGCCTTCCATCGACGGGGCAGGACTACGTCAACGAGATAGCTGACTGGCTCACCACGACCATCGCAGCCTTCTTCCCCTCCTTCATCGCAGGTACTCCGCCCATCTTCCAAGTCGAAGACGACAAGATGGTCATCAACTGGAACATGACCCTGCTCACAGGGGACTTCCTCACCGATGGCCTCACCCCCTTCGTGCAGTTCGAGATCTGTGTTCCCAAGGAGCTGATCGGCTGCTGCAGTAACCTGTTCATGGCCATGCCCGATGTGGACCTGGTCAAGTTGTTCAGGGCGCTGTCGGACTGGTTCAAGCTCATCAAGTCGGGCACGCCGGACACGCTAGACAGCGCTGAAGCCCAGCAGCTGGTGGCAGACATCCTGAACATGCTGCCCCGCACCGGTCCGGCTCTGTGTTCCTCTCTGGTGGGAGACACTCTCGTGCTCACTGATGGGCCGAATGCGGGGGGCTATGATGTTGCTAGCGTCTACGAGCTTTCCCTCGACACCACTCCTCTGGGAAGCGGCGTCGGCTTGGCCATGCTTGCCGGAGCTGCGGAAGGTCAGGACGTCTTCGGTCTCATCAACCTGCTGATCGCCTTGGCGGGTGATGAGGATTCGGTAGACCTGTCTGCGGCAGTGACGGGCTTTGCGAGGGCTGACCTAGTCAACATGTCGCCAGCAGATCAGGCGAAGTTCATCAGCTTGACCAGCTCGCTTGAAGACGGCATGGACGCCTTCCGCTCCGTGCTGAAGCTGTGCGCCGTAGGTATCCGAGGGCAGTTCCCTGTGGACCCGTGGAAGCCCTTCTGCGATCTGTTCGCGTTTGGGTTCCCGCTCGTTCCCTCTCCGCCCGAGGCTCCCGACTTCGACGTCTGCTACGACAGCTATGGCGATCCCACAGACCCCTTCGACGTGTTGGTTGAATTCTTCAAGTGGATCCTAGAGGCGCTGGAATCCTTGGGGATGGACATCTCAGGGACGTTCGACCTCACGGCATCGGAGTTCTTCGCAGGTCTCATGAACGGGTCTAGCGTCCCGTATTGCGTTGGTCCATCCACTTGTGCTGGCACGATGCGGCTGTACTTCACCGAGCCCACCTCGGTAGAGGTGGATAGCGGCGGTAGGTGCGTCGTCTTCTACGATCCCACCACGTCTCCAGATCCCACCCCTGTAGTCCTACCAGCCTCTAGACCCACCCTCTTCACCACCACGGTAGGCGCGTTGGAGGTGCTGTTCGGCGCCGACCCCGACGCCGACCCGCATCCCGTGATCCCTTCCCAAGACGAGGCAGCAGTTACTCAGCCGCAGGCGTACCCTCGAGATTTGGCAGTAGGAACAGCAACGATCAACGGAGACAACACCTTCACGGCGCTAACCTTGATAGGGGCGGACCGAGACGCTCCCATCCTCGAGGGCATTCGGCAGTACCGAGACGAGATCGAGATTCATGAGGAGGTGTTTGTACTACCCAGTGCCCCGTCTACTGACGACACCGACCACATTCCGGCCTTCACCACACGTTTCGGGAGCAATGTCGTCACCCTTGCTCTGCGTACGCTGATCCCCACTGTAGACCTGCGGGATCTGGTGGAGGTAGGTGACCTCTTCTTCATCGAGGGTGGAGCAGACAAGGGCGGCTACGTCGTCACCAAGATCGTCAATGCCTATCAGCTCGAGCTCGACCGACCTCTCACGGAGACGACCCTGTCGATCGAGAAGAGTGGCGGCGTAGGCTTCTACGCTGGCTCAGGAGCGCTCCCTTCCCGGTTCTGGGACAACTCGAACCCCTTCCAGTCCACGGACGTGGGCAAGTTCCTGACGATCATGATGTCGGACGAGCCCCAGTCCAACGGGTCATATGAGATCACCGCTGTACACGCAGGCGGGAACTATGTAGACCTTGACATCCCTGCAGGCAGTTTCACCGTTGACGACAATGCAGTGATCTGGGCCATCACCGCCGCCCCACTAGTCGATCCTCCCTCCACCACTGCTGGAGGCACGGAGCTCGTCGCAGCAAGGGCCGTGCGGATCTACGAGGGCTCGGCAAAGCGGTTTACGGTAGTGGGCGTAGGCTCCTCTCTCACGGCAGGCACCACCTTCTCCGTGTGGAGCCCCACTGCCCCGGCAGCTACACCTCGGGCAGGGACTACCCAGCCTTTCCGCATTGTGCGTCCAGGTGTACAGAGGATCTCCTCCACCCGCATGGAGGCGCAGCGGGAAGGGGCCCTGTACTACTTCGACGTGGCCGTTCGGGCTCTCGGAACCGACGAGGTGCACAACGTCCCAGCCGAGCAGCGGTTCGAGGCAGTGTTCGGCACGTACCAGGCAGACGGGTACTACTACGAAGTCGAGGATCCCAACTTCACCTTCTCCACCCTCGAGAGAGTGAAGCTCATGCTCTCCCCCAGCTTCTTGCCGATAGGAAGAGAAGATCGTCTGACCCAGACGATTCCGCTGCACGGACAGAGCCTGCAGATTCAGTACGATCACTCCCCACTAGTGAACCAGATCCACAGATTCCTCATCTCTCCCAAGGAGCGAACGGTCTGTGCCAACCCTGTAGGAAGGCACTTCCTGCCGTCGTACATCAGTGCGGAGATCCGCTACACCGGTGGAAGCGCGCCGTCAGTGATGGGGGAGAAGATTCAGTCAGCGATCAACCTTCTCTCGCCTGTAGACCCGCTGAGCCTGGCAACGCAGATCGAGAAGGTGTTGGACAACAACGGGGCGAACGACTGGGCGCACGACATCTACCTGGTAGCCGTTACGCACGACATCAACCGGCGGCTGGTAGGGAACAGGTCTCGGGACCGCCTGGGAGGGGACGAGCCTTACTTCTTCAACGGCAGCAACCGGATCAGCTTCTTCATTCCAGGGACTGTGATAGCTTCTGGCTCGGGCGATGCGGCGGAGCCGGGGGAGCAGTTGAAGCTCACGCAAGAGACCACGGCAGCAAGGTTCAGGTGATGATCGGGCTGAACCCTCCTACTTTCCGTATCACTCCACTCTGTGGGCTGAACTGGCACCCGCAGTCCGGGCAGTTGGCGACGTAGTTGAATGTCGGCAAGAATGCATGCAGAGGGTTGTGCGGATCAACCATGGGGAGGGGGCGAGCCCCGCACTCCGGGCAGGTTGCCGACTTCACAGCGTCTAGTCCGGGCTGAGCCACCTGGTCTAGGATGCACTCCTCTCCCTCAAGGGCGGCCAACAACTCCTCTTCAGTCATTTCAACCAGCATTCCTGAAGGCTAGCACGAGCATCTAGTGCCTGGACTACCTCCCACCGCCGTAATCCGTCCAGCCGAGCAGCGTGCTGTGACGGGGGTGACCGTCCGGCTGGACGGCCGAGCCAGCGTAGACCCTGACGGTGACGCGCTCACGTACTCCTGGTCATTCGTGTCTCGCCCCCTGGGCTCGAGGCTGGTAGACGCAGACCTGGTAGAGATCCTGGATGGGGTAGCCACGTACTCGCCTGACATCCGAGGTCCTTACGTAGTCGGACTAGTCGTCAATGACGGCACCCTTGACAGTGTTAGAGCAGAGAGTGTTGTCAACGTAGGTCTGATCCAGGCTCCCACCAGCACGGACATTCTTCCCGACGGCAAGTTCTTCTTCCGGGTGTTGGGGGATTTTTGGTCAGGGATAGAGGACGCCGACGCCCTGACAGTTCTCTGGTCGTCTTACATGCAGCAAGCTGCTGCGGAGCTCCTCGACGTATTCCAGACCGACTACAACAAGTCGATCGTTTCCATTCAAGATCTCTACCAGAGGCGATGGGAGGCCTACGAGCCCCGACTGGATCTGGAACCCTCGCAGCACTACTTCCACTTCGGGAACCGGGCGGACGGGTCTACAGCCATTACCGGTGCAGTAGGGGAGCCCTTGATCGGGGTGGTGCTGGACTCCCGTATCTTCGTAGCTCTGCAGGGTGCGGTTAGAGAGGAGAATGCAGGCCGCACCCTACAAGTGCTTACCAGCCTCGGGACCAACGCTGGGAACTACGTCATAGATCGAGTAGGCAACGATCTACAGAGCTACGTCCTGCGAAGGTCCACAGTGTTCCCCGCGCCAGCAGTAGAGGTGTTGGGCTCCGGACCTGTAGGAGACCTGTCAGTCGTTCTGGGTAGCGACGTGGCCCTGTCAGCAACAGTGGACTTCAGCGCTGTCGTAGGTCTGGATGTGGGTGACGGAATCCGATTGCCCTCCGGAGTGGGCGGCGGCGTGTTCCGTATCGAGGCTATCGGCGTTGCCGGAGGACTCCCCAACAACAACTCATTGCGCCTTTCCCAGACGTTCAGTGCTTCGGGCTCGCACGCATTCACCCTGATCTCCGCATCCAATGCGGTCGTAGAAGACGAGGACGACTCCCCCTTCACTGATGTAGTGGCCGTGCCCCTACCTGACGAGGACTTCACGACCTTGCGGACAGAGAGTCTGGGAGGGGTGGGCACCGTTCTAGGAACGTACGAGATCCGTACCGGGGAGAGGTTCGCTTTCACCTCGGCAATCGGTAGGACTATTGACGTGTACGGTTCGCCGAACTCGGGCCGTTTCACGATCAGCGGAATCACCCCCGCAGGGGACGGATACTACCTGGATCAGCCCCTGAGAGGCCCCTTCCCCCAATCGGTGACCTTCGCCCTTCCCACCATCAGCACTGCAGAGGGCCGAGTCCTGCTAGTCAATGGGAAGGCGTACACGATCCGTCGGGTCAAGAATTCTGAAGCGCAGCCTGCTCCCCCTGTAGGACCGGGTCCGCTGTCTCTAGCTCTTCTAGATCGTGAGGAGATCACAGGAGGGCTTTCGGCGGCCGAATGGCGAATCCCTCACACGTTGGTGTCCACTTCCCTGAACTTCGAAGAGCTTGGGGTCTCCTCAGGCGATGTGTTGATCGCGGAGGTGACTTACCTCGCGACAGGCAAGGTGGCCGAGGTTCTATGTACTGTGGTGGGCGTGGATCGAAACCGTTTGGGGTTCGAGATCACTACGGGCACGGTGTCTCCCGGAGCTGTACTCGATCTTACCGATGTAGAGATTGAGGCGCTTGCGGAGAGCTTGGGGGTAGCAGGAGCCACTCGGAATGGGCTGGGGGACCTGGTCCTGGAGGGGGATGCTGCGTCCCTGAATACTGGAGTTCGCAGCTACCAGTTCTCTGCCATGTACCACAACATCCCCGTCGAGTTCGGGGAGCCCGTTACGATTGCGGGGCACACTTTCTACGTCGCTGCTCAGGGAATCATTCGGAACTCTCTCATCCTCGTAGACGAAAAGACTCGAGCTATCCCCGGCCTGCGGGAGTACATCGCTACCCCCTTCGTGTCGCTCCAGGACGGAGACGTGCACGTGGCAAGTCGGGATGGGGCGCTTACACAGGTGCCCAACATCCCGGTGTCGCTCACGGAGAACCTGGAGTACGTAGTTGACGGGGAGATGGACTTCTCCGGACGAGATGGTGCGACCACTCTAGGGTCTCCGACATTCACCTCGGCAGCCGGAAGATTCCTCAGCCGGAACGTCCGAATAGGCGACACGTTGAAGGTGTTGGAGCTCGACTACACCATAGTCCAGGTGTTGTCAGAGACGCAGCTGCAGGTGTTGAACTCTCTTACGGGGGCCGCCTTCCTGTTCACTGACACTGCGTTGCCGTACACACTGGAGCGGAGCACGTCTGGCACGTTCATTCGCTTCGTTCCTGGCACGTTTTCAGTGACTGCCCCTGCCCCTGACCGGCTGTGGGCGGAGGTGACCTTCCTGGACAACTCAGAGGTCATCGAAGACAACTTCGGAATGATGGTCTCCTTCTCCGAGGAGGATCTCAGTTCCAGGAACACCAGCTCTACCACCTACCGAGAAGCGGTACTGGGCCTCATGTACGCCTGGGCCAATGGACCCAAGGAGGGCAACATCCGCCTCGGTGTGCAGATCCTTCTAGGGCTGCCGGTCGCTGACGTGCGGGGGCAGATCCTGGACATCAAGGAGGACTACTCCCTGGACCCCGACACCGGGCTGCCCTCGTTGGGAAGGATCCTTGTAGAAGACCTGGATGATGATGGGGTGGGCACAGGGCTGGTGAGGATCTACTTCTTCCCGCCCCTGAATGCTGACGACGTAGTTGACTTTGCAGGGCTCGAGACCAATCCTGCGACAGGGGAGACATACAAGGTCGGGGATACGGTGGAGCGGTTTGCTGCCCTGTCCAAGGGGGTCGTCGTCTCGGATTACGTGAACGATCCCGACTGGTGGAAGGGGGAGTATCACCAGGGCGCCTCGTCCGCAGAGCTTCAGAAGTACCACCGGTGGTCTCTGCGAGCGAGCATCGACGTAGTGAACCCAGATGACTTGGATCTGGCGGCCCAGTTCGTCAAGGTGTTCGACCCTGCTTGGGTCGATGTGGTCGCCAAGATGGTGAAGCCGCTCACCGATGACATGGAGATCCAGGACACGCTCTACACCCACGGTAAGCAGTACCTCACCGACGACATCTTCCCCATCGAGGCCACCGCTCAGCTGGATGCCCACAACGGGCTAGGCTTCCACCTGAACTTCCTAGGGGCCCCTCCCCTCATGTCTCGGCAGATGTTCGCAGGCTGGGACCTGGTGACGCCTGACGGTGCCGGAGCCACGGCCACCGTGTCCTCCGTGCGAGGAGGGTTCCAGGCCCCGCTAGCGAACGCCCCTCACCCCGCCTACTCGGCATTGACGGTGTGGCACAACGATCCCCTGGTACGTGCAGGTGACCTGCTGTACATCCCTCTAGGGCAGAACGCGGGCTGGTACGAGGTAGACAGCGTTAGCTCCGACACCGACCTGGTGATCAAGCAGCACACCACCTACCCCTTCGCAGCTCCGGGTGTCGATGGGCTTCAGGCGGACACGGCTCAGACCTTCTTCGTGTACCGGCCCACCGGGTACGAGATCACGAATGGGTCGAAGCTCACCATGTCAGCAGGTGTCAACACCGTGGTGGACGGGCTGAACGGCTTCTACACGGAGGGGGTCGCGGTAGGTGACAAGCTGATCATCTGGGACACCGCTAACCGGGAGGTCTACACGATCACGGAGATGATCAATCCAGGAATTGGGCCGAATCCTTGGGAGACTACTAGCGGCGTATTCCCTTGGACCACTCTCCGCATCGACCCGACTCCCGCAGCGTCTTCATCTGCCGTGTACAGCATCGTGAGGGAGTGTCTCCGCACCAACCCCATCCTCAGCGGCCAGAAGAACATGGCAACGGTGGCTGGGAGCAACCAGGTCTCCGTCGCTGCCCAGAACTTCGACCTCGAGCTACTACAGACCTTCGACGAGCTCCGCATCCTGGACGGGCCCAGTGCTGGCACGTATCAGGTCTTGGACGTGATTAGCGCTACCGAGCTGTACGTTCGCCCTCCCCCACCTGCCAACTACGGCGGAGCAGACTGGGAGATCCGACGTACTAAGGGTCTGGGTGAGGGCGGTGGCATGCTACTCAACCAGCTCAAGCACTGGTCCCTGAAGGATCAGCTGACGCTGGTGATGGAGCGCCCTCGAGCAGTAGTAGGTGCCTTGACAGGCATCGCTGACGTCACAGCCAGCGGCAGAGTGCTTTCCTCTGCCGGTACCGACTTCCAGGCTGGCGGCGCTGCGATAGGCCACTATGTGCAGGTCGTAGGGGACAACTCCGGTGTATACAAGATCGCTGGCGTGTCCGGGAACGACCTTACCCTCGAGACTGATCTGCAGACGTCCGTGGTTCCGGCCACGGTAGAGGTGCTGGATGACGACTTGGCGTTCACCATCGCAGGAGATACGGTAACGTACTTGGGAGGCGATCTAGTGAACAACCAGCTGAATCCAGGGGATCTCTTTGAGATCTTGGACGGAGTCGATGCGGGGCAGTACGTGATCTCTACTGTGACCGCAGCCACGACCTTCGACCTGACGAACGCTCCGGCTCCGGCTGGAGCGGTAACTGGTAGGCTTCTCCGCGTAGTGAGGTAAGAATGTTCAAAGACTTCGCAAGGATCGCAGACAGGCTCTTCTTCGGTGGCCGTGGTCCGTCGCCTGACACCCCGCCCCACGACGGCCCCACCATCGGGGGCCACTTCTCGTGCCTTATGCGGGAACGGGGGAAGATCGTTCCCGGTAGCCGCCGGGAAGGACACAACATCTGGACCCTGACGGGTCGTGAGTACATCGTCGAGACCATCAGCCTGGCCTCGCTGGTTCCTACGCGTACCAAGAATCGTGATGACGCTCTGTTGTACTTCGGCCTAGGCACCGGCTCTACCCCTGAGGTAGCTGCGGTAGCTCGCCTGGTGGATCCTGTTCCCTACGTCGCAGGAGAGTTCCTGGCAGCGGCTCAGGTCCCTGCCACTTTCCCCTCCGTCAGTCTGGGTACCCCGAAGACCTCGGTGCAGCTCATCCGAGAATACGCCGAGACAGAGATCAGCCTGGCCGGCCCAGTCGTACTCACTGAATTCGGCTGCTTCACGGACGGTGATCCAGCCAACAGCAACATCCCTCCGCGTCCTACGGCATTCGACACGGCTAAGCTGACCGCTCCGGTTGGCTACAAGACCTTCGACCCCTTCACCAAGACGACTGGGCGTACGCTAGAGGTCATCTACGAACTCCGGGTGGTTTGATGTCCCTCCGATACACGAGACGACCCATTCTGGGCGGCAATGCCCGAGAGCTGATCCAGGCTCAGCCGTCCATCCGTGGGTCCATCCGACGCAGCGACGCCACTCTGCAGTTCCCGGGCATGGCCCTACCTGCGGACATGTCGATCAAGATCGACGGTGGTGCGGCTATCCCGCTCAGCTTCAGCGGCTTGGTGATCAACACGATCATCGCAGACATCAACACCGCTCTAGGCGCTGTAGGTAGTGCAGAGGATCGAGGGGGCTACGTAGTCATCCTCTCCAACGCCTCGGGTGACGGCGCCTCGGTAGAGATCGTTGACGCTGGAGGCAACGACGCCTCTGCGCTACTCGGCTTCCCGGTCAGTCCTGATCCCCTGGCGCTAGTAGAGGGAGGAGACCGAGCCTACTCCCCTGCTGGAGGCTCTGAGAACAACCCCGTCGGCACCTACATGGCCGCCGACGGAGAGGATGTCACGTCGGACGTCTTGAACCGCGTCGCTGGAGCGTTGTCGGTCAACGCAGACTACTTGAACGCCTGTCTCGAGCGGGAGGTAGCCCTCCCGATGATCGTGGAGGTGGACTCCGTCGCCGTAGGCAACCCTTGGCTGCCCGCTCGAATCAAGCAGTCTGACGGGAACATCGACCAGATCAATGTCGGTGGACTCTCTGCGATCAATGCCGGCCTCTCCGACCGGGTGTACCTGGGCATCGGCCTAGACAATCAGGACTCCAGCCTCCAGGACATCGCCGACTACTTCGCGGTCACCGACCCGAACAGGGTGGAGATCATTGTAGGCGGGTACCCTGTCAGAGTCTCTGCTGTGACACACGGACAGAGAAATGGAGCGCCCCCAAACTTCGGCAGCTCGGACACTGATCCTCCGATTGTAGCGATGGCGGACTCGACCGCCCCGTGGCTCCCGGCGGACGGCAAGGGACTGCTAGGCGTCAACGTCAAGAAGACTGCCTCGGTCGGCATTTCGGAGATCCTGTACCGCTCTGCCATTCGATGTGCAGGTGCCACGTTCCTCACTGACGGAGTCGTACCTGGTGACGTAGCCACCATCAGTGGATCCACCGTCAACGTCCCCTTCAACCACGACGGGTCGTACACGGTCGAGCAGGTCTTCGACGAGGAGACGATCCTCCTACGGCCCACGAACGCTGGCGACCGAGGGGAGCTCAACCCCGGTACCGGAGTCTTCGGCAACGTGGAGATCTTCCAGGGAGGCCTCTTCTCAGAGGACGTGTGGCTGACCTTCGACCCGCCCATCCCTGCAACTGCCGGAGCGGCGAAGTTCACGCTCATGCTGGGTGGCGGATACAGCCTCTGCAGCCTGCCCACAGACCACCTCCTCCGCATCGCTCTCTCCACCTCGGAAGAGGTAGACGACCTGGTGCAGAAGGTCATCCGGGAGATGAAGGGCCCGCTGCTGGACAGCACGGACGACTTCACCCAGCCTCCCTTCGCCCACACTCTGCCTGGCGGTAACGGTTACGCAGGTGAGGCCGACGTCACCATGGAGCTCCTGTGGAGACGCATCAGTCTCCAGGGCGCCTACGACGGTCAGGGACGTGGCGGTGGTGGCGGGTACTTCGTCAACGTGGACTGGAACGCCCCGGAGTGGAACAACCTCACGCCGAAGACCCCGCAGGCAGGCACGTCCAACAGGACTGGAGTCACCGCTACGATCCAGGCCGGCAACGTGGTCTACATCACCGGAGAGAACTTCTCTCTAGACGATGTTGGCCGAGAGTTCATGGTGATTCCTGGAGGGATCGGTGGATCCCTGAGGAACTACCAGTCCTTCTGCATCATCGACTACTTGGACGCAGAACACGTCGTGGTGGAGCCGGGAGAGAACAACCCGGCTATCCCCACAGGAGGCTCCTACTCCTACTCGATCATGCAGGACCGTTTCAACGGCTTCCCTGCATCGATGAGCACCCACGTACTGCAGTCGAACAGCTACGGTCGGCTGGGCTACGTCCATGAGGAGGATCGGGTTGCGGGCAGGGAGTACGGGCACCACATGCTCGGCCTTCGTGAGTGCGGCACTCACGAGGACGCCGCAGCACTACCGATGGATGTGTTCGATGTGGAGTTCGCCGGCGGAGACAACAGCGTCACGTTCCCCGCAGGGATGAACCCTACCACCACGTCGAACATTCGAGCATTCGAGGATGACGTAAAGGACCCGTCGATCACCCCGTCGATCATCAGGATCACAGAGGGGCAAGGGAATGATGGCTGGTACGTCGTCAACCGAATCGCTGGTGTACCTCTCCGGGTGTACCTCCAGAACTTCGACGGCACCCGTCCGAACTTCGACGCTACGAGCACGGCTCGAGGTCACCTGTACTTGCCGACTCAAGGCTTCGCGCTACTGAAGTACCTGGTAGCTGACGGCTACGCTGCCGATCTAGATGTCCGAATCGCCAACCTCTTCTTCGACGATGCGAAGGAGTGGTCAGACGATCGCACTGCCGACTCTGCCCACATGGGCGTCGTAGGGATTGACTGGAGAGGTACGTCCTCCGGCATCGTCATGCGCCTGAACGACCCGGACTTGCTCTCAAAGGGGCTGGGGCTGGGGCTGACGCGAGGTCCTGCTACAGACATCGCGACTACCGAGCCGGCCAGAGGATTCCTTGCTCGGCACTACGGAGATTCTGAGGACGCGGATACGGTTAAGAGGGGCGGCTGGGCCGGCGCTCTGATCGCAGACACGTACTCCATGGACGGCACTAAGGCCAGTCCTTCCATGATGGGCACCGCGCTATACCTGGCGCAGGTGGGCACCGACTCCGCGTTCGTAGCGGTGGGCTGGCAGACCGGTGGAGCCCACGCCGACCTTCCGAATCCAGACGACATCACATTCGTGGATGGCAAGGCTACAGGCGTCATCGTTCGAGAGGACAGGTGGTCTATGATGCAGGGCGGTGCCCTCGAAATCATGGGCGGCGTCTACCAGTGGGATCCCCGGATCTCCTGGCCGGACGGAGAAAACCTGCACGAGATGTACGGAGGCACGTACTCGGAGCTGTCTAGCACGTCCAGGTTCTCGAACTCCCCCATGTCTGAGCCGTGGATGCGGTACTGGGAGACCAACCACGATGTGGCTCGAGAAGGGAACCCCGCTGTTCTGGAAGAGCGGATCTCGGCCCGATTGGGTCAGCCAGGGCGGGTTCTCCCGTATCGAGGTACGGGAGGACATCTCTGCACTATCGAGGCTCCGGACGCTGCCTCGTCCAGATCAGCTAGAACCAGCGGGTTCGTGCGTTTCTACACGCATCCAGGTACGCCGGTCGAGGATCCGTCAGCATTCGTCGGGCAGATCGCAAGACTCTATGATCTAGCCGGAGCCAATGCCGCGAAGGCGGGGGACTACGTGATCGTCAACGTGTCTCTGGACGAGTCGATCACTGGGCTAGGCTACAGGTACCACCTGTTCGAGGTGTATCACCCTGATTACGTAGGAGCTACGGCCCTGACTGCGGACGCTTCTGCTAACCAGAGGATTACGGTTCTAGGTAACCGGTGGCACTGGGCGAACCTCGATATCGAGTCATGGTTCACTGTCGGCACCTACATGACCGCCACACCGGGGGAAGACCCGGACATCGCGTTCAAGCAGCTAGGGGCGTTCGGCAGGTTCCTGGACAAGGACTCCAAGGCGCGCGATATGGCGGGCTACCCGATGGGGCTGGGTCCGAACGGGCCGCTTTCACCCCCTACCCTGTTCCTGAATGACTACGCCGCAGGCATGTCGAGGAAAGAGGAAGCTCTCCTCGGGGCGCTCCAGAACGCCTCTCGTCCGCCGATCGCTAACCAGGCCTGGCACCCCCTCTACGAGCCCCTAGATCTTGGAGATCTTGGAGACCTGAATTTTAACAGCTCGGAGTGGGTGTTCCGGGACAATGGCGTCGGTGGGACATTCAGGCTCAGCACAGATTTCAAGGACCCAGACAACCTTTTCGACGACGTCTCCGAACCTCTAGGGGCAATCCTCCTCAACTGGTCTAACGGCACGGCGGAGGCAGACCCTGAGACGCTGCACGCATATACTGGCGGAGCTAGGTGGGTCCGACAGCGGCATTTCAGGATTCGAGTGAAGATCGGGTTGCGGTGGTCAGGGACGCAGAACTTCGACGACGAGAAGACGATCTCAGTCGCCCTTGTTGGACAGAACTTCGCTCCCTGGAACGAGGCGGCCCCTGCACAGACGTTCCAGCTGCTGCCTGACGTCACTACGTTTACGGAGCTCTTCTTCGACAGTCCTGACGATCTGAGAGAGGCGGCGGCGGACGCTCTCTCAGACGGCACCCCCGTGATGGTGCGCCTCGGCCTGGGGCAGACCTGGATGCGTGATGTAGAGCACGAGGCCGGAACCGGAGAAGAGAAGCTCTTCATCTACAGCCTAGTAGTGGATACCGAAGCCGTAGACGTTCACCACGGAGTGCTGGTGAACGAGGGGCCGGTGTTGGCTGCAGGGTTCTCCATCGCGGGCACGGCCATGGACTACAAGTCCTACGGCCCCGAGAGTGCAGAGTGTTACTCAGAGGGCGGCTACGGTGATGAGGTCCCATGGGATGATAGATCCAGGACCTACGGCGCCACTGTCACGGGAGATGAGGGGAAGATTAGCCCCCCGAACATGGCCTTCCTGGCGGGAAGGCGTGTACTGCATTTAGACGGTGAGGTCAAGCTGACGGGGGAGAACTTCCTAGATCTAGCAGATCCTTACCTGTACTGGAGAAGGGGCAAGCACTCCGCGTGCTTCAACTTTGTCCATGACAGATTCATGCCGCAGAGCCCGTTGGATGACGGGCTGGGTTGCTTCCCCCCGATGGTGGGCCACATCATCCGATTGGATCCCCCTCACGGATCCATCCTGTCCTCGTTGACAGTCGGATTCGGTTACCGTCCTGGGGGGAAGGATGTGGAAGGTTCCTGGACTCCGGACGGAGGAATTTTCTACGGAACCTCCTGCACTCCGGGAGGGATGACGCAGGCGTCAGCAAGTGATATCGGCTTCCTCCTAGAGCTCCACAGGTACTGGGTCTCCCCGACGGAGAACGCCTTTGACGAGGAACGAGAGGTGGGGGCGGCAGTAGTGAGCAGCATTGCCCACGGCTTCTCCGAAGTGATCCTCTCCAAGGAGGTCGACATCCCTTGGATGGAGGGAGTGGCTCCCACTACAAAGTCCATAGACCAAAAATGCGATGGGAATGAGATCAACCAGGACGTTCGAACAGATCGACAGTATCTGCTGAAGCTTGATCTGCATGAGGAGCTCTACACCGAGGTAGAGGATCCGCAGGTCACTGTTCTCAACCCTGCTCATGTGGACAGGCGGCAGTTCTCTTACGCCCTAGTGCTTCGTTGCTGGGGTAAGGGCGGTGGAGTCAACCAGGACGTGAATCATTACCTGGTCGATAACCCCGACGGGACCTCGGGTATGCGGATCGGGCTTGCGTCCGATATCTCGGCGAACGCTGCGTCGGCGACGGTGTTCACAGCGGTTAAGCAAATTACTCGGTTCAAGTTCCTGGGAGCCACGCTCGGTTGCCAGTACAACCGGATCAACCCGTGATCGTGTCGGACCCCATCAAGCTGGCTAAGGCTGCGGCTCAGGCCATGAAGCATGTGCTGCCCGAACAAGCCCCCGCTCCGAAGCACAAGGGCTCTCCTCCAGCAGACATCGTGGCGGCCATGCCCGCCCGAGCTCGTAAGCGGGGTGTGCAGGTACGCCGGCGTAGCTCTAGCTACGCACAGCATCTGAACAAGATCGCGGAAATAGCTAAAAAGCGGTGAGGGCGCAGACGCCCGACCCTTAGAGAGGCCGGACGTCGTACGCGAATCTCATCAGCCTGGTGTACAGGCGGCTTCTCTTGCAGCCGATCACCTTGTCGCCTCGGCGAACCAGGTCCTCGTCTTCCAGCACCATCCCGACTTCGTTGGAGCAGAAGTCGATGAGCTCCAAGTCCGTCATGGATCGGAGATCCTCAGAGGTCAACTCGATCAGCTCGCCTTCCCCAGGCGGCCTAACCCGACCTGAACCCTCCCCCGTCTTAGGGGGGAGGGCTGGCCTCCCAGCAGGTCGGGTATCTACCCCTCCTCGAGGAACGCCTTCAGGTCGTCGTGGCTCTCGATCTCTTCATCGACAGTCGCCACACCCAGGACGGTCTGACCCGTCTTGAGCGCGCTCACGTCCTTCTGCAGCGCCTCGACCGCGTCGGCGATCCCGTTCAGGGACGGGCCGATCTTCTCGATGAGCGCATCCATGAAAGCCTCCGCGTCGAAGCTGACCTCGATCGGATCCGCCTTCGGCTCTTCCTTCTTCGTGGTACGGCGGCGGCGAGTCGTCTTCTTCGGAGCCTCCTCAGTCTCCTCGGGCTCCTTCTCCGCGGCCTTGCGACGACGGGTCGTCTTGGGCTTCTCCGGGAACTCGAGGCCGAGAATCACCTCGATCAGACGGTCGGGCTTGGTGCGGATGCCCGCACGCTTCGCCTCCTTGAGGGCCAGCACGTCGTCGCTGTTCCACTTCGTCTCGGGGTTGTACACCTTCAACGCGGCCTGGAGGTCCTTGCCCTTCAGCTCCGCGAGGATGTTGTACAGCTCGGTCTTCAGCTGGGGACGGCTCAGGTCGCCCAGCTCTGTCGTTCGTGTCTCTTTGTCGCTCATCATGTCTCCGCTATGGATCTTGGTGGTTGGCACGTCGAGGATGGCCTTGAGTCCGATCATCCCCAGCGTCTCTATGGCGTCTTTGCGAGCTGCGATCGTAGGAGCAGTTGCCTCCTTCCAGGAAGAGCAGGAATGTCCCCTGGAGATCTCACCCGCGCCGACATTCTCGGCTTCGTCACAGGCGGCCACGAGGGCACAACCTGCACAACTCTGTTTCTTGAACCTCACTTGCTCATGTTCCTAGAGCAGTTGATCGCGACGATGGTAGGGCACCCGTAGGTACGGCAATCCCCGCTACAGGGCCCGCCTCCCACGGATGGGGGGAGTGTGATCTGGCGGCGATACTTGCGGATGAAGTAGGTGGTTCGCTCTCGTAGAGAAGTTGTCCCACAGAGGTCGCTCTCTGTCGGATCTTCGCCCTCGATGACGACCTCCTTCAGTCGCTTCTTGCCGGCCCCTCGAGACAGGACTCCGAGACCTTGCTCGTCGCCGCAAGTCACAAGTTCCGTGACGTTGATCAGCTTGGTTTCTTCGTCCATTTTCGCCTCGTTAGGCATCCTGGACATACCGGGAAGGGCATGTCCGATACGCAGGTGTTTAGTGTGGTCAGTGCATCTGGTGGTCCGTCTCCTTCTCGTAGCTTGTCTATTTCTGCGTTCCTAACGGGATCGTCAGTGGCTCCTGGACCACATTGGGCCGCAGCCACGACGGGACACTCGACGAGTGTGTCCGCCTTGATCAGCTCTAATTCGAACTCCGTGTGTTCACACTTCCTGCAGGCGTCGTACGACTCCAGTAAACAAAACATTCGGCTAGCTGATCTGTAGTACCTCTTGACCCCGTCACGATCCTTGTAGCTACCGTGCGCTGGGCACGGCGCCTCCTCCTTCGACATCGATGAATCCTTCTGGCACGCCGAAGTCCTCAGGATCGATGACGGTCAGTTCCACCCGCACACGCGGGTTGTCGGGGTCATGCCACTTGTAGATGTGGTCGACTTGGAAGCGCGAATCGTCAATGCCTAGGGCTTCGGACAGCGCGTCTTCGAGTAGCTTAACCCTGGTCCGTGCATCACATTTCTTATAGCGAGTCTTCGCCTTTCCTTTCAGCCACCCTTTGTTGACTAAGGAGTCGAAGTAGATGTCGTATCCGACCATGATCCAGAGGTCATCGCCTGCCAGATCCAGGAGCTCGTTCAACTCCTTGTCCAGGGCCTCCCACAGATCACTTCGCAGCCTGCTTTTCCACGCCCGGCCGTCCTTGTTCAAGATCCGCATCTTCCCCTTGGTGAAGTAGGCACGGTTCTCGGACAAGGGCAGGCCGGGGTACTCGAATACGACGGTCAACGTCCTCGCCCCCGGCGCCTGCCGGTAGCGTTGGTGGTACGCATCCCAGTACTCAGGTCGCCTTCTCGGCGGGAGATCTCTCTGCTGACTGCTCCGTACGAGCCCTCGGCAGAAGGAACCACACTCTTGGAGAGGAAGTCCGACATGATCTTGGCCTTGAGGAAGCGAGCACGGAGCTCCACCACTCGAGGATCCAGCCTCACGTCATCGTCCTTCTCGTACTTCTTCATGTCGTCGCTGTGGGCGAAGCGCTTCCGTGCCTCTGCCTCGGCCGCCTTCAAGGCGTGCTCCAGGGCAGTGCTCTGGCCGTCGGCTAGCGCCATCAGGCCGGACACGTAGGACCTCCAGGTCTGCGTCTGGCCCAAGAGCTCCCCCAGGTCCTTGGAATCCAGGGCAGGCAGGTTCGAGGGCAAGATCCCACAAAAGTCGGTCTTGGGGGCGGAGGTAGACAAGGCCACTCCTTTCTCTTCCAGCTCATCCACTGCCTCATCAAACGCAGCCTCGTACTCGGCGGCTACGTCATCAGAGTCAGAGGGGCTGACCTTTAGCTCTCGTCGTCGACTCATCGCTTACGCCTCCTGCGGCCTGGCTTGAACTTGGAGAGCGGGCAACCGTGGTTGTATCCGCAGTCCCTGCAGGTCCACTTGGTGACCTCACGACCGCGAGGAGTCACTGCCCCAGGACCGTCATTCCCCGCCTCCAGGACGGGGGTGATAAGGGTCTCTTCGATCTCCTCCCATACGGCAGGATTGAAGGGGGACACGAACTCCAAGAGGTGCGAGTTGTTCTTGTTGAAGTAGATGAAGAGCATCACCGGGAGATCCAGCGCCTTCATGTACACGGTGCCCTGCCAGATGTGATCTTCCTTCACACCTGTGAGCTCGTTGAACCGCTGCTCCTTGATCGTCTTGAACTCGAAGCCGTACCGCAGCTGAGGAACGGTTCGCTCTCCGTCAGCAGATCCGCTGATGAAGTAGTCGTCGATGCGGGCAGGCACCTCTGCCTCGAACGTGTCCCCATACATCTTGGCAGCGAAGCCTTGCAGTCCATCATGGACCCAGTGCCCCGTCTGGAAGATCATCAGGGTCTCGGCCTCGAAGTTCCCCCGCTCCTCTACCTCGTCCCCGTCGTCGATCAAGTCGTACCAGTGCTTCTGCAAGCAGGCATCCGGCTTGAACGAAGAGGGGTGAAGTCTTCCTCGTGAGCGAGGTCGCGATATCAGGACTCCTGATCCCTCGCACGTCCCACATTCGAGCTCCTTCACCTCTCGGTCGGAGCTGTTTCGGTTCATGTTCTCTTCGATCCAGTCGAGCAGGTCCGCTCGAAAGGAGACGGTCTTGCCCAGCGCTACTAGCTTCTCCTTGCCGAGCCGCAGCCCGTCTTCAATCGTCTTGATCTGCATCTGCTCTCCACAGGTCTATGAAGGTGTCGAATACGTCCTCCGTGACCAGGACGTAGGACTTCGGTTTCCGGCCACCCAGGAAAGTGACTCGGAAGGCCATGAGTTCTCCGTTAGCTCGAGCCTCTATCTGGATCTTCTCCAGCTCAGAAGCCTTCAGTACGAAGCTCTTGGCCTCGGTTTCCTTATCCTCCTCACGGAGGACGTTTTCCACGACGACGTCGCCCTTGAGGGAAGGCAGCTCCCGGTTTCCTGATCCAGGAGTCACCTTCCCTCCGATGCTGCGAGCTCGTTTGTTCTCGTTCTTCCGACTCCTACGCACCTGTGCCTTTGCCTTGTGGCTGGCACGGGTGCGCTTCTTCGGCTTCTCGAGGACGCTCTGCTTGAAGACTCCGAAGCACTCGGAGCACTGGAAGAGGTACCTCCTCATGTACTGCGAGAAGGAGCCTTCTGCCCCACAGCTAGGACACGGCTTGAACTCAGTCATCTTCCGGGGGCAGGTAGTTGGTGTTGACGATCGCCCCCTCTTCTTTGATGGCGTACCTGACCACCTCGTCCACAAGCCACTCGTGGACATCGGGGTCGTTCTCCAGGGCCTCAGTCATCTTGACCTTGCCGTTGGCCTTGAGGATCTCCGTCTCGTCTGACGAGTCGACGATGGTCAGCCAGGCCCCCCTCTGACGAATGATCCCTCGCTTGAGAGCCGACATCATGTTGGCTCCGGCAATGTCCAGACCCTTGCCGTAGATCAGGTTGAACTCACCGGAGGCACCGTCATGGCACCCTGCTTTGCCCTTGTAGATCGTCCACTTGACCTTCTTGCCGATCCTCCTGTTCTTCCCCTGGACCTCCTTCCAGTAGGCAGAGGAGTCCAGGTAGATCGACAGGAGCTTGAGGTGCTTGAGGGCGTTGCCCCCCTGCACGCTCATGTTGGTCATGTCACCGGCCCGCATGTTCTTGCCGCCGATCTTCTCCCGGTACTGGTTGACGCCCAGGACACTGGTGTAGTTCATCTCTCCCCCTCGAGGAACAGCGAACAGGCCGGCGATCTTGTTGACGAACATGGTGTTGATGAGAGCCGCACCACCAGGGATGCGAGCGTCCATCTCTGCCTCTTGGGCCACCTTCGTGAGCACGGCACCCCAAGAGTCGATCCCGATGATGTCGAACGTCTTGTCCTCCACGCAGTCGAGAATGATCTCGTACAGCGTGTCAACGATGTCCGATCCGATCTCCTCGAAGACCCCCAACGTCTCCGACATCTTGAGCCTCTCGGCGTCGTCGAGGATGCGGCGATGGGTCTTCTCGAAGGCAGCGATCTCTCGCTTGTGGATAGGCAGAACCACGCCGCAGTTGAACTTCGCGTGTCCCTTGTCGAACTTGTGCTCGGTCATGGCGATTGCGAGCGTGGCGTCATCCCCTCGCAGCTGTTGCTGACGACGGAAGTACTGGTTCATCAGCGTCGTCTTCCCGGAGGAGGTCTTGCCGATGAGCTCGCTCAGACCACCTGCAGGCAGGCCACCACCGCAAGCGATGTCGAGCTCTACGATTCCGGAGGGACGACGTAGCACCAGGAACGGTGCCTCGTACTCGTCCCCAGACATCATCACGCCCTTGCCGCCGTAGTTCTTGTTGATCCTCGCCTTCAGCTCCTGGATCCTGTCCCTGCGGGACAGCTTCGGCCCTTCCTTCCGGGCAGCAGTCTTTCTTTTAGCCATAGGTATCCCCTGACGCTCATTGAGCGCCTGTAAACGCAATTGATTAGTTGCGGCTAACGCCGCTTGGTATCGGGAGTCTTATGCCGCTCGAAGGGCTGAGTTCCGCAGTCGGCACAGTGCGGCACATTGGAGCTCTGGGAGAGCTTCTTGCCGCACTTCTGGCAGTGCTTGACGTTCCCGCGCTGGGCGGTCTTCTCGATGCCGGGTTCGATCTCTACTGCGTACTTGTCCATCATTTCTCCAAGGCTGCGATGAGTGCTTTGCCGGGCCGGAACCGAAGCACGTACCTCTTCTCGACAGGCAACTGCTTGCCGTTGCGGAAGTCATAGCCCTGGACCTTCTGCTTCGAGACCAGGAAGGTCCCGAGGCCGTGAACCTGGACGTCGATCTTGTCCTCAACGGCGTCAACCAGCTCAGCGATTGTACCCTTGAGTACCTGGGAAATCACCTGTCTTCCAGACGCTTTCCCAGGAACTTTCTCCTTCCAGAGAGGGTCCTCGCCTAGTCGAACAAGAACCCTCTCGATCAGCTCACTTCTCGTCATCGTTGGTCTCCGGGCAGATGCAGTGGTCGGGCAGTTGGTAACAGCCGGGGCACCCCCTTACAGCGGGAAGGTACTTGGCCATCGCGTCTCTGATCCCTTCCCCGAACTCCTCGAAGATCTCAGATAGAGGGTCGAGCACTGCCCTCTTGTATGCCTCATCCGCCTTCGCCCACTTGGCCAGCTCCTCGGGGGTGTAGGGGACGTCAAAGCGCTCACCGTGAGCGACTCCAGCCTTCCTAACGATGTCATCGCAGTCGGCCCACATCTTCTTGACGTCCTCGGGCTTGAAGAAGTGCTCCTCCTCTAGCCCGAACCAGTCCTTCATCGACGAAGACTCGATCACCTTGGTGATCGGCATGCGGTCACCAACAATGAAGCCTGGCGTAGCTCCGCATTCGATGCAGTACGCCCGCCTCTCATTAGCAACGAGTTCGCCGCACCCGTTAGGGCATTGTCCTAGATCACTCACTTCAGCTCCAGCTTCTTGATGGCGGCCAGGTTGCCTGAACCGCTACAGATCCAGCACTTCCTGTCGTCCTTGGCGAACTCCAGGAAGCACAACATGGATCCTGCGGTGCTCTTGGCGTTGATGCTCCCGTCAGCCAACACCGCTCCTGCTCGAGCCTTTGTCCAGCCGAAAACGCTACCCACGATGAGCAGATCCCCCTCCTTGATGCCGTCCCTCTCCTTGATGGTCGGCAGGTCCGTGAGAGGGTTGACGTGTTCAGGCAGGTCATCGACCCACAGGAATACCTCGATCCCTACGTACTCCCAGGACTGCCACTTGATGAGAGGCTTCTCTGGTAGGCGGGCGTAGCTGTGGGGATCCCAGTCCAGTCCATGCTTCTCGATGAGCTGGTTCAAGGCGATGCAGAAGTCTGATCGCAGTAGGGAGTAAGGCTGTCCTGCCTTGAGGCGGTGTTTGATCTCGTCGATGAGAGCCACCACCTGCTTATCTGTCTTTAGGTCGTCCATGGGTACGGCTCCGTCTTCCCCCATGGGGGAAATAGACTAATGTGCATTTCCCCACGCCACAGCAAACGCACCGTCTGCAGGGAGTGGAACTAGTAGAGGCTCTTCAAAGGGGTGCTCCATGTGCCCCTGGATTCTCTCCTGAACATCCCTGCGGATGTCCTTGTGATCTGGCATCTCGAAGATGAGCTCGTCATGGACCTGCAGCAGCTGCCTTACTCCGGCAGCTTCGAGGTCGGGATCAAACTCACACTTGATCATCGCAAGTCGGGCCACATCAGCGGCCGATCCCTGAATGATCGAGTTCACACTCTGTCGCCGAGCCTGAGAGGCCAGCATCCTGTTACCCGAGTTGATCGTCGGCAGCCGACGGTAGCGCCCCAAGTAGGTCTGCACGTACTCCATGTCTCTACACGCCCTGTGCGTGTCCTTGATGAAGTCCTGCACACCTGGGAACACTCCGAAGTACGCTTTCGTGATCTTCGCCGCCTCAGGGCAGCTGGGACGCAGTTTTCCGTTACGTCCCTGCCGCATGATGATCGGCAGACCCAGCTGCATCCCCAGCTTCACCTCACCGATCCCGTAGATCAAGCCGAAGCCAACGGCCTTGGCCGCACTACGAGTTCGGAGAGCGTCTGCCTGGTGAGGAGTCAACTTGCCCCCAGAGTCCTTCACCTTCCTTGCCGAGACCACGTCCGCATAGGAGAAGCCCATGTTCATCTCGGACACCGTGAACCCGTGAAGGTCCGTGCCGTCCAGGATGGACTTGATCATGTTGGCGTCCCTGCTGAAGTGAGCCATGAGGCGCATCTCGAGCTGGGCATAGTCCGCCACGTAGAGGATGTTCCCCCCGTCAGCGATGAAGGCATCCCGGATTTTGAACACGTCGTTCTCCTTCCGGGGGATGTTCTGCAGGTTGGGATCGCCGCAGGACAAGCGACCAGTGACGGTCACACTCTGGTTCAAGGTCGGATGGACTCTGAAGTTCGAGTCAGTCCACTTCGCCAGCCCATAGACGTAGGTGCTGAGGAACTTCGCCAGCTTGCGATGATCCCCCAACGACTGTGCGAGCTCCTGCACCATCTCCCGCTCTTCCTCACAGTCCTCTGGAGGTACGTCCTCATCCCCGTCCCAGAAGGCGATGTCTCCTCCCCGCCAGGCCTCCACTACCTCCTTGTCACAGGACGGGTTCTTCAGGCCCGTCACCTTGCTGGGCTTGCCCCACTTGGTGGGACGCACGCCGAGCTCGTCGAAGAAGAGGGCTGCAAGCTGCTTGGAGCTGCGGATGTTGACGGGCTTCCCAGCGGCGGCGTTGAAGGATCGTTCGATCTCCTCGACCCTCTTAGCGATGCCGGGGGAGATTTCATCCAGGTAGCCGGTGTCCACCATGACTCCCCTCCGCTCCATGCGGTACAGGACTCTGGTAAACGGCTCCTCCACGTCCCAGAAGTGGTCGAGCAGCGTGTAGCTGCCCTCCTCACCCATAGGAACCTCATCCAGCGCCTCCTGGAGGTACAGGGACAGTCGTAGGGACTCCCACGGATCTCTGGAGGCGTACTCTACTGCCTTCTCTCGTCCGCCTCCGTCTACGTCGTTCAACACGTCCAGGAGGAAGCGAGGCTGCTTCTCGGCGGACATCTTCTTGCCGAAGACCTCGTCGAACTTGAGCATCCGGTCACCTAGGTGATCCCAGACACACTCCTTGAGGCCGTGCATGCCTCTGCGGTTCTCGTCCAGGAGCCAGTCCAGGGTACGAGTGCAGATGATGTGGCCGTTGACAGTTGGGATGCCAGAGTTCGCCAGGATGTGCAGGTCGTACTTGGCGTTGGTGAAGTGCTTGTCGATCTTCTTGTCTACGAAGAAGGGCTCGAAGATCGGGAGCACGTCGTCGGTGATACAGAAGCGGCGATCTTCAGTCGCCAGTCCCCAGAACAGAACGTAGTCCCGGGAGATGTTGAGACCGGTGGTCTCCGTGTCCACGCCCACGTCCGTGTGCTTCATCACGTAGCGCAGGACGTCTTTGGCTTTCTTCTCCGAGTCGATGAACTCGGCTACAGGTCTAAGCATTACGCCTCCGAGGGGAGGGGCCCGAAGGCCCCTCCCCTCCTTAGGGGTTGCTACCTGCGAGCCCCACCGCGACGGCGGGAGGAGCTGCGGGTAGAGCCACCTCCACCGCTGGAGGGGGCTGGATCGTCGTCACCGGGGTCAACGCCGTCCGGAACCGTCATCCCGAGGAAGTCGCAGACCTTGGCGGCCGACAGCTTCGGGACTCCGATCCCCTTGACCGCGTTGAAGTCGTAGGGCTTCAGCATGTCCTGGAGGTCCTTGTGGAACTCGTACTTGATGGCGAACTTGCCGTCGTCCGTCTCCTCGATCTCGTAGTCCTCGGCCACGAAGTCATCGTCGCCCGACATGTCGAAGTCCTTGAGCCAGCACCAGGGCTGCTCCTTCTTCCGATACGCGGACACCTTGCTGTCCTTGCCCTCTCCCGTCTTGCGGAGGAACCACACGACGTCGGAGAGCCCGGCACGAGCCGGCTGCTTGCACTCGGAGCACTCGAGCTCCTCCATGGGGAAGATCCCCTTGGCCTTGCACTCCGAGCAGTTCATGCCCTCGTTGTAGAGCCCCTCCAGGTCATCGGCGTCGAAGACCTGGCTGTCGGCGCAGACCTCCCCGCACTCGGGGCACGTCAGGGCGACTCGGGTGATCTCGCCTTCCTGGCAGGATCGGCAGTTGTCCTCGATGGTCTGCTCGAGACCGAGGATTCCGTGCTCTCCGTAGTGACCCGAGCCCAGCTGCATGTAGCCCTTGCGAGCCACCACCTGGTCCAGGCCATCGTCGCAGTGCTCGCAGCCCTTGCCCTCGCAGGCACGGCGCTCCATCACGGCCTCACCAGCGCGGTCACCCTTGCTGTACTTGATCACCCTGCCGTCCCGGTCGGTCTTCTCGACCAGGTGCTGCATACGGAGATCGAGGGCGTTCAGAGCGTACTGCTCGGCCTTGCCGACTCGGGGGTCGCCCTGGGCCTTGAGGTGATCCCAGATGGTGAACGGCCGATCGGATCGGGAGTCGTACACACGGGGATCGTCCGAGGGGTACTCGTCGCAGGGGCGACGCCACCCGGGGAGGCAGTCCGAGCGCATGCTCTTGAACTTGCCAGCCTTGTCACGGATCACGACCTTGCCCTGGAGGAAGATGTACGCGGGGTAGTCGTCTTCCAGGTAGCCGTCGGCCTTGGGGTTGGGGTACTTGGCCTCCAGGAAGAGGATGGGGTCACCATCCGCCTTCTGGGACTTCTTGGGGATCTTGATCTCGTCAGACCAGAACGCGGTGGGACCGCGATTCCGACGACGGTTTCGGTTGCTCTCGTTTCTTCTGTTTCTGGAGCGGAACGTAGCCACTAGTCTCTCCTGCGCCGTGGAATGATTGGCACGGCATTTTCGATCAGTTCTTGGAGCTCTTCTTCATCGAAGTCGTCTGGTTGCGCGAAGGCGTCGTACGGGTATTCAACCTCCCGTATGTCGGAGATCGCACCCCAGAGTTGCTTCAATGCGTGTTGAGTCTTCTCACGACCAGGACGGTCGTTGTCCATGAACAGGGTTATGCGGCAGCCCATCCTGTGGAGTAGCGCTGCCTGGGTGCGCGACAGGGAGGATCCCAATGTCGCCACCGCATTACTGAAGCCACATTGTAGCAGCCACAGACACGCTTTGAATCCCTCTACTACAAGGATTTCTTCTTCTTCTGGCGCGTCTGCAAAGTACAAGGTGGGGTAGATTCGATCGGCATTCCAAAGATGCCTCTGACGCTCAAACGTGTAGCCCGGATAGACCTCCTCTAGTTCGGATGCGTAGAACTTGTATTTGGGTTTCTGACCACGAAGTGTGGCCCTGCCACTTATGCCAGATAGATTCCCGTACAGATCACGCACCGGGAACGTGATGCGTTTGTTGACTCGGTCGAAACCTACGTCGTAGTCAGTCAGGATCGTGGGGTCGAACCCCTTCCTGACCAACTCCTCTACAGGCTGCTTGACGTCGTAGGCTCCGAGGTGTGCCTCGGGCAGTGGGTGTGCGGCTATGAACGGGTTGAGGGGGGATCGTAGACGTGGCCTCGCCTCCTTCTTCGACTTCAGATCGTCGGCTATGGGAGCTAGGGCCTTATCAACCTGACCTCGTCCGTACCCGAGCTTGCGAAGCAAGTACGGCAAGGACCCGCTGCCGCACCCTGCGTGGCAGATCCAGAGACCGGTCTTTCGGTTGATGAAGAAAGACGGCGACGAGTCTTGGTGGAATGGACAGGGAGCTGCGAACTCCCCATCCCCCACCAACCTCGCGCCGTCTATGTGCTTATCTACGACCTGCTGAACGAAGGTCGCTACATTCACTTACTCTTCTTTCTCTTCGCCCCCGTCCTTGCCTGTGCGAGAGCTCCACGGCCCCCACCAGATCGCCTACCAGGGCCGGCCCTAGAGGACCGCTTGTTCTTCTTGTTCTCTTCCTCGTCTTGAGCGTCAGCTGCCTTGGCCCTGTCCTCCAGGTCCTCGTCTGTCAGACGCTCCTGCTTGACCGAGAAGTTGTTCCCTGGCTGTCCGTGGATCAGCATGGGGTAAAGCTCCTCATCTCGAGCAGCAGGCCAGCACAAGGTGAGCTCGGACTTACCGGTGTCGGCGTCCTTGCTCTTGATCACCCTGAGCATGAAGTCGCACTCCATGCCGGCCGAGTCCGTGAACGCTGCTTCATCCGTGTCCACGTTCTTCGCGCTCTTCGCTGCCTTCCGGTTGGCCTGAGTCACAGCGATCACCGGAATCTCCAGGTCCACAGCAGCATCCTTGAGGTCCTGCATGATGTTGACCTGAGTAGTCCACTTGGCGTCCCTGTTCTTCGTTCTCCCGTCAGCCAGCTTGTAGACCGCATCCACTACCAGCAGATCTGCATCCACCTCCTTGGCTTTCTCCACCAGCATTCGCACGGTGGCTCCGTGGTTGGGCCCCCGGTCGTTGCTGATGATGAAGGCGCTACGGCGCCCGTCTGCCCGCTTCAAGTCACCGTCTGACTCCGCCAGGTCTTCCATGGTGGCGAAGACGTCCTTCTTGACGGAGGGAGGCAGCTCCCCCCGTTTCAGCGTCCCGTAGTCCACCTCACAGATGATCGACGTACCTCGCAGCAGAAGCTGCATCTTGTTCATCTCTCGGCTGTAGAAGAGGACTCTCGCGTGGTGATACAGATAGGCGTTGATGGCGATGTACAGGGCCACCCACGTCTTCATGTGCTTCGGTCTGCCATACAGCAGGACCAGCTGCCCGGACTGCATCCCCAAGGTCTCTCTGTTCACAGGCTCCCAAGGCCAAGGGATGCCGAGCATCCCTTCAGCACTGGCTACCCGCTCGTATTGCTCCCGGAGCATCTTGACGCTCTGAGATAGATCGATGTCCCCGCCCTCCGCCTTCCGGGTCTGCCACCTGGTCAGGAAGGCGGCTACCTTGGACATGGCGTCGTCGAGGTCGTCTGCGTCCAGGTCATCCAGCATCTCTTCGCAGAGAAGCGAGGCGTCGTTGGACATGTTGCGGTTGATGATTTCCTGACACAGCGAGGTCAAGGAGTCCTTGGACGGCCTGAAGTCGAAACTGCGGAACTTCCTCTTGAACGACTCCAGGGAGGGAACCTCCCCGTACGTAGTTCTAGAGAAGTAGATCCTCGAGATATGCCGGAACCAGTCCTTGCCCTCGAGGGTCTCGAAATCTTCCTCTGTCAAACCCGCCTTGACCAGCGGTTTGAACTCGTGCCGCTTGAGCACGTTACTGATCAGCGTGGCTTCCAGCCCCATCTACTCCTCCTGTTATTGGATATCACCGAAGAACCTCGATCCGCTGTGGAGTTCTATCCCTGCCAGCACTAGTCGTAGATCCTCCTGGATCTCCGTCGGGAGATCCACAAGTTTCATGACCGCCGAGGCTCCGGTGGATTTGTTGACGATCCGGACGCTGATCTCTAGAGAGAAGAAATCAGCGCCCGGAGTCCGGTCAACGGTCAAGTTCAGGAGCTCTGAGGTGAACAGCTCATGATCCTGTACCGAGATTGGCATCTACTTCTTGGCCGTCATGTGCTCGAAGAGGGCTGCTGCCTCCTCCAGGTGGATCTCCGCTGTGCCATGAGCAATCTCCTTGGCCAGTTCCATCGCATCTTCCAGCACCTTGTCCTTCTGGTCGCAGCTCAGACTCACCGAGACGTGTACTCCGTACCCGTCCCCGAAGTCCTTCAGCGCCAGGTCGACCCCAGCGCTGACTCGGGCATCTCCGGCCCCCAGCAATTTCTTCGCAGTGTCCATTTGGCTCCTCGAGGGTTGAACATCATCACTGACCTGTTCGATAGGGTCTAGACCCTTCTCGACAGCCCAACGACGTAGTTGGATTTTGACTAACGGAGACCTGTAGCTAGAGGAGGGAGAAGACATCGTCATCGACCTTCGGGCCGCTGACAGCCGTGCTGGCTCCCGCCTCGTACTTGTGGCAGCGGTCCTTGTAGATAGCGAAGACGGCGGGATCGAGCACAGCCTGGGCACGCTTGTGGTCGAAGGACTGCTTGATGACGCCGCCTTCTACGAGGTCATCCCACTCGTCTCGGTCGCTCGAGAGCTGAACAGCTCGGCTGTTGTCCCAGACGTTCTTCCCTCTCTTCGTCACGGTGAAGGGCCCCATGGAGTCCCCAGCTGCTCGCACAGCCATCTGGGCATCCTTGCAGCGCCTCCGACGCAGATCGATGGACTCCATCCAGGCGTTCCACAGATCCTCCCCCAGGCATTCTCGTACCTCTGCGGAGATCTCTCTCAGGTCCTCATCGGCCTCTTCAAAGGCCTCGATTGCCGACTCCGCTACTCGACCTAGATCATCACTCATTTCCATTTTCTCCTCTTGGGAAGGGGCTCATCCCTGGTTAGAAGCCGGGCTTCGTCCAGGAGGCCGAACGCCTTCTCGATGTCCTGAGCGAACTTCTGGCCCGGACTGGTTGGACTGGTGTAATTCCCCACCCTCGCCACGTAGGCGGGATGGAGCGTAACCAGTAGGGGGTATCTGATGCCTCCGGTCACTCCCATGATTTCAACGTCGAAGAGCTGTCCCCTGTCCTTGGTGATGGAAAGCTGCTTTCCAAGGACCGCCTTGGAGGCGACCTTGCCCACAGCCAGGACTAGAAGCGGATCGATGTTGTAGATCGTCTGATGAAGCCGCTCTTCGCAGTTTCGGAGCTCCGCTGCCGTGGGATCCACGTTCTCGGGAGGCCGGCACATGACGGCATTGAGGTAGAAGATCTTCTCGGACGCCACTAGTGCGTCCCTGATCTCGTCTGACTCTGCATCGGAGGGCTTGTAGCCCGAGGTCATCCTGCGTCCCATGCCGTGAAGCCATTCTTCATCGGCTCTTGCGAAGTAGGTCAGGAAGGTGTCGAGCAGGAGACCTGCCGAACCCGCAAAGGTACGACAGATCTCATCCTCAATCCTTCCAGGACCCTCTCCCACGATCACCAGGTCAGCGTCGGTGTCTCCCTCGCCGAACACGATGGAGCTCCGACTCTCAACTAGTCTGGGACACAGATCGCACTCACCCTCGACGTAGGTCTCGTACAGAACCTCGAGGGACTTCACCCACGAGCCCCACGGACTACCTTGGACATGTCTTCCGGAGACATGTCTCTGGGAAGCACGAGTCCTGCCTCGGATGCCCTACGAGCATCGTCGGCCACAGCCCTCCTCTCCAGGAAGTCCTTGACGGTCTGCTGATCGTAAGTGCTCAACTCCTCTACGAAGACCCAGTTGTCCACGGAGCCCAGGTGCAGGGTCTTGATGACCCCTTCGGCACACCCGTAGGGAGGGGTCATCACCTGCAACGCCACACGGCCATCCTGGGTAGACACATGACCCCCAAAGATGGGGGTGGCGTCGCGGATTTCCGTCGGGGTAGACCCCTTCCAGATCTCGCCGATGTAGTGGGAGCCCCCACTAGCAACGATCGCCTGCTTTGATTCTCGCTTGCTCATCTTCTCGTCTCCTTGATCTTGTAGCCCCGCATCTTCGCGAACCGACGGATCCTCGCAGCCTGCTTCTGGCAGCGACGAACATCCGGCACGAAGAACAGAGCTCGTGGGTGTTTCTTGTCCTCGTAAGTCCTCAAAATTCTACCCACGCACTGCTGGAAGGCATTCTCGTTCGAGAACAACGTCAGGCAGAGCAGGGTGTCCAGTGAGGGCTTATCCAGTCCTTCCTGCGCCAATTGCATGGTCGCCAGAATGGGGTTTGCTTCGCTCAAGGCTTCTTCCCTGGCGGAGTCCTTGATCACTCCGTGAATCAGCCCGCTTCCAGGCAACGTCGGATGGAGTAGCTCGAGTTGCTCTACCCGGTGAGACAGGGCGAGGATGCTCCGCCCTTCCTGAAGCAGCGTCCTCACTTCCTCAGTGATGACCTGGTTGAACTCTGCGTTCCTGGCGATCCAGTTCTTCAGAGCCACGTCTTCCGAGTACTCCCTAGCTGGACGGAGTCCATGCAGGTGTACGAACTCGATCTCAGGCTCTAGATCCTGGCTCAGGTCCGAGTAGAAGACCTTCCCCAGGTGATACTGGTAGACCTTTTCCAGCCCATCATTGCGGGTCGTGGTAGCCGTCAAGGCTAGCCGCTTCCCCGGGAAGAGGTTGGCCACCGTGCAGAACCAGTTCGCCGACATGTGGTGCCCCTCGTCGAAGATGACGAGGCCCCACCGGCGTAGGAACGATCTGGGAAGCACGTCCGCCTTACTCGCCAGGGTCTGCACCGTGGCCAAGCAGATCGGAGTGTCCTCGGGGAACTTGTTCTGCTTGACCCAGCCGACTTTCCCCTCGAAGTCCAGCTTTCCAATGATCTCCCTCTCCCACCCGGCGAGGATGGTCGTGTTGTTGCAGATCACCAGGGTCGGGACGCCTAGCCTCACGGCGTGGTAGAGCGCCACCACCGTCTTCCCCAGTCCGCAAGCTAGATTCAACGTCCCATCCCCCAGCTCCTCCATGAGTCGCAGGGGCTCGGTCTGGTTGTCTCTGGGGATGATGGAGTGGAGGATTGTTGTGGGGGGGTAAGAGGAAGGCCGGAGATCTACGATCTCGATGCCGTACGCATGCCTTACGTACTTGAGGGTGAACAGGTTTCGAGGAACCTGAATGTGATGCTTCGCCATCGAGAAGATCTCGATGTCGGTGGGGATGTCTCTCTTTCTCCCACTGAACATGGTGAAGGTGAGCCGCTGCTGGATTCCACGTACTGGCACCTCTGAGAGAGGCAACCAGAGGTCGGCGTCCAGGTAGGCGACTCCCGGGTCTCTACGACAGAACTGCAGTACGTCGTCGCTCATCTGAAGCTGGACTTGATGTGGACTTCTACGATCTCGAACAGGTCTTGCGAGATCTCCTTGACGTCCACCCCCCTACTCTCGAGCACTACTGATACGTCTCGCACGATGGCTCCTATGGTCGTGTTGATCAGGGATTCGATGTCGTTCCCCAACGGGTTGATTGTGGTCGGTTCCTCGTATCCAGCCCGACGCTGGTGTTGTACGTGAACTGCTCTCCTCAGATTCTCCGCCTCTGCCAAGTCCAGCCCCCACTTGGAGATGATCTCGTTGAGGACTTCTGCGCTGGGAAGGTTGAGGTTCTCCTCCAGCTTGCGGAGACCTTCTCTACTCATGTGGGTACGGATTCCTCCGCCCCTGTCGATCATGATCAGCTTGGCTGCATCGCTGCGGTATTTGAACATCCGCTTGCGGTGCGTGCGGATCATGGCTCCGACATCAGTCATCTTCTAGCTCCTCGTCCGAGTAAGGTTCGAGAGGGATCTGCTCTACTCCGAACGCGGCTTCTCTCAGGAATGTAGAAGACATCCTGATGAACGCGTTGTGGCTCAGTGCGCCCCACCAGCCCTTGGTACGGGTCTTTGCTGTGCGGAACTCAGCCGCATCGTCATCATCGTGCTTGGACACCTTGTTCCGTGATCTAACGGCCACGGAGTTCGAGGATGACGACGATTTGCCTTTCTTCAACTTTGATGCGTTTCGGACTCGCACTTTGCAGCGCACTCTGACGTCGCAGGCTTTACACTCCTTGTGATCAGGGTCGTAAGCCTCGGCATCTCCGAAACAGGTTGGTACTCTACGTAGTCGGGGAATGTCGGACATGGAACCTCCTAAGTAATCTCCATTACCTGTCTTATGCCGACCTGCTACGGGTTCTTGCATTGACGTTCTTGCCGCCCTAGCGGCATCATCGAGCCGTCCCAAGGAGCTCAAATGCACCGTACGTACCTGGATCTTCACGACTTCGGACCTGGCCTCGTCAAGGAGGCCGGCATCGGCGTTCCCGATGAGGTCGGGAGCAGCCACTTCCCGTCGGAAGACGAGCTGGACAACTACCCCGACGAGGACTTCGCCCTCATCATGGTCGATGGCAGTGAGAGGTTCAGGAAGTTCGCCTGTATGAGTCCTGGGACCGCCTGGCTCAACACGATGTGTCTGCTCGGCTCCTGGGACCGCATGCCGAAGACGGCGGCTGTCCTGGCGGGCACGAATCTGATGCACGTCCTCGAGGGCACGAGTACGCCTCCCCCGATGGAGCTCGTCGAGAAGGTGGCGTCTGCCCTGAACGAGTCTCTCCACGGTGAGGGAGAGCTCGTCTACTTCGGAGATACTCCGGTGGTGGACATCACCGATCTTAGCGCCGAGAAGAAGGCGTTCTTCCGAGCCGCCGGAGAAGGCTTCAAGATGCTGGGACGGGCCGCCAAGGGCTCCTATCAGGCAGGGCGGCAAGCCGCTACGGCAGCGGGCCAAGGGGGAGCAGGTTGGGGCGGTCAGATGGCAGCTGGTGCCAAGGCCATGGGCGGAGCAGCCGGGCAGTTCGCTAGAGCCAGCGGAGCGGGTCTACAGGAGGCTGGCAGGGGTGTGGCGAGGAGTAAGAACTTGCTGGCGAAGAGGGACGTCACCCGTACCGCCCCTCAAAACTGGGCCAAGGCAGTTGGCAATGTCTCCAGGAACGCGAAGTACGCCCCAGGAACGAACCTTGCCGCTGCCGGTGCAGCTACTGCTGGAGGTGCTGCTGCCCTAGGTGCGGGTGCCTACGGCGCCAAGAGGATGCTCGGTCGGCCGAAGCAGGCAGGGGTCGCAGGTACTGGCTACATGATGGGACGTAGAAAGCGGGCGTCGGCTTCTATGGAGGGATACAACTGGTCCACTGCCCTCAAAGGTAACAAGAGGCCTGAGTCTGCGGCAGGTGCGAGATCCCTGGTCAAGGAGTACCACAACAAGAATGAGTTCTTCGAGCTAGGTGGTAGGGCCTTGTCGAAGTCTCAGGCGGTGCAGGCTCTCCAGAACCCCAGTACGTTCAAGCAGGTAGGCCACGTCAGTCTTCAGCCTGGAGTCAACAAGGCTCAGGCCCTCTTGTCGCTCAACAAGGATATGAGGAAGCAGGCAGGTGCCAAGACCACCGCTGGCATCGCCGCCGCTACCGCTATGGGCGGAGCTGTGCTGGGCCACAAGCGGGGCAAGAAGAAGGGGAAGGCTGAAGGCTTCTCCGCAGGATTCGGCTCGGGTAGCCAAAAGGGCTACTGGAGTGGGCGTCGGCAGGGCTACCAGCTCGGCACCGATCACTCTCAGAGAGCTGCCATGGTTCAGAGGATCAAGCGGCTTGAAGCCGGCCAGACGAAGGAAGCCTTGAGCAAGGAGCTCAAGGCCAGGGCAGCCGACAAGGCTCGAGAGAGGCGCAAGGGACTGGAGAATGCGGAGAAGTCCTTCTTCGACATCTCGAGAAATTCCGAAAACCGTCATGTCCGCGAGGGTGCCAGGCTCATCAACAAGGACATCGACAAGTCCAAGGGTCGTAGACTTCGCCAGGAGCTCAAGTTTCGGGGGCTGATGGACCCGTCGGCCACGGCAGACTACTTGCGGCCAGGGGGAGCGAAGGACTCGAGGCACATAGATAGAGTCGCGAGAGCGGATAGACGCGCCCCCTCTTCCCCTCCTGCTCCCAGGAAGAGATCCAAGCTCTTCTTCAAGACCCCGAAGATCAAGGCCCGGTTGGACTCCCCGAAGTCTCGACCGATCCCGAGATCTTCCTCCCCACGAGCGACTGGCGGAGCCCTGGCGGCCGCCGGAGCCCTGGCGGCAGGAGGTGCCTACGTGATGCACCGACAGCGCAAGGCTGAGCAGGCTCGAGAGAACCAGAAGACTGCCGCTGGTTTCTCTCTGACAGGCACCAACACCAGTACCACTGCTCCACAAGGTCGAAAGCGGAGCTTGCTCAGCTATCGTGGATGGACTCCTGGCGAAGCTGGTGCAGCAGGTGCGGCTGGAGGACTGGGCGCGGCGGGAATCGCCAAGCACACCGGTCTGCTCGGCAAGATGAAGGGCGGTCGACTCGGCGCTGTGGCGGCAGGCACCACCGCTCTAGGGGCAGGTAGCGGCATGTTGCAGCAGAAGCTCTTCAACAGGCCGAAGACCGCGGCCCCGTCTACCCTTCTACGAGGAGACTACCCGGTAGAGAACCCGGAGCAGATCAAGCAGGCAGAGGCTTTCTTCGACGAGCACTGGCAGAGGCTCCATCCCTCTGATCGACGAACGTACGCGACCAACCTGGTCAAGGCCGCCCTGGCTCACGGGGTCTACCCGACCTCCGAGAACCTCGCGAAGTACGCCGGTGACGCTGTCTCTACGGAAGCTGTGCTGCACCTGAACGCTCGAGCCAAGTACGTGGACGACTACGGTCGTGAGGTGCTGATCAAGCTGGCCGAGGAGATCCCGACCGCCGACCCGGACTACCTCGCGGATGCGCTCACCCAGGTCGATGAGCACTACGGCATCAGCCAGAAGTGGGACACTCACGTAGTAGATCCCTACGCTGCGATCCTCACGAAGTCTGCCTCCGAAGACTTCCGGTGGTCAGAAGGTCCCGACACGGTGACCGGAGATCAGCTGGTAGCAGCCAGCAAGGAGAAGCGGATTCCGCTGACCACTGCCCTGGGAGACGACGGCTTCTACGAGTTCGCCAAGGCTCCGGTAGCAGTGTTCGAGTCCTTGCCCTCGGATGTGAAGCACGTCATCTCTCGAATCTCGGCATAACCCATGGCCGAAGCCGCCGAAAAGATCGGGTTCTCTCCCAGCCTGATCTTCGGACACCACGACGCACACCCTGTCGTGCTAGCCACGCTCCTGTTCAAGGAGTACGACGTGGAGTGGCTCGAGTGGGAAGCGGACGTGCTGTGGTACGAGATCGAGGATGACTTCAGTCGGCGGTTCAGCGCTAGAGGTCGGCCTACCAAGGTGACGGTCAGCGGGCTGAACAGAAACAAGATCCAGGCGATCCGTACCCTCCTGCTGAGCAACGGCTTCTGGGAAGAGTGGCAGATCTTCTGCCCGATCATGCAGGCGTTGAACAACAACGTGCCAGTGTTCGACACGCTGCAGAAGCCCTCGGTGGCTCAGCTGATGGCGGGGCTGGACATCGTGTCTACGATCCGGGAGGAGGAGTTCTCTGAGGAGATCTCTCGGTTCGTAGCTGCTGCGTGCTTGGAGCAAGGTGTTTGGTTCTTGCCGAAGCCTTTAGACTTCGCCCAAGGTCATGCTGCTCGACCGCACTACGAGTGCAGGGACTGCGGCAATCAGGATGAGGTAGACCTGCGAGACGGGAGATGCGATGTCTGCGTAGGCAGATTCTCTCCAGACTCTGACGGCAACGCCATGAACATGAAGCCGGCCAAGGGGGTGCCTGACTCGGTCGGGAGGAACCTGAAGTACGAGCTGAAGAACGATCCTCGCTCTGTGGAGACTCCGTGGAAGAGGATCAAGCAGGATCCCGAAGGGGACTACATGCTGCAAGACGATGTTCCAGAGGATGTAGTATGTGCCAAGCTCCTGGTTGCTGAAGGGCATATGGAGCACCGTCAGGCACTGCTTCACCAGCAGGTGACCGCTCTCGAAGGTCTGCTAGGGAAGAAGTTGTGAACCCTCTCGTCTACGAAGCGTTCTCGGCAGAAGCATTCGAGCTCCAGAAGGAGGCTCGGCTGTGGTCCGCGATCAATAGAGCTACGGGCACGACCCGCCGGATGCTGGACAAGGGGTGGACGGTCGGAGCAAAGGGTACTGACGAGGCAGGTCAGTTCCTGCGAGCTGCTGAAGGTCCCGGCAAGGAGCTCTTGCAGCACGGTGGCAGATGGTGGACTCCCGGTGGAGCGCTTCATCGAGTTGGTCAAGGTCTCCGCAGCGCCGGCAGGACCCTGGATCCGCGTACCGGAGGCAGAGAGCTCCGAAAGGGCTGGCAGTCGGCGGGTCAGTACAAGATGGTCGGCGGCAAGATGGTGAACGGCAAGATGGTGGGCGGCGTACCCGTGGAAGTGGGGGCAGGCGCGGGCACCAAGGCCCTGACCGCAGGCTTCACGGGACTTGGTCTTCACGGTGCCGCTAAGAAGGGGCCCGATCCCACACAGCCCAACGCTGGTAGAGCGGAGCGGTGGGGCAAGGCCATTGGCAGCGGTGCGGGATTCATCGGAGGTATGCGGGGAGGCATGATCTCGTCCATGGTATCTGGAGCAGCACTAGGCGCAGTTGGCGGCGGAGTCGGCAAGGTAGTTGATGGGGCGGGCCGCCTGATCACAGGGCGTCCTCGTCCGGCTGCCGCTACGGCCAAGATGGCGTTCAGGCAGGCCTACTACCGAGACGAGCACTAGATGGCCGGTTTCGACTTCGGCAGTTTCCCGGGAGGGATCACCGATGGTCTAGGCTCTGGGGGGTCTGGGGGCTTCGGCGATCTCCGGATGAACACCAGTGGTCGGGGAGGCGTGGCCTACCCCAACCCCTTCTTCGACGGCGCGCATACGTACTTGCCCGCCACGATGAAGAAGCTCTTCAAGTACTGCCGGTACTACTTCCTCACGAATCCCCTGGTGAACGCCGTCTGCTACAAGATGGCGTCGTACCCGATCACCGACCTGGTGTTCACCAGCGAGCACGCGGCAGTAGAGGACAAGTACGCTCACCTCAAGGATGACATCCTGGGGTACCGCCAGTTCCTTGTAGAGGCGGGGCTGGACTACCAGTGCTACGGCAACGCCTTCGTCTCGATCCACTACCCCTTCGTCAAGTACCTGATCTGCGGCAACTGCAAGCACAGTGAGCCCGTCAAGCAGCTGAGGAAGTTCTACCAGTGGCGGGACATGGGCTTCGTGCTCAAGTGCCCGAAGTGCAACTCTCGAGGGAAGGCTAAGCAAAAGGACATCGCTCTCCGCTCCCCTCACCAGATCCGGTTGATCCGGTGGGATCCGGAGAGGATCTCCATCCAGTACAACGAGGAGACCGGAGACACCCAGTACTTCTATCAGATGAGTGCTCGTACTCGAGGGCAGCTACTGGTAGGCAAGCCGCACGTCATCGAGAGGATCCCCTCGATCTTCTTGAAGGCCGCCAAGAAGAAGCTGGCCCTCAAGTTCTCGCCTGGACAGGTGTTCCACCTCAAGCGTCCGACTCTAGCGGGTAAGGACCAGGGGTGGGGGATGCCTCGCATCCTCCCAGTGCTCAAGGACTCGTACTACCTGCAGGTGCTCAAGAAGGGCCAGGAGATGATCGCCAGGGAGCATATCGTGCCCCTGAGAGTCCTCTTCCCGCAGGCCGGGTCCGGCACCTCTGATCCCTACACCACGGTGCCTCTCCAGGGGTGGAAGAACACCATGGAAGAGGAGATCGAGCGGTGGAGGCGTGATCCCAACTACATGCCCATCCTCCCCATGCCCGTGGGGCACCAGGTCATTGGTGGGCAGGGCCGAGCCATGGTGCTCCACCAGGAGCATCGGGTTTGGGCAGAGCAGATCATCGCAGGCATGCATGCCCCACAGGAGTTCATCTTCGGCGGGATGTCGTACAGCGGCACCAACGTGTCGATGCGGAACCTCGAGAACGAGTTCATCAACTACCGCACGGAGACGCAGGGGCTGACGAACTGGGTGTTCGACAGCATCGGCGCCTTCATGGGCTGGCCGAAGGTCGATAAGAAGTTCAAGCGCTTCAAGATGGCCGACGACCTGCAGCGGACGATGATCTACTTCCAGATGAACCAGGGTGGCAAGGTCTCTGATCACACCCTGCTCCGAGAGCTGGGAGAGAACTACGAAGCAGAGCAGAGGCTCAAGCGTGGCGAGGGCAGGAGGACTTCCGACGATCAGCGACGGATGCAGGTTGCGTCCGCCATTGCTCAGGCAGAGGCTCAGCAGGTTTCACAGCGGTACATGCAGGCCGCAAGTCAGGACATGCTGGGCGGGGCTACACCGGGCGCCGAGGCTCGCCAGCCGCCGCCTGAGGCAGCCGGAGCACTTCCGTCTTCGGGAGGCAGCATCAACCCAGAGAACGCAGGACAGGCGCCAGCAGAGGGCGTCCCGCAGGAGGCCCAGTCTCCGATCAACCAGGCTAGCGGAGCGGGTGGTCAGAGCATGAACGTGTTGTACGTAGCTAAGAGAGTGTCGAAGATGCTCGACGACCTCTTGAAGCAGGACCCCAAGACGGCCTACGCGTGGATGCAGAAGATGAAGATGGAGCAGCCCAACTTCCTGAACCTGGTGCTTCAGATCATGCAGTCCAAGGGAGGCAAGAGAGACCCCTTGGACCCGAACCAGTCGCCTCTCCCGAGCGCGAAGCCGCCCAGGAGAGACATAGGCTCGGCGATCGTGTGATACCACAGGAGCAATGCTGACTCCTTTCAGGAGATGCTGGACGGGATAGATAAGAACAGAAGGGGAAGGTAGATCGGCACACGGAGCCCGTGTGCCGACCAGTTACCTCCGACGTGTGCGAAAGCGATTCCGCCCCCCTCTAGGTGCCGGCTGTGTCGGAGCTTCCGGCTCCTCGATACGGGGGATGACGTCCTTGTCCAGGTACTCCTGGAACAGCTCCCCCACTCCGTCGATCTTCTCGTCTCGTAGAGCTTCTCGAAGCTCCCCTTCCTCATCGGGTAGAAAGTGGTGGGCGATACAGCCCACATGGATGAGCTCTGCGTCAGGCTCGTCGGCGATGAAGGCAGGGCCCAGGCTTCGGGAGCTCACCTCTACCCTTCCTGGGCGGATTTCGACCGCATCCTCTCCCCATGTGAACTCCTCCTGGCAGTAGACGCAGTACACTAGTCCTCCTTCTCGAACATCTCCGAGGCTGTGTGGGTTACGAGGTGCCTCCACTGTTTCTGGGACAATGCCTCTGGTTCTACGCAGGCCTGGCACAGACTGTTGATCCCCTCGCACCCAGCGCACTCTTCTTCTGAGTAGTGCCCCAGGAGCGTGAAGCCGCTAGCTTGCCGACCGGTAGGTAAGCAACGAGGACAGATCCAGAGGACCTCCTCCAGTACCCCCAGATCCCCAAGGACCTCCTGGAAGTAAATGCAAGAAGAGCAATCTCGGGGATCCGGGCACCGCCCGCTCCTACGCCCCGGCTCGGAAGCCAGGACGAGGAGCGGGCAATACGCTAGACGGGGATCGTCACTCATCCTTCTTCAAGTGCTTCGCGGTTCGAGCCATGCCGAACCAGCACTGGTCTCGTGCATAGAGCACGAGACCGAGGGCGACGCCGGCTCCGAAAATCAGCGGCATGATTACTCCTTCTCTTCTTCCTTCTGCTCCTTCTTCTCCTCCTCCGTCGAGGAGCCGTAGATGGCCTCCTCGATGGCGGAGCTGAACTGGGAAGCGGAGGTCTCGGTCTTGTCATCAGGCATGGTTACTTCCTTTCTACTTCCCTTATCTCTCCAAGTGCAGGCACATTGTCACCGGGCCACGACAGCCCATTAGCGGTGAGACAGAGCTAGGATTACCCCCATGGCGCAGCTGGATCCCGAGAGCACGTTCGAATCCTTGAAGACTCGAGCAGTGGAGTCCGTCTCCTCGCACTTCCCCTTCGAGGGCAGTCACCGCACTTTGGAGATGCACAAGGTCTGGGTAGACGACTCGAAGAGCCTCGACGACATCAAGTCGCAGCAGGACTCGAAGTTGAAGGGCCGGAGCTGGGATGTCCCGCTCAAGGCAGAGATCTCACTCAAGGACAAGAAGACGGGCAAGGAGATCGACCGACAGGTCATCACAGTAGCCCGCATTCCCAAGATCACGAGGCGCTACTCGTACATCGTGGACGGCCGTGAGAGGCAGATAGAGAACCAGTTTCGTCTCAAGGCAGGTGCGTACCACCGAGAGAACGAGGCCGGGGAGCTCAACGCTCACTGGAACCTCGAGAGGTGGGAAGGCTCGAAGGCTTCCCGCTTCAACACGTACTTCGATCCGAAGACTCGGAAGTTTCAGGTCGAGGTAGATGGCACCCGAGACATCGGGCTGTACCCAGTACTCAAAGCACTGGGCAGATCTGACGCCGAGATCAGGAAGTTGTGGGGCAAGGACATCTACGACTCCTCCGTGAAGCAGTACGGAGGAGAGGCCAAGCAGCTGCAGAGCTTGAACAAGCTGCTGGCCAAGACGTCTGGCAAGACCGCGAAGACATTGCCAGAAGCCCGGCTACGAGCAGGAGAGATCTTCGGCACCGCCAAGCTCCGCCCAGACAGCACGAAGGTCACGTTGGGCAAGGAGTACGCGGAGGTCAACGGGGAGGCCATGCTCCGCTCGTCTGGCAAGCTGCTGGATCTGGCCAGAGGCAAGGTGAAGGCGGACGATCGAGAGTCTTTGATCTTCAAGGACCTGCTGTCGGCTGAAGATCACCTGGCAGATCGACTCAAGAGGGGTACGTGGGACATCACCCGCAGACTCAAGCAGACGGTGGACGTCAAGGACAGTGTTCGGGACGTAGTGAGCCCCGCAGTGTTCAACAAGCCGCTCAAGTCCTTCTTCTCTACAGCTCTAGCCCCCATGCCCACGCAGACGAACCCGCTGGACTTCGTCTCGGGGCACATGCGCACAACCATCATGGGCCCTGGCGGTATTGGGGACATTCAGTCCGTGCCAGAGGACGCTGTCCGGATCAATCCCAGTCACCTGGGGTTCATCGATCCCATCCCCACTCCGGAAGGGGAGAAGACAGGCATCACGCTGCAGCTGCCTCTAGGCGCCAGGAAAAAAGGCAAGGAGCTCTTCACCAAGGCGTACAACCGGAAGACCGGGAAGCTGGAAGAGCTGTCCCCTGCCCAGTTCGACGCAGCTGTGGTGGCGTTCCCGGACCAGGTGGACTGGAAGGGTGGGAGGCCTCTTCCAAAGGGCAAGGAGGTGACCGTAGCCTCCAAGAGTAACGAGATCGAGGCCCGCCCCTACGGAGACGTCACCCACGTGATGGTCTCCACCAAGGGGATGTACTCCCTGCCGACGAACCTGATCCCGTTCCTCCAGAACAACCAGAGCAACCGAGCCATGACGGCTTCGCGGATGCAGGAACAGGCTGTAGGACTGAAGCATCGAGAGGCTCCCTTGGTGCAGTCGGCGACAGGGAACAAGAACGTCACCTTCGAGAAGGTGATGGGCGCGTTCAACTCTCACGCGTCTCCCGTTCACGGGACGGTGGTCTCCATCGACGAAGACTCGATCAACGTGAAGGATGCCAAGGGCAAGATTCACGAAGTTCAGATCTACAACGACTTCCCCTTGAACCAGGACGACGCATTCATCAAGGCGGACACAACCGCCAAGGTGGGGCAGAAGGTGAAGAAGGGGGAGCTCCTAGCGGATACGAACTTCACCAAGGGAGGGGAGTTCGCGCTAGGTAAGAACCTTCGAGTCGGGTACATGCCCTTCAAGGGCTACAACTTCGAGGACGGTATCGTCATCTCCGAGACGGCTGCAAAGAAGCTGACGTCCGAGCACATGTATCGGCCCAAGACCGGCATCGACAAGCAGACGGTACTGAGTAAGAAGAAGTTCCGAGCCCACGTCTCTTCGGACTTCCTGAACAAGGAGCAGTGGGACAAGCTCGATGATGAGGGGATCATCAAGCCAGGTACTCGAGTCGAGGAGGGGGACGTCCTGGTAGCGAAGCTGCAGAGGGAGGACATCTCCACCGAGCAGAAGAAGCTTCGGAACCTGAAGAAGTCCATGGTCAAGGATCACCGAAACCGGGCGGTGGTCTGGGACAAGGGCTACCAGGGCACAGTCTCTCGGGTAGCTCGGACCTCTCGAGGTGTAGAGGTCCACGTAAAGACCGAGGAGCCTGCTCAGGTCGGCGACAAGCTGGTGGGACGTCACGGCAACAAGGGGATCATCTCTACAGTCATTCCTGATCACGAGATGGTCGTGCTTCCGGACGGGAAGCCTCTAGAGGTCGCCATGAACCCGGCAGGTATCCCCAGCCGCATCAATTTGGGGCAGGTGCTAGAGACCGCAGCCGGGAAGATCGCTCGGAAGACAGGCAAGCCGTACGTCGTAGACAACTTCGACCCGAGCGAGCCGGATTACACCAGGAAGGTGATGAGGGATTTGAAGGCTCACGGCCTGTCTGACCAGGAGGATGTTCGAGACCCAGGTACAGGCCGCGTACTCGGCAAGGTGCTGAACGGCGAACAGTACATCTTCAAGCTCAAGCACAAGGTCAGCAAGAGCATGAGTCCTCGAGGTGGTGGAGCGGGCAACCCCTACACCATGGACGGGATCCCCAAGTCAAGTACAGGGGCGCAGTCCATCGGAGCGTTGGGCCTGAACGCGATGCTCTCGCACGGGGCCAAACACAACATCAGAGAGATGGCCACGCTGAAGTCGGATCGAAACGACGAGCTGTGGACCCGTCTGCAGGAGGGGGCGACCATCCCTCCGCCGCAGATTCCCTTCACCTACGACAAGTTCACCAGCTACCTCAAGGTGATGGGAGTCAACGTAGACAAGAACGGGTCTACGCAGACCTTGCGACCCCTAACCGACAAGCAGGTGCGGGAGCTAAGTGCAGGAGCTCTCCCCAACGGCGGTAGGATGCTGCGAGGCAAGGACCTCCGCCCCGAAAAGGGAGGCTTGTTCGACAACAAGCTGACTGGTGGTACTGATGGCAAGAAGTGGTCACATCTGGAGCTGTCCGAACCGCTGCCGAACCCGACCTTCGAGAAGGCAATCAGCGGCATCCTTGGGTTGAAGCAGGGGCAGTTGAACGGAGTGATCGCAGGGACCAAGACCATCGGCGACGCGTCGGGCCCCACTGCCGTCGTCAATGCTTTGGCGAAGATCGATCCCAAGACCGAGCTCGCTCAGGCGAAGAAGGATCTGAAGACGGCACGGAAGGACCAGTTGAGCAAGGCTCGTAAGCGAGTCAGGTACCTCCAGGCCCTAGTCGACGCGAAGATGTCTCCCACGGAGGCGTACACCACTAAGGCAGTCCCGGTACTCCCCCCGTCCATGCGTCCCGTCACCGTGATGGACAACGGGGACCTCAACACCGAGGATCTCAACCACCTGTACAAGGACATCGCCTTGTCGGATAAGAAGCTTCGTGAGCTCAAGGCAGACAAGGGGATCCCCGAGTCCATGAGGCAGCCGATGCGGGCGAGTCTGTACGACGGGCTCAGGGCCCTGACCCTGACGGGGTCTGACCTGCAGGGTCGGCATCGTCGAGGAGTGATGGAGGCGATCTCGGGTACGCAGCCCAAGTACGGCTACTTCCAGAGCAAGATCATCGGTCGCCGACAGGACTTGTCGATGCGATCCACCATCATCCCCGAGCAGTCCATGGGGCTGGATGAGGTGGGCATCCCTCGCAAGGCCGCTATGGAGATGATGAAGCCCTTCGTAGTGCGAGAGCTCGTCAAGGGCTTCGGCTACACCCCCCTGAAGGCACAGAAAGCCATCAAAGAGAATAAGGCCATCGCCGACAAGGCGTTGGAGCAGGTGGCGGCAAACCGTCCCGTGATCATGAAACGAGATCCCGTGCTACATCGACACGGAGTCATGGCGTTCAAGCCTAAGATCGTCTCGGGCAAAGCAATTCAGATCCACCCGCTAGTCACTGCGGGGTACAACGCAGATTTCGACGGCGACAAGATGGGCATCTTCGTTCCCATGACTCAGGAGGCGGTGTTAGAGGCTAAGGGCATGATGCCCTCGAAGCATCTGTTGAATCCCGCTAGTGGTGCCCTGATGCACATTCCTCGGCAGGAGTCGCAGCTCGGGGTCTACCAGCTGAGTCAGATAGGTAAGCGTACGGGCAAGCGTTTTGCGAACAAGAAGGATGCTCTGAAGGCCCTGAAGGACGGAACTATCTCGGTCAGTGATCAGATCTCCGTAGGAGGTCTCCGAGAGAAGACTGCTGCCACCGCAGCTACCACGGCTGGAAGACTTCTCCTATCCGACGCCCTGCCTGAGGGCTCGGAAGAGCGTGCTCGCGTACTGAGTGACAAGTCGCTGAAGCTGGACAAGAAGGGGCTGACGGGGATCTTGTCGTCACTGGCTAAGGGGGACAGTGACGTATTCGCCAAGTCCGTCAACAAGCTGAACCAGCTAGGCAACCAGCAGACCTACGACAACGTCTTCTCTGTAGGGCTCAAGGACTTCTTGGTCCACAAGGACGTGAAGGACCCCATCTTCGCGGAAGCGGATAAGGAGGTAGCCGCGCTTCGCAAGGGAGGCATGTCCCGGAACGATGCCATCGTGAAGGCGTACATGAAGGTAGTTCCCAAGATCGATGCGCGAGGCAAGGCCAAGCTCTCGAAGAGCGACAACAAGGTCTTCGAGATGGTCTCGTCAGGAGCTCGAGGTAACTGGGATCAGTTCAAGCAGATCGCAGTTGCCCCAGTGCTGGTAGCAGACGACACGGGCAAGGCAGTCCCGATCCCCTTGAAGAAGAGCTACTCTGAGGGACTGAGTACCGCAGAGTACTGGGCATCCCTGTCTGGAGCTCGCATGGGCACCCTGGCCAAGGTGAAGGGAACCAGTGAGCCTGGCGGCCTGACTAAGATCATCGTCAGCTCCACCATGAACCAGGTGGTAGTGGACGAGGATTGCGGCACCCGTCGCGGTATCTCTCTGGACGTCAACGATCCCGAGATCCAAGACCGCTACGCAGCGCAGGACATCAAGGTTCGGGGAGGGAAGATTCCTTCAGGCACGCTGCTCACCCCAGACGTACTGACCAAGCTGAGGAACGCTAAGGCGGGGAAGATCTCCGTACGTTCTCCGCTCAAGTGTGAGCATGGGGAGGGGCTCTGCTCCAAGTGCTACGGAGTGGACGTCTCGGGGCAGCTCCCGTCTCCCGGTACGAACCTCGGCATCATTGCAGCTCAAGGAGTTGGGGAACCTGCTACGCAGCTCTCCATGAGGAAGTTCCATACAGGAGGTGTCGTCGAGGCCAAGGGCGACAAGATGGATGACTTCACCAAGCTCCAGAAGCTCTTGACCATGCCGAGGAACCTGCGAGGTTCTGCGACGATCTCAGGGCTCACCGGCACCATCAACAGTCGAGGCATCAAGAAGGATCCCGCTGGAGGTTGGCGAGTCAACGTGGCTGGCCGAGATCGGCACGGCCACGAGAAGGAGCAGGAGCACTACATTCCCGGCAACAGGCAGCTCGGGGAGAACCTGGCACTGATCAAGAGTCGGGGAGGTAACTTGAAGGTGACGGCGGGGCAGCCCCTGAGCTCTGGCATGGTCAACCCTCGAGATCTTCTGGAAGTGGCCGGCATGGAGAGGGTCAGGAACTACCTGACCGACGAGATGCATGGCGCGTACAAGGAGATGGGGGTCAAGCGGAAGAACATGGAAGTCGTGGTCCGAGCCGTTGCGAACCTGACCGAAGTCCGCGACCCCGGAGAGTCGGGGTACATGCGAGGCGACATCGTCCCAGCAACTATGCTGTCGGCCAAGAACCGGAAGGCCGCTAAGCTGGGCCAGAAGCCGGCGCTCCACAAGCCGATCCTCAAGGGCATCAACGAAGTTCCTCTGGCGATGCAGGAAGACTGGATGGCTCGGTTGCAGTACCAGAAGCTGAAGGGCACGATCCTGGAGGGCTCCGCCCAGGGGTGGGAGAGTAACCTGCACGGGCTTCACCCTGTGCCAGGCATCGCGTTCGGAAAGGAGTTCGGTAAGCCTCCCGGGAAGGAGCCGTACAACTACTGATATGCGTTCAACCACGTTCCACAGCTTCGTTACTGAGCTCGTAAAGCTCTCCGCCGTCAGCAACCTAGGACAAGACTTCCTTGGAGGAGTAGATCCTTTCGGGAACTGGACTGCTCAGTACGGGCAAGCAGCTGAGCAGGCACGAGTCAATGAGACAGAGCACCGAAAGAAGCAGCTGGTTACTGGCATGGGCGGAGTTGTGGGAGGTGCTGCAGTAGTTCCCTCGGCCGTATACGGCTTGATCAGTGCGGGACAAGGTGCGGCAGCGGGCAGAGGGGTGGGAGGCAAACTACTTGGAGCTCTACGGGGCGGTGCTCGTGGTTCGGCGGAACCGTTGAGGGGCCTGTACCACGCAGGCAAGTCTGTGAAGTTTTTGAACAGGTCAGCAGCTACGGGGAAGATCCGGGCGCCTTCTGCGGCGGAAAGAAAGTCGTTGGAGTTTGTTGCGGATAGAATTCCTCTAGCAGCTCTTGGATCGAGGAAATTGCACGGGCTGTCTGTTGACAAAGTCCGGGCAGCTGCGGGGTCAGCCAGGCTCTCGGCCATCCCCTCGGAACAGGCAGCCTTGCAGCAGATGACCGTTCCCGCTCAAGCGGCGTTGAATAAGGCAAGAGCGCAGCTTGGGCTGGGGGGCGTAGTGGGGAGCGGAGGCGCGCTGGTGCAGTACAACAAGGGTCGTGCTGTAGAGAAAGAGTTCAGGAACAGGTGATGGATCGTCTAGACCTACTAGAAGATGTACTCACAGCAGATCTGAAAGACTACAGGTACTCCCTTGTAGTCTTGCCAGAGATGCGGAGCTACGCGGCTCAGGACGAGAAGAACAAGATCATCTTCTTGGCCGAGTCTCGTAGAGGCGTGCCTGTCTCCTTCCAGGACATGGCCTGGTCAGGCTTCCACGATCTAGGTCACGTGATCGACGCCCGTACTGACGAGGAGTATGTGCAGGACTTCCGGCCGACCATCGTGTTGGAGCGGGCCTGTGACCGGTACGGGTGCCACAGAACGATCGACTTCTGCGAGAAGAACGGACTACCTCACACGCTGACGCCAGACTCTTGGAAGTCGGCGAGGTACAGCACGCCCAAGCACGTAGCGGAGTGGCTCGAGGGATTCAATGGGGGCCGAGGTTTCGAGCAGCTGGATCCGAAGCAGGTTCATGCCATAGCGGACGCACTCCGCATCCCCTGGGACGATGACGAGGCGTTCATGGACGTCTCTGAGGACGTCACGGGGAAGCGGCATCTCGATGACATGACTCGTGACGAGTTGCAGCTTGTGGTGCTAGCCATGGTGAGGCATGTACTGGGGAGAGAGCCTGAGATGACGAAGGAGTCTTCCGGCAGGGTCGTGGTCAGCCCTCGTGTGAACCGCCGATGGGAGAAGCATCTCAAGAGGCGAGAGTCTCGTAAGGAGTACAAGCATGTACGCGTCGGTAAGAGGGACTTCCTCCTGCAGAAGGAGATCCCTGTTCTTACCGAACTCCCCGACCATGCAGGGAAGGCAAAGGCAGTTCTCCGCAGGGCGATCAGATCTGCTCCGAGGACGGACTGGTCCCACGCACAGATCGCAGTTCCTGACACAGTAGAGTTGACCAAGAGGATCAACGCGTTTCGGGGTACTCGTGGGCACGTTCGCCTGCCCGGGGAGCGTCTAGGCTCCGAGTCCTTCCGGGCTGGGCGGCTACATGCCCACAAGGTGGGCCCGGCCTGGCTAGTGCATGAGGACATGCATGCTCCAGGAAAGACTTTGCGGAGCCAGATCAAGCACGCTCCCGAGGCATTCAGAGCACAGCTCAAGCGCCTAGTCGCCAAGAGACCTGTCATCACATCTTCTAGGGTTCAGCGGTACAGCGAAACCCCGGTCATGAAGGCGATGTTCGGGAAGACTGCCGGCAAGCCTAGAGGGATCAAGATCCTAGCCGTCGGGGACGGCATGGGTGGCGGCCATATGGCTCAGGCCAAGAACCTGGCAGAGGCGGCCAGGCGCAGGAAGATCCCCGTAGAGGTTCTCAACTTCGACACAGAGTTCGGAGATCCCGCTAGCGTAGAGAAGTACTACGAGAGCTATGGGAAGCTCCTGGATGCTGCGGACGAAGGGAAGGTGCTTCCTACCGCCTACGCTGGAGCAGTGTCCGGGATCACCCACTTGAAGCACCACACCACGGGCTTCGATCGGAAGAGGCTGAATAAGTGGGTGGATGACAACTCGGATCAGGCGATTGTCCTGACTAAGACGCACCTGCAGATGCCCTTTGCTGGAGTCAAGCACCCGATCCACGTGATGCACACTGACCCAGAGAAGTCGGTAGGTGTGCGTGACTGGGACAAGGTCAGTCCTCGCATCCATGTAGGTACGCAGGCCGTGATGGACGTGCTGAAGCCCCGAGAGAGCAAGGTGTTGCCCGGCCTAGCCGTCAACCCTCGAGTCCTCGAGAAGCAGAGACCTTCCAAGTTGATGAGCAAGAGGGACTACAACGTCACGGTGAGCGGAGGAACGCTGGGCCTAGAGGTGGATGAGATCACTAAGAGAGTGCTCCAGTCCGGCTTGCCGCCTAACGCAGTAGTTCACGCCGTTGCAGGCAAGAACAAGGCCCTACAGAAGAAGCTCACGAGGATGGCTAAGAAGGATCCTCGAATCAGACCTCACGGCTACGCTCCGCTGACGGCGATGATGCAGGAGGCGGACCTGAACGTGATTCGTGCTCACGGAACTACGTACGCAGAGACCGAGGCATCCGGCAAGCCGGCTGTCTACTACGCGCCGGATAGCAGCGTGCTGGACGTGCAGGGAGGGCTGACCCGGGACACGGCTCGGTACGGCGAGAAGCATGTGAAGAACCCTGCAGCCATCGGCTTGGACAAGATTCCCGGAGCAGTGGATCAAGTACTGGCTAACCCGGCCCGCTTCAAGCGGAGATCGCTGGCGGTCCAGAAGAAGGTGATGCGGAACTCGGCAGACATGGCCATTAGAGCGATCATGAAGTCTCGTAAGGAGTACGACACTTGATTTCGTCGGTCCCAGGAGCGGCCAGGAGCAAGTTCGGCCCTGTCCAAGTTGAGAGCGGGATTATCTCAGACGTCCATGTGGTCAACTTCACCGCCGATGTCCGCACTCCTCACTCCCGCCGCAAGTGGTTGGATGTCCCGGTGATGGCAGGCTACCTCCATCACGCCGAGGGGGAGGGGGTCTACGTGATGCCGGAGGTCGGGGCATCTGTCTGGATCTGTCACGGGAATGAGATCGACTCGAGGGCGTTCATTCTAGGCTTCGGAGGCGTTCCGGACACAGAAGCTACGTACCGATCGTCTCGCAGGACTATGAACCCTGGAGACATCTACCTGGGGACGCGAGATAGGAACTCTGTCTCTATTCGTAGAGGCGGCATCGTGCAGGTGCAGGCCACTCCGCTCTCTCAGAGAATCTACATCCCCCTAGGGAACATGATTCGAGACATTTGCGAGGCGTACGGGATGGAGACCTTTGCAGGATCTCTCTCCTGGGAAGTGGATAGAACCGCTAGCACCACTACAGGGGATCGACCTACGAGATACAAGGTGCTGGCTAAGGAGCTTGCTGACGATCCTTACCCGGTCGCCGAGATGACTCTGGGGGATCATGCCCAAACAGAGAAGGCGCTGTCACTCGAGGTCTTCGACAAGGGTGATGATGGTAGATCTGTGCAGGTCTCCTTGCAGATCAAGAAGAATGGCGACGTGCTCTGGGACGTGGAAGGGAAGTGGTCCGCCGAGGTGAAGGGGGACTACTCCGTGCTTTCGGAGGAGGGGAATGTGGCGATCGAGGCCCGGATGGGTACGGCGGACGTCAAGTCTCTAGACACCCTCACCCTTACTTCCAAGAAGTCTGTAGTAGTGAAGGCTCCGATCATTCATCTAGGCGGTGGCGGAGTCGCACTAGCCGCGCTAATCGAAACTTCGACGGGCATCCTAGGAGAGCTCAAGCTGGGCGGTGGCGGAGAGAAGGTCGTCAAAGGTGATACCTTCATGGGGTACTTCACCGCTCTCATGCAGCTACTGAAGCTCGTAGACGGTTCCCCTGCAGGCGCGGCAGCGCTGAAGGCGGGAGTTATAGCCCTAGAGCAAGTAGTTGAGGCAAACTCACCCTTGTCCACCAAGGTATCGGTGGGGTAGGAGACCAGATGGACCTCTTCGAACAGCCGAAGATCTTGCGATTCGAGAAGGTCGCTGTTCCTCTCACCAAGATGACGGGAGCAGTAGACCGTTGGCCGGAGGTGATCCTCCAGGCCCTCGTGCAGCAGGTTCCGTACATCGCCAACTACGAGCTCTCTGTGCACGTCACGAAGGTGGATGCATCGCAGGGTTACGGCTTCGGCTTCATAGCAGCGAAGGTGCCGACGGAGAGAAGTCTGCAGGAGCAGGCAGGCCCTCGTCCGGTTCCCTACTTGCGTGTGCCGGTGATCATCAAGGACTGGCAGCTGCTGCCGTTCGATCTCTTCATGAGGGAGAACACCGTCTACCCACTGACTCAGAAGCGGGTGGAAGAGGCTCTGCACTCGACCGAGATGTTCGACATCGCCGCCAAGGCCCCACCGGACGCTTCCATCGCCAAGGACATGTACCCGCCGTCCCACGGTACTGCGGGCATGGGTACAGGGGGCGGACCCGGTGCGCTGAAGCAGGCTGCTTTCCGGAGGGCGGGGTTCCTGGCTGCGAAGGACGCGATCAAGAACCCGTGGGTTCTGGGCACTGCTGGCGGTGGTGGGGTAGCCGCCAACAAGGACGTTCGAGAGGCAGTAGAGAAGAAGCTGGAGAGGGAGCTGCGGAAGAAGGCCGCAGGTCTTCGGATGACTCCCGAGACTGCAGCTGCTGCAAAGAGGGTAAAGGCCCGCCAGAAAGGCAAGGCCCCACTGAAGCAGCGCACTCCTATCCCAGGATGGAGGCCCGGTCTGACGCAGAAGAAGGCGTTCCTGTGCGAGTCCCTCGCCAACGCGTTCGTCAACCCGGCCGACAAGACCAAGCTGGCCAATGCACTAGATGATGAGGCTGTGGCGTGGCACGTAGATCGCCATGCTCCGGTCAGGTACCTGCTCGGCGCTCTGTCGAACCCCGAGGCCCAAGAGAAGCTGGCTTCGGCGGACCCTCTAGGGGAGATCGAGCCGACGGTGGTTCAGATCGCTCGCAAGGCTGACGGCGGCTTCGTGATGAAGGCTGCCTCGGCCCACGCCTTCCGGCCCATCATCGAGCACGTCTCTAGCGAGAGAGCTCGGAATGTGGCAGGAGAAGACGTCATGAAGATGGCCTCTGGCAAGGCCATCACTGTCGTCCGCGACCCTCTGGTGACGGACGACCCCTTCGAGAAGACCGCCACTATCGTGAACGAGCCCGGCATGTGGTCGGTGTGGGATCCCAGCGGCCAGAGGACCAAGCTCGCAGGGGTGTTCACCCGTGTGATGGACCTGGACGGCACTGTCCTAGGCACCAAGATGGCCCATGTGATCGCTGGCGGGTACTGCCTGCAGCAGAAGATCGCAGGTGCTGCTCAGATCAGTGCCAACATCGAAGACACCTACGCCCACTCGGCCCAGATGCGTGGTCGAGGGTTCCTGGTGGATCCCAAGACGGCTTCGGCCACCATCCCCTTCACGGTGACGGGTATGGGAGACATCGAAGGCCGTACTGAAGTCTACGTTCGGTCTGACCTGGGCAAGACCGCCTCTCTCGAGATCGTGAAGGGGATTCACTCCCCCACAAAGCTCGCCGAGGACCGGTTCGCGGTCCCCTCGCACTTCCGCTTCTGCCCCGTCGGAGAGAAGATGGCGAAGGTGGGGGACAATCCCCGCACCATCGAGAAGAGGGCCAACCTCGCCAGGAACTACGTCGAGGTGGTCGGGGACAGCTCTGGGCAGTACACGCTCCGAGGGCCTCAGCTCCTGGACTTCGGCCCGATGTCGCACAAGCAGGTCAAGGAGGCAGATGCCCTGTTCCTGCTGGGAGCGATGGGCGTCGAGCCAGGCTACGCACTCAAGAAGCTGGCGTGGTGTCAGCGACACGGCCCCGTTACCTTCCGCCCCATCCGCCCCATCACCATGGCAGGCGAGGTAGGAGGCAGGATCAAGGAGGCGCTGGCTCAGGTCGGTACGATGTTCCCGGACCTATTCGCTACCCGAGTCTGCCTGGTGAAGGAAGCTCTGGAGATTGACGATCCGGACACCGTGGACAAGATCCTCGGCCTGAACTTCCTGCGTCCTGAGAACGTGCAGATGTACATCGGCTACTTGCCGGAGCTCGAGGAAGCGGTCACCAAGCTCGGTGACATCCTCTTCGCTGCTAGGGTGGGGCTCAGCCCCGTCTCGGAGGGCGCGGTTCGGAGATCGCTCTTCGCTCTGGAAGAGACGGTCCAGCAGCTCAAGATTCTGGCGCAGACAGGCTTGAACGCCGAGGCGCCTCAGGTGGCTTGATGAGGGACTTGGGAGCGCAAGACGGGATCATCGTAGAGAAGCACCCGTCCAGGTTCTTCATTCGGTACCTGCTTAGCCTTGGGGAGGGGGAGGGCTACGGCCCTGACCTGGTTCACAAGCACCTGAACGGGTTCTCTCTGCTGCCGGTAGACACCGACAGTCTGGCTGGGGAGATGGACCTGGTCAGGTCAGCCCGCAACCGCCCCAAGGTCTACCTCCCTTCCAACAAGAGCGACCCCAAGAACCGGCTGTACTGGAAGGGCCTGCAGATCTCGGAGCTACACGTCTCTGAGGAGGCAGCTTCTCGAGCCCTAGGGTGGCTGGCAGCTCCTCGAATCCGTCATGACCTCGAGATAGGCATTCTCGGATTCGTCACAGCAGGGAGGTTGGCCACCGTCCTGGAGTCCAAGCATGGCTCCGGTGTAGTGGACATCGCTACGATCCAGGCATTCAGACACTACTTCTTCAACCCTGATCGCATGCCGGTGCAGGAGTGGGTCGAGTGGTTGGGGAACCGAGATCAGAGAGCTCTCGTTGTTCAGGGCGGATCTAATCTCGCTCTCCATCGTCTAGGTCTGAGAACGACCATCTCCACCGCACGGATGCTTCAGCACATCCAGCAGTCCCTCTTCTTCCGCTACATTGAGGCGGAGACGCAGCCGACGGATGGCTCGTCTGTACGTATGCTGGCCGAGCTTTCTCGGGAGATCCGAGGAGTATCCGACTCCCTCAAGGACCACGGTGCTGTGACTGCGGGAGCCGCAGAGCAGTTCGAGCGGTTCATCATGGAGGTCGATGAGGAGGACGGCATGCCCGAGCTCAGGCAGCTGGCCGGTGAAGGCAACTACAGCGGCTCCGGGAAGGCGGAGGGAGCGTGAACGAAGCCATGGACATCGCGTACGCCGAAACAGTGCGTGCCCCTGCAGCCTGGTCCCCTCCAGTGGGGCAGAGGTTTGGCCTAGTGGTGGAAGTCGGACGGCAGGGCGATGATGTCCTCTACCACCTCTGGCACGACAAGTTCCCCGACACGTTTGCGGATCGTCTGTATGACGCGGTGGAGCAGGTGATGGGGTGCCCGGAACGGTTTCAGGCAGCGTACACACCGGAGATCATGGCGATCTGGGATCCTCGCTCAGGCGAGCTGCATCCTGGAGATGCGGACAGAATCCGAAGAATCGCTATCACGGCTCCTGCAAGACAGTTGACTAGTTGGGCTGTCCGGGCCACGGGATTCGCTCCTGTTCGAGAAGCTCACTCTCGTCTGACGGATGAGCTGCTTGCTGCGATCGAGAACATCTTCATAGATGGCTAAGAATGAGGGGAGAGGTGACCTCTCCCCTCATTCTCACGGCGCCCACCTAGAGCGCCTTCTCTTCGGCTTCAAGTTCCTGATCGTCTTGACGCTCCTTCGATGAATCGGGCAGGACCCGTACTTCTCGAGCGCCGCATGGTGGTAGGCAGTTCCGTATCCACGGTGCTGATCGAAGCCGTACTTAGGCCAAGACGTGTGAGCGTTCTCCATGAACTCGATCTGTTCGAACTTCGCCAGGATCGACGCAGCTCCTACGATCCAGATCAGGGAGTCGGCTTTAGCCAACTTCTCGGCCCTGGGGATGCCGGGTACATGCATGTTGCCGTCCAGGTAGATGAACCCAGGACGTACACTCAGATCCTCGTAAGCCCGTAACAGCACTTGTCGTCGAGCTTCGCCGTGTCCGATCTTGTCGATCTCCTTAGCGCTGACCCAGCCGAAGCCGAAGTCCTCGCACTCATCCAGAATTGTCTCTCGTAGTTGTAGGATCTTCGCGTGGGACAACGTCTTGCTGTCCGTGACCCCCGGGATAGGAGCATGTCCTGCTCTGAACACCGCTGCACAGCCGACCATGGGACCGGCGAGGGGGCCGACCCCCACCTCGTCGATCCCGGCCACCTGCATCAGCGGATCCAGATCACTCAGCTTCGTGTACTTCTTCACTCTCCGATCAACTTTCGTAGTTCGTGCCCGCACACGGGAAGTTCTACTCCTCGCAGGGTAGGCGACTCTCCAGGCTCGACGGCCTGCAGGTGCATGACTCCGTGACGGATGGCCAAGCTGACGGGCACTGCTCGCGTCTTTGGCCGCAATCCGTGTCGCTCTTCCAGCGTCAGACAGATCTCTTCTCCAGCCTGGAGAAGCCCGCGTCCATACAGCTGCTCGTGCTCGAGAAGAGCCCTGGCAAAAGCAGTTTGGACATAGAAGGCTTTGTCAAAGCCTAAACTCAAGCGCAACGCCCTGGAGATGGCCAGCTCCGGTAGGGGCACCCCCAGTACCGGATAATGCAGCTTCTCCAGAGATTCTCGGGTGCCTGTGTGCTGCGGCACGGGCACAAGTTGAGGTTCGAGGTCCTCCTTTAGAGGTTCCCCTGTCGGCCAATGCTCTAGAACGAACTGTTGCTGCGAGATTCCAAAGCGGAGGTAGGTACGGATGTCTCCGGTATCTCTCCGCGCTACGAACATCCCTCGCCTGGAAGGGCCGAGGATGTACCAGTCCAAGTTGTCGCACCCGGGGTAATCCACCGGGCGCCCAGCCAAAGTTCTTCCCATCGGAATCGTTACATCGACTCCGTAGGTAGCTGCTTGCAGAACGTCCCTCTTCGTAGCTCCTGGATAGTGTTCTCGATATCGATCTAGGGCATGTGACCGAACGGACATTAACCGTTCAGCGATCTCCATTTCTTCTCCCATGGTGGAAGAGCTTCATATGGCGAGAAGTCGCTCTCCCTGTTTAGGTACTTCACAAGTAGGTCCACCTCCACCCGGTTTGTGTATCGCCTGATCTTCTTGGCCACGCAGTCGTTCTGCTCCGCCCAAGCCCGGATGGTCCTCTTCAGGAACAGCCAGGTAGGGTCAGAAACAGGACGTCTGCAGTAAAGAACGAAGAGCCTGGCGAGAGGGTCGGTCTCGTCAAACAGCTTCGCTCCGGACCATCTATCATCGATCGCCAGCAGATCTCCGATCATGCTGGCCAACCACTTCAGACGAGGTTCGGGTGAGGGTATGTCTTGTGCCACATGGCCCTTATACCGCCTTACTTGCCTTGACTGTCAGTACAACCGGGGGCACGATCGTTAGATGGAATTGATCCAGAACATCGGAATGCCCAACCTGCTGAGGGCTCCGAATGAGTACTTTGAGGACTCGCAACGGGACTACTTTCGGGACGCTTTGGCTGGAGATCGTCGAGCTCTCCTGAAAGTCAAGCCCAGTACCTTCGTCAGGTTCGGCATCTACGTGCGAGTAGTGGATGAGGGGCAGCCTCCCCGCATGGAGAAGTTCTCTTTTGCGGAGCGTGGGTACCTCAGAAGGATCTACGACACTCCCAGCAAGCGAGTTCTGCTGAAGTGCGGCCGGCAGGTCGAGAAGAGCACGTCGCTCGGCAACATCATCCTGGCGTACTGCTGCATCCTGGCCGGCTTCCAGACCCTGTTCGTCTCCCCCTCACGGGATCAGACGTACACGTTCAGTAGAGACAGGCTCAAGGAGCCCACTGAGACCAGCACGGAGCTTCTAGCCTGGCTCGATCAGCGTCTAGCAGACTCGGTGGCCCTCAAGAAGTTCATGAACCGCAGCCAGATCACTCTGCGGTACGCGTTCCACAACGCTGACCGTACTCGAGGTATCCCGGCTGACATGATCATGCTGGACGAGATCCAGGACATCTACATCGACCACATCCCGGTCATCCTCGAGTGCGCTTCACACTCCCCGTACAAGATCTACCGCTTCTCAGGCACGCCCAAGTCTCTCGACAACGCGATCGAGTACTACTGGACGGAGAGGTCTACGCAGAATGAGTGGGTGGTCCCCTGCTACAGGCACGGCACCCCCACTGCAGGCAGTCGAGCCGCTTACTGGAACATCCTCGGGGAGAAGAACCTCGGGAAGAAGGGGCTCATCTGCGAGAGTTGTGGCGGGGAGATCTCCCCCAGGCACCCTGAGGCGAAATGGGCGGCTACGGGGAAGCCCAAGGCGCACGAGGAGCCCTTCGAGGGCTACCGAATCCCGCAGCTCATGGTCCCCTGGATCCCGTGGGACGAGATCCTGGACAAATACGAGCACTACTCGAGACCCCGCTTCTACAACGAGGTCCTCGGACTCTCCTACGACTCGGGCACTCGGCCACTGGTGCGAGCAGACATCATTCAGAACTGCGACGAGACCATCCGCATGTTCGACAACGAGTGGATGAAGCAGTTCAAGGTCCTTCTCGGAAGGAACCCGATTTACGCTGGAATCGACTGGGGCACTGGAGAACAGAGTCATACCGTCATCTCGCTGGGGACGTACATCGGGAAGTTCTTCACGATCTTCTACGTCCACCGCTTCACAGGGGTGGAGTCAGAGCCGCAGGAGCAGCTGGCCTTGATCAAGGGCTTGGTTAGGTCTTGGGGTATTCGCCTGATCGGAGTCGACTACGGCGGAGGGTTCTACCAGAACGACGAGCTGATCCGCGCCTTTGGAGCCGTTCGAGTGCACAAGTACCAGTACTTGGCACCGAGGAAGAAGGTGGCCTGGGACGACAGGCTACGTCGATGGCTAGTTCATAGATCTGAGGTGATGTCCGACATTTTCAACGCGATCAAGCGAGCCAACGTGTTCCGCTTTCCCAAGTGGGAGGAGTTCGAGGACCCCTACGCCAGGGACATGCTGAACATCTTCAGCGAGTACAACGAGCATCGTCGGGTCAACGAGTACAAGCGCTCCCCAGGATCCACGGACGACACGTTCCACTCGATCCTGTACTGCTTCCTCGCCTCGATGATCGACCGCCCCCGTCCCGATGTCATCGCTCCACAGCGCGGGTCGCAGGCGTCAGCCCGCAAGAATTGAAGCCATGAGCTCGTCCCGTAGACGAGGACGAGCTCCGAACTTCTTCTCGTAGGCATCCGCTACATCCAGTAGCTCATCTCCGAACTCCAGCAGGATTCGATCTCGCATGATGTTCCGGGCCTTCAGTAGCAGAGCGTGAGCTCGCTGGAGATCCAACATGGAACCGAACCGAGGATGCTTGCGTATATACGCCACCTGCGTCACGCACAGCTTGTAGGGGATCAGCCAGGCATGGCTGCCCCTTCTGCCTCGTTTCACGAGCTCTCTGTGCAGGACGTACAGATCCTCGTCGGTCAGGCGAGTGTAGATCTGGTACCACTTGAGCAGGTCCTCGACAGACCAGTGCTCCTTCTTTAGCCCTGCTTGAGCGTTTGGCAGTAGCTCTAGTAGCTCTTGTTCAGTTAGGAGAGAGCTACGTTTCGCGTCTTGCAGCATGAGGAGAAACTCGACATTCGCCTCCAAGCGCTTCAGACGGAGTAGTATCTCGGTGTTCGAGGCGGAGGGACTGCCCTGGTCGAGCTCTTCTCGCAGGCCCTCCACTTCGTCACGCAGAAAGTAGACTCGATGCCCTCGACGAACCCTTGCTAGCATTCCTCGCTTGGCATAGAGCTCAACACTGCGGCATCCTCTGCCTAGAGTTTCGGCTGCCGTGCGCTTGTCGATCAGAGGTGTCTGCATCCTCGGATCATAGCGAAGGCAGCCTTTCGGTTCCTGCGGAGACATGATGAACGACTTCGGACCTTTCGCAGCACTGCTCCAGGGCTCTTCTAGCGTCAAGGGCGTCTCCAAGGAACGTCTAGAGCTCATGGGCAAGCAGGCGGCTGCGGACTACCTCGAGAGAGGGGTGCCGCTGAACGCCTCCCTGACGAAGCGTGCTTCGGCCGACATGAACCAGGAGCAGCTCCGGCGAGCGTGCGAGTACGCCAACCAGGCGACGTTCAACGCCATGTTCAAGCAGGCGTCCGGGGACTTCCGGGTTCCCGACTTCGACGTCGCCGATCCGACGGTAGTGGCAGGCGGCTTCTCAGGTCCTGCTCCCACGAAGCTGGCATCCCTAGCGTACTCCGAGACGCCCACTCGATACATCAAGTCCGCCGGTGTAGCTGTGATGGAGAAGGCTGCTGCAGCAGTGCGTCCTGTAGGTCCGCCTACTTCGGAAGCGTTCCCGCTGAACAGGTTGCTCGATGCTCGCACCAAGATCAGTGCTGCGATCAACAAGCTGGCTGCTGACGAGACTCGAGAGCTGTCCTTGGCTCGACGAGCTCACGCCACCATGGTCGACAAGATGGCGGAGGCACTCAAGGAAGGGCAGCCCACAGAAGCTCTCGCAGTAGTCTGCTTGCACGTAGACAGCAGCGAGGCGGGAGTCAAGGAGGCTGCGGAGGCGGTGTCCCTAGCTCATCACCGGGTAGGTATGGCCAGTCCCAGCTTCCGGCCTGCCGTCATGCAGAAGCTGTCGCACCTGGACGTCAAGGACACCAACCCCATCTCTACGGCGTTCGGGGCCTTCCGACACTCGCAGATCAAGGTGGCGGAGATCCGGGTGGCGAAGAAGCTGGCTGACGAAGAGAAGAAGAAGATCAACGGCTTCCTGAGGGACCACGTTCGGTGAGTCCAGCTTCCTGGTCCGCCTTCATCAAGGAGGCATCTGCTCTTCGCTGGGCAGTCAACCACCCGCTACATGTGATGGTTGGGGGCGGTGCCGCGTACCTGGGCGGCAAGGCCTTGAAGAAGAACTACCAGGCGATCAATCCTCGGATTGCTGCGATCACTCAGGGTCGGCAGGCCCTTCCTCGACACAAACGGCCCAATCCTCTACACGGCCCATCAACAACAGGAATCTACTAATGCGCAAGATGTCTGAAATCCGCAAGCTGGCAGGGGTAGAGCAGCTAGGTGCGGGAGCCCTGAAGGGTCTCTTGGCCGGAGCAGGCTCGGTAGGCGCACTGGCCCTAGGTTCGGCGATGGCCACCGTGTTGGAGCGCAAGATCCACAAGGGCATGTCACAGGTCAACAAGGGCAAGCACTATCGGAACATGCTGGGGGAGAACAAGATCAAGGACACCGTCCCTGCTCAGCGAGCGTTCCGTACTCTGCACAACTTCTCTCCCTCCATGGCGGCTGATCCCATGGTGGCCGGCACGTTCGTCCGGAAGGTCGTGGACTACGACGAGCTGATCGACCCGAGCCAGGTCAAGCAGCTGGTGGAGATCGAGGACAAGTACCGGAACCCGGCGCAAGCCATTCCGGGCGTGTTCGCAGCAGGCTTTGGAAAGGGGTTCGGCTCCCCCGACATCTTCGACAAGTCTGCCTCAGCACAGCTTCGGCTCGCTCGAGTTCTCCGAGAGCGTGAAGAGCTTCGAGAGAGGTGGTAGCTAGCCGATGATGGAGAAGCTCCTCCACTTCGAGGGGTCGGAGAGCGGTAGCGCCTTCACCCACTTGATCCCGGAAAGGTACCCCTTGGCCAAGATGGCTGGGGCGGACACCTTGTCGGATGAGGTGAAGGGGTTCATCGAGCGGATGGAGCCGGAACAAGGACACACCTACGTCCTGAACAACGCTCTAGGGTCCTTCGAGTACTACGGCAGCAACGTCAACGGGGACACGTTCCCTGAAGCCGGCTTGCTGAACGGCCACGAGAAGATGGCCTCCATCTCTCCGTGGGATGTCGAGGGCAGGGCGTCAGCTGCGAGAGGTATCCGGTTCGGGTACCCGACCTTCTACAACGCTCACATCTTCCAGCATCATCAGAACAAGGATCCCAGCAAGACACTGGGGAGGATCATCCTGGCTTCCTGGAATCCCAGGATGCACCGGGTCGAGACGATCTTCGACCTGAACCACGACCTGTGTGAGCGGCAGGGGGCCATGCCCCTAGTTCGGAAGATTCTGGAGGGGATCTTCCCGCCTACCTCGATGGGCTGTCGAGTTCCGTACGATCGATGCACGCAGTGTGGGAACTTGGCGAAGACCAAGGCGAGCTACTGCAAGCACGTCAACAACAAAGATCCTCGCTTCGGGATGAACAAGGTCCTGGACGACGGGTCTGTCTGCGCCGTTCACAACGACTACCCCAACTTCTTCGACGACAGTTTCGTGATCATCGGAGCTGATCGAACTGCCATGGTCATGGCCAAGCTGGCGCACAATCAGACGCGATCCTGGGTGTTCTCTCCTGGAGGCATCGCGATGCCTTCTGCAGAACGCGGTGAGCTCTTCTACGGGGAAAAGCGGGCATCGGAGATCCTGAACAGGATGCCGGAGGAGCTCCTTTCCAAGAGGGATCGCCCAGAAGTACAGAGCAAGGTACGCGAATTCGTGAGGGAGCAGCCGGAGGTGCTGAACCTCTTGCCTCCCCTGGCACGTATCTCTGTTATGGATCTGGCTAAGGAAGCTGCAGCTCGAGACAATTTCCGTGACGCTGCTGTAGCCGCAACTGAACAGTTGCGAAACAAGAGGGCTGCGATCAAGTTCAGTGAGATGATCAAGCGTCTTCCCGGCGGACCGGACAAGGTGATGAAGCGGCTCGAGGACCACGAGCCCGACCTACCGGACAGATCTCTACGGAGACTCTCGCGTTCCCGCTCTTTGAGTGACGCCTTGGCTGCCCCCTCGAGGGCAGGGATCATCCTGAAGCCTCACGAGTTCCAGGACGTAGCGCTTCGGCACGCAGGCATGGGCCGTCAGGCAGATCACTTCCGGCGAGAAGGCACAGTGTTCGATCAGTCGTGCAGTTGCCGGGAAGAGCCGCTAGATCTAGGGATGCCACAGAGTAGGATCATGGATCTGGTCCGGTCCTTGTTGGGGCATGTAGAATCCAGATCGATGGCCCCGCCAGTCATGAAGCGGCGGATCACCATGATCTTCCAGGCCCCTCCTCGACAGAAGAGATCCTGGACTCCGAGATCCAGTCCGCTGCTAGACAAGTTGGCTTCTGGCTACGCTGCGTACCGGGAAGGGGTAGAGCTCGCACTCCCCCACATTCAAGAATCCCTCGACAGTCCAGAGCTCCGAAAGGCGCTCTATAGACAGGACACGCTTGACTCCCAGGCAGGAATTAAGCAATCGTCCTCCCACACCGCCTCGCCCCTCGAGGTGTTGGCCCAGGTAGCACCTTACGTCTACCTCAAAACGGCCTACATCTCGGCGGAGGCAAGAAGAGGGTTGATCAACGCTGACACTACTGGGCAAGATGGCCCAGGGTCGTTTAGCAACGATTCCATGCATCCCGTCGCCGATCCCTCTGAAGTGAGGGCAGCGATCCAAGTACTAGTGTAGAGGTAACACAACCTCGAAGACGCTGGGACCAGACACCCCCCACCCACTCTCTGGAGAGACTGACATGTCCGATGTGAACTCCTGGCTTGCCGACTACTACGGCACCGAGAAGACCGCCGCCGCTGGTGACGAGTCCGAGATCTGGCACCTGTTCAAGGCAGCTGCTGCCGAAGACGGAATCGACGCCGAAGCCCTCGACGACGAAGAGATCGACGCCCTCGCCGACTACTACATGGACGAGGACGAGGGCGACGACCTCCCCCCGAACTGGGACCACGACGACGTCGAGCACTACAACTACCTGGACGATGCCGAGAAGACGGCCTTCGTGCAGTTCAAGGAGGCCGAGTTCCTCGGTCAGGTCATGGCGCACTCCATGGACTCCGAGATGGACAAGCTCGCCCGTTCTCGCTGGAAGACCGAGTCCAACGCTCCGGGCGCCAAGGGCCTGAAGCAGGGCCGTGGTGCTGCGGGTCGGAACGCGGCCATGAAGAAGAAGCAGCTCGAGGCCCTAGGGGAGACGGTCTCCAGTGCGAGGGCGCGCGGTGCCACTGGCCGTCGCAGCTCCTTCCGGCGCAGCGGCGTTGGCAAGGGCGACATGCGTGCCAACCTGAGCTCGAAGGTCGACAAGCTGACCCGTGGCGACAAGATGCGTGGCTCGATGGCGCGAGGCAAGTTCCGTCTCGGTGGGTGCGCGAACGCGAACACCCGTCTGGCCAAGTACGGTCCGGGTGCGGCTGGTGCCCTGGCTGCTGGTGGCCTCGCCGCCGGTGCCTACCACGCGGGATCGAAGAAGACCGCTGGCGCCTACTGGACCCTCGCGGAGGTCCGGGCCAACGACTTCATCAAGCACGCGGAAGCCGGGTACGAGTACCCCCTCTACGAGGGTGACCCCATCGACGAGATGGCGTACGAGCTCCTGGAAGAGCACGGGTACATCTAGCCAACCTGGGTGGGGGAGGCTCCCCCTAAGAGAGCCTCCCCCAACCCCCCTACAAGACCGGTCATGTGGAACACGATGCTCTCGTCATTCTTCGCTGAGACCCAGAAGCTGGCTATGTCAGCCGCTCCTCCGGCTGTCCCGAAGCCTGACGTAGGCCTAATGAACGTGTCGACCAAGACCCCCAGCCTCGGTAGGCTGAAAACGACTTCTCAGAAAGCCGGCTTCTCGAAGGCCCCCAAGGTCAACTCGAGTCCGGTAACAGGCAGCTTAGGACTGAACACGGGGCAAACTGTCCCACCCCCAGCAGTGAGGACGTAATGAGCGAGCACACTCTCGACAGAATGGTCGCCGGTCTGATGAAGACTGCCGCCCAGAAGCTTGCCGACGAGCCTATGGAGAAGGAGGCGTCGTACCTCCCTCCTGCTGAGATCTATCAGCGATCCTCGAACGACGAGGCGGAAAAGACCGCTTCCGCTCTGGAGTACCTGGCTGACTGCATCGAAGGCGGGCAGCTGATCGAGGACTCTACGAGCCTCGAGAGAGTCAAGCAGGCCTACGACATCGTCGGAGAGGTCGAGTCTGATCCCCGTCTCAAGTTCAAGATCGTCACTGCGATGCAGGAGATCCCGAGGCACACTGGTGAAGCGCCCTCGATCTCCCCCGGCATGGGCGGCAGCGCGATGAGGCACGATCTCCAGCGCCGGCCTGGTGGTGGCGGTACGCAGCAGCGGGCTACGGCAGGTGCTAGCGGATACGCCATTCCCCGAAGCACCAACAACCCGGCCAGCTCCGAGCACACTGCTCCCGGTCTGATGAGCAACGACCTGAACGACGTTCCCGGTGGCGGCGGTGCCTACCCGGAGCGAGGCCCGATCCGAGACTCTTCGGTGAAGTCTGCCTTCGCGATGGGACGTGCCCTTCGCAAGCAGGCCGAGTTCTCCCCCAGCTCCAGGGGAGAGGGCGCGAAGGCCAGGATCACCGGCAAGCGGAACGCTGCCCCCCTGGGAAACCCGTCCGGCGCTAGCCAGGCAGGCGAGAACGTCCCGAAGCAGCCGTCCCCCTCCGTTATCGGCTCGAACCGGGCTGCGATCAACTACAACAAGCGTGACGCCAAGACCAAGTTCGTGAAGAGGGAGGTCGGCAAGGTGCTGAGCGCCCCGATCCTGGACAGGGGATCGGACGACGTCCTCCAGAAGAACCTCTCGCACACGGAGGTCAGCAAGCTCGCTTCCCTAGCCCGCAAGGAGCTTGTGGATCGTGCTCTGAGGGGGTCGGTTCAACCCGGATCAGTGAAGGAGTCGTCCTACCTCCAAGCTGCGGCGCGTGCCGGCCTTCTTGGTGGCGGGGTGGGCGGTGCCCTAGGTGGAGCTGGTGGAGCTCTGGCGGCCCCCCACGGAGAGAACCGCGGGGCCGCCGCTCTACGGGGTGCGGCAGCGGGAGCTTTGGTGGGAGGAGGCATGGGTGCAGGTGCCGGTCTCTTGGCCCGGAGCGGCATCAGTCTAGGCGCACAGGGAGAGCTTCAGCGGCTCAACCTGGCCCGCGCCCTGGCAGGGGGCGCCGGGATGGTTGCAGCTCCTGTTGTGGGAGGACTTGCAGGCATCCATCAGGCAGCAAACCCCGCCGAGAAGCAGGCCTCTCTCGACCGGGGCGGCTTCCAGACCGAAGACAAGTCTCTGGATGATCGCCGCCTAGAGCGTGAGTCCGCCTTCCGGGAGTCCCTACAGGATGCTGCTCGTGCGAACGGGGAGCGGATGCAGGGCTCGTCATCGATGACAGGGATGCCGAACTCCGGTTCCAGCATCACTCCCTCCATCCCCGGCTACTAGGAGTACGCCATGAACAAGATCAGCGGCATGCAGGCAGCCACTGTCCTCCGTCAGGCCGGGCAGGCGGTCCGCAAGCAGGCAGCGGAGAACCGGATCCTCCGGGAGAAGGTTGCCGCCTACGAGAGCAAGGAGCGGTGCGAGAAGATCGCACACGCCCTGGAAGAGAAGAACATGCATGGTGAGCTCACCTTCGAAGAGAAGGTTGCCCACCTAGCAGAACTCCCGCCAAGTGAGATGGCTGCCTATGAGAAGGCAGTTGACCTAGTGGCCGGTGGTGGTGTGAAGTTGGCTTCGGTCGTCGATCACTCCCCTTCCGGTCGCCGAACCAGCAGATTGGGTGAGTTCTTGCTCACCCGAGATGTAGACGAGTAGACCTAGGAGAACTCCGATGACCCTGAGACTCTTTAGCCCCTGGTCGCCGAGCGTCATGCGGTCCCTTCCCTGGGCCCCTCGTGCCGGCGGCGTCGATGCGGTAGGACACAACCCCCTGAACCCCGACGACGCAGCCTTCTACCGAGATGGTGAGTGGCTGCAGGATGATCCCGCGGCCGTCGGCAGCCTCCAGCGAGGCGGCGCTAACAACATCCTAGTCCCGGCCCGAGATGTAGTAACCGGTGCGCCCCACTACCAGGTCTTCGGTGAGCGAGGTCGTACGGATCTTGCTGCGATGGCTGGTGATGGCCGAGGTGCCGGTGGCAAGGTCACCGTGATCCGGATCCATGCCTACGAAGCGGAGACGGACATCGTTTCGGGCAGCGCCGCTGCTCAGGCGGTTCAGGGAGTCGACCTGAACCTCCTCGCTGTCGGCGATCCCCTGGTCGTCGGCAACGTCTTCACCGCTGTGGCGGGTGGACAGATCATGCGTGGCCTGCTCGAGCCCGTTCCCGGTGAGGTAACTGCCATGGCTGCGGCTGCCGAGGGCGCTCTGGCGCGTGTCGTGAGTGTCAACCAGAACACCGGCTTCGTCCGGTTCCTGTTCCGCTAAGCGCGGCATAGAAAGGAGATAGGCATGTACGACAGCGCCGCATCCAGAGTGATGAACGAAACCTTCTTCGAGGAGGCTGGAACTTCCGAGGGCCGCACCAAGCTGGCCGCCTACGGAGGCGAGTTCATCCGTGACCACCTTCGAGAGGAAGCGTATTGCCGCAAGGTGATGAACGCTCGCTCGATCGATCCCTCCGACTGCCAGGTGTCTCTCAACCACGACACCCTGATCCGCATCGAAGAGGTCGAGCCGCAGAGCCGTGCGATGAGCATGGGCTTCCGTGGCGAGCCCGAGGCTCGCTACATCGACGCCCCGCGATTCGCCATCGCCTTCTTCACAATCTCGAGCGAGAAGTTCGAGAAGGTGGAGCAGGAGCTGCTGGCCTACCGCATGCCGATCACCAAGGTGATCGAGGACAACTCGGGCAAGGACATCCAGGAGATCGAGGACCGCGAGTTCACGATCCACCTCGAGTCGATGGTCGAGTTCATGCAGACGGAGGTCAACGGTGGTCTCGCCGTCCCCTTCAACCGCACCAACGTCAACGCCGGTGTCGCCCTGGGTGGCCTTGACGTCGATGCAGCTACGGGTCTTCTCCGTGGTGGCAAGGTCAAGGGCATCCTGGCCCTGGCCGCCGCTGCTGACGACTTCGTGGTTCGTGCGGTGCAGCGTCCTGACTTCGTCAACCTCTTCAAGATCCTCATCCAGAAGCGGCTGCAGGCCGAGCGGATGCTGATCACGGAGAGCGACTGGTCGGACATCCTGACCTGGACCACGGAGGACATGGGTTCGCAGGTGCAGTCGGAGACCGTGGTCGACGGCTACAAGTACTCGCAGGTCATGGGGATGAAGGTCATCCGCACGATCAAGAACAACATCCTGCGCGACGGCAACGTCTACATCTTCGCCGCGCCGGAGTTCTTCGGGTACTTCTACATCCTGAACGACACCAAGTTCTACATCGACAAGGTGGCCAACCGGATCATGTGGCAGAGCTGGGAAGACATCGGGATGGGCTTCGGCAACATCTCGGCCGTCGCCAAGCTCGAGCTCTACTCCGGCTCCATCACGGTCGGTGCCACGGATATCGGCTTCGGTGTGCGTATCCCGAGTGCCGAGGACGCGCTCGAGATCACGAACAACAAGATCGCCACTGGCGGCGTGTTCCCCGAAGTCTTCATCTTCTAGAAGACTCCTACTTCGGTGGGTAGACTGGGCCCCCGCCCTCCGGCAGGAGAGTGGGGGCTTAGTCACATTTGGAGGCAGATACATGACCAGATACCACGTCCTAACCGCCGGGGGAGCCCCCGCACACGTCCGCATTCCGATGTCCGCGAAGAGACGGAGCCAGGCCATGCGTACCGCCGAGAGGCTGGTTGTGTTCGGTCAGCCGCTTCGTCACCGTCTCGGTGTCATCGGCACCGCTCAGATGATCAAGGCAGAGGAGGCGAAGCTTCGCCCCTACTACACGTCGGGGTTGATCTACTTCTGCATCGAAGGGACGGATCGGTCCGTACCACTGGACACTATCCTCGCAGAGGCGGCCCAAGAGATCTCAGGCATCGTAGAGGCAG